TTCACGCTTGTGGAGAGTCCAACTGTGGACGACCGTCAGGCAGAGCCTGGCCTAAGAAGCAGTGACTCGTTGAAACAAGAAGCGGAAACTTGGGAATCATAGGATTTCATAAGTTTTCGTGTACGGTTACTATTGTGAGTGGCGTGTCGAGAGCTGCCAGAACGGAAACGTGCTGTACCAGTCGGACAAGCTGGAGGATGTTGTTAATTGGTGCATCAACAATTTTGCACAGTACCAGAAACATCTTGTCGGTCGCCACAGCCAACCTAAGAGATTTGCAAGGTATAATGAAATGGAGAGGATACGGAAAGAGAAACAGGCTGAACTAGCCAAGCAGAGACAGGTGAGCGAGGACACGCTGCGGTCTAATCCGAGAAAACTGTTCTATCCAGACGGCAGGGCTGGCGACATGGAACATGACTGGGATGCCCTGGACTGTGAAAGGGACACGTATAAGGCATATGACGTGCCGAATGAGATTGAGCGGATGGAAGCTGGGAGGAAGATTGAGAGGGAGTGGACTCCCGAGGAACTGGAAGTCGCCAGCAGGTGGGTGGACGATTTCCTGGACGGACAATAGTGAACTACACCGAAACTAAAGATTTCGAGGTTTTCTTGAAAAAATATATAAACTATGACACATAAAAAAAGCGAGCCTTTGATTATTTTGGTTCGCTTTTTTGTTTTTTTGTTCTAGTTTTCTTTCTTGATGTAGTATCCGCATTGGTCGTTGTTGAAAAGGAGTTGGAGTCTCGGGTATCTTTCCAGAACATTCTCTGGGGTGAGGTCTGGCTGTTGGTGAATCTCGTAAGTGTTGCCGTAGATAGCGTCCTGTTCGTACATATAGGGGAGAGCCACAACCAGATTGTCGCATCTGTCGTACGCATAGTCCAGAACTTTCTGGGCGTCTTCCACAGCGAGATGCTCCAGTATATCGCCGAATATAATCAGATTATAATGGTTATATGTTAAATCCCTGATATCCGAGAAGAATACTATTCTGTATTTCTCCCTGAGGTTGTGGTCGGTGATGTTCGGCTCGAAGGCTTCCACCGCATCGATATTCCTGAATTTATCGTGGAGCAGGTTCCAATACGTACCGCACCCAGCTCCCACGTCGAGGATGGTGATATCTTTGGCGAAGTTGTCGTAAATCCACTTTTTGATATCTTCCTTGAAATAGTGCATTGAAGTTCCGTGCATTTTTTTTGAGTTTATGATATTTATAATTATATAATATTATAAATATTTGATTTATAAATGCAAAAAAAAATAAGACTGACTGAAAGTGATTTAAGGAACCTGGTCGCCGAGGCTATAAGCGAGATGGATTATTCCACGCTGTATCATGCCAAGCGCAAGGGTAATGATACGATTCTTCCAAAACCGCGTAACACCTATTCCGATTATGACAAATTATCGTTTTACGACGTTGAGGAGGCGTTAAACGTGGTGCGCGATGCGTTGCAGAGATATAGTGGAGGCGAACCAAGGGTGGAAGGCACCAGTGGACAGGCTAGAGCGCTTTTACCACTGCTTGACAAGATTGAGGCTTTCTTTGAGAGGAAAAAAACCCAGGGCGGAAACTTGGAACATTTCGGTAATGAATATGGCGACAGGGCTAGGGAGGAGTTTTTCGCTGCCATGGCTAAGAAATATCCAGGAAAGTTCAAGAGACTCGGTCGCGAAAGCTGGAACGACACGGATTTCTACGCCAGCGACGATGACGAGTCGTTCAACACTTATATCGACAACGACTTGGAGGATGTGATGAACTCGTTGTCCCCGCAGGCTAGGAGTTACTTTGAACATGAAGGTCTTCCGACTGACTACGAGCCACAATATAGAAGATAATTAAAATTAAATCCAAATATTACTATGAAGAAAGTTATAACACTCACCGAAAGTGAACTGAAAGGCATGATAAACGAAGCTATGAACGAGATACTCGGCTTCGGAAACGACCAGATGAACACCTACCGCCCCAGCGACAGATTTGCAAAGAAAGACGGCGGACTCTCGCAAGGTGCTAGCAGCGCCCCTAACAACTCCAGCATCTTCGACGACATGGCAAAGGGTAAGATGTGGGACAGGTTGAAAGGCGCGTGGGCTGGATTCAAACAGGGTCGCGACAGTATGGACAGAACCGCTGATGTTGCGCGTCCGTATCAGGATTCAGCTGACAGAGTTCACGCCAAGATGAACGCCACCAAGGGAAGTGCCCAGAACATGGTAAAGACTCACGGACTTGCCAGAGACCTTGGCAACACCGTGAAAAACGATGTGAAGAGCTACGAGATGAACAACAAGCAGGTCGACCAGGCTGTTGAAATGCTTGGCAATGATATTGAACGACGTCCAGAGGCTTTCGGTCTGCAGCGTCAAGCAGCTCCCGAGGCAGCACCAGAGTACAGTGCTGTAAGCGAGGCTGTAAACCGCGCAATCCGTAAATATTTAAAATAATTGAATAGAAACAATTTTTAGTAATATGAAACGGATAATCAGACTCACGGAAAGCGAAATTAAAAATTTGATTAAAAAGTGTTTATTGGAATCCCAATATATGTCAGATGAGGATATTGCCAACCAATATTCCGATATGGAAATAACCCATTTCACATTGAACCCATTAAAACACGATGAGGGATGGAAAGGTACATTTGAATTACAATTCCCAAACGCGGACGATATTGACTATGACAGTAGTATGGTTAATGGTTTTATTGTGTATGATAAAGAAGGTGAGAAAATTGCCTGGGATAATTGGATGCCAGATGAGCAAACCCATAAATTAGAAGCAATAATCAAGGATGAAATTAAAAAGAGACTGTCAAACAATATTTTAAATGAAGCCATTACCCGCGCAATTCGTAAATTTTTGAAATAAGCCATGAACTATAATCCAAGTCAAAATAACCAATAAATACATACCAATTCACAAACTAGGCGGAGTTGTTTAACGACTCCGCTTTTTTTGTTGTGAGAAAAACGAAAGACTTTGTATTTATTATTATATAAAATTAATAATCGCGATTTAATAACAAAATGGATAATATGGACAACATCGAGACACAAGGCATCCAGGGGTTGCAGGGAGCCCAAGGTCTGCAGGGTTTGCAAGGCGTTCAGGGAACCCAGGGTACGCAGGGTGTCCAGGGGTTGCAAGGTGTCCGTGGTAAACAAGGCAAGATAGGCCCGACTGGAGCCAAGGGTTCGGACGGTCTGCGCGGTGTACAGGGTGTACAGGGCGACAGAGGTCCTACAGGTATCCAGGGTACGCGTGGTTGTAACGGTCTGCAGGGTGCCGAGGGTATGCTTGGCGTGCAGGGTGTGCAAGGTAAGAGCGGTAGTGCTGGTCTGCAGGGTACTCGTGGTTGTAACGGTGCCCAGGGCGCCGACGGTATGACTGGTGTCCAGGGTATACAGGGTCGCAAGGGTCTGCAGGGTTTCAACGGCTTGATGGGTGTACAGGGTGAACCTGGCTCGCAAGGTTCACAGGGTCTCAGAGGTCCTGCTGGCGCCCGCGGCGAGATGGGTTATCAGGGTGACGACGGTGAGATTGGGATACAGGGACTTGTGGGTGAGGACGGAGCCATTTGGGAAGATGGTGTTAGGTTGAGCGGATATAACACCCACCTGTTCGAGTTTGATGGCACTGAAGGTAAATTTGTTTCCAAGAACACTTCGACAACTGATTTGCTGTATATACGAAACGGTGCCAGGATTCAAATCTGGCTTGACCAGGATGCTTATGACTCCATAGAGGAGACTGGAAATATCATAATAGACCGTCTGGAAAGCGGTACTCTGATTGAAACTTCATATCCTGTGTACTATGCAGGGGACACTCCGTTAATCGGAATGATTGACCCCGAGGCTGATATCGACTCCGTCATAGAGCTGGTGTACAGGGAAGAGGCGTGGTACTATAACGGCGGTCTGATTGCTTCGGCTTATGCTGGAAGCAATTCCATAGCCATAGACGGCAAGGAGATTTCTGTCCGTCGTTCTGAAAGTGACGGCAATTCCCTCCAGATACTTGACGACGGTTTATTCGTCAGCACAGCTGAGGGTGTCAAAATCATAAACGTTGAAATCGTTGACCTGACGGAAGAAAGTGGCACGACCTACTGGGCGGTCAATCCAGAGAACGTGCGTGTGAGGGTTCGTCCAATCAGCACCTGGGGGACTTATGAGGATGAAGATGGCAACCAGTACACGGAAGACTATGTCAATGCAATTGAGGGTGGTCACAGATACATTGTAATCACCACGTCTGACAAACACATGCACTGGGTGGAGAACGACAATACGTCCGACACACATGTCGACAGTTTCAGTGTCGTTGACATTCCAGAGACTCAGGAGGAACCAGCTCATCAGGTTCTGAGAATAACCCTTAACGACAGTTCCACTTCCCCGACAACCTTTGACGTCAATGTGAACGACATCGCCGTTCATGTAGACAACGCCGAGATACACTACAACGAGGAAGAGGACGAACTTGTTGTTACACAGGACGGTATTCTCACACAAGATGTTATTAACACGCTTCTTGGTTATATAGACGGGTACGACTGCGGTCTGTATGAAGACCCTCCGATTGAGATGAGTCTGGAGATGCCGAGCGGTATGGGATATGGTGATTATCGCTATGACCTGTTCAATGAAGACGACCAGCTGTTGAGGTACACCATTACAATGGAAGACCACACTGGAAGTAGTAATAACATGGCTGACCGCCAATATATATTCACCGCTCCAGAGGGTCGTAGGATAAAAGTGACATTGGTCTCGCAAAACTTCAATCCTGATTATTCACAGACAAACCTACGTTATCAGGCTTTGTATCTGACCAACGAAGAAACCGCAAGTTCCGCAACCTATGACGAAATGTGGGATTACAACACCCCAGTCGACCAGGTGTTTATAACTGACGGTAATACCTGTTCGGTAAGGTTTCATGTCGAGTACTTGACAACTTGGACAGACCTTTTCACTATAATAGTTGAATGCAAACCGATTTAGTTTGAAAGTGGCATCTAATTAAAAACAGCGCAGTCGTATTGCTCGGCTGCGTTTTTTGTTTTACCAAAATCGCTATAGTTTTTGCTTTTTGACAATATTATATATTATATTGTTTAACATAATAATAGAAATAATTTCAAATATGAAAAACTCTACTTTGGTTTTATACGGGCTCCTGATTGGTGCGTGCGCCCTATTGTGGGGTCTCATTGGGTGGAAGGTGTCCCTTTTGTGTTTCGGTCTGTTCCACCTCTGTATGTGGGTGAATGTTACAATGACAACCCTCTCCAACGCCCTTGTCGGCAGAACTGTCTCGGAAAACGACGCCTGGTACCGAATCCTCTGCATAATCATAGGGTGTGTCTGTGTGGCAATTGTAATAATTTAGAAGTTAATTTAATACAATGAGAAGCTTAAAAAAGTTGAAAGGGGATGGTTGGGATAACAACAGAAGATAATAAACCTATTCAAATGTAGTCAAAAATGTTCAAAAATAACTCGTATAAATATATTATAGTTTAAGACTATTTATATAATGAAACGAAAGTGAGGAGTCGTTTCAAAATAACAATAAAGATATACAGAGGTTTTATCCTTGATGGCACTCCTCACATTACTGCCGCAAGTTTAATGCCTCTTTTTTGTTATAATATGGTCATAGACAGCAAATACACAAAAACATTCAAGTCAAACGACTTAACCCGTCAGAAGTATGACGAGCTGCATTCTTTTGCTGTTATGCTGCGTGACCACAAGAACCTTGTTTCCGAATATGTCAACTCTAATCTTGAACACTACCTTGAGTATTCCAAACTTGACTTCTTGAAGGAAATGCGTGCAAGGTACAAGGATGTCATTCCGAGTTCGTTTGATGTTCAGTTATACACCCAAGTGTTCAACTGCTATCAGAACAAGTTTGAAGCAATCCGCAAGCATCTTGACTTTGAAGTTGTAAGATTTGTTGGTTTTGAGTTCTACAAGCGTGACACCAAAAAGAACAAGAAAGGCGACTTGAAAAAGGTTGTGACAGAAAAGTCAAAAACACCTCTAACAATATGTCTAACATACCTTGCAAGGTACGGAAACGAGAACACGCTTGACTATATCGCAAAGCAGTTGGAGACCTGCGATGAAAAGAAACGTGAGTTTTACAACAACATACTGCGTTGTTGTGAGAAATTCGGTTTTGAACGTCTGTTTGAACTCGCTTTGCGTAAACGTAACAGAATCATAAAACGGTATTCTGAATATCCGATTGAGTTCAAGTCCTTGTCATTCGGGGGAAGGTGCAGAAAAACAAGAATCATTGACTACAACAAGAAGTTCGGTTCAGTCATCAACTCCTTTGTTAGTCTGTCTGGAATCGGAAGAAAGTCGTTTGATATTCCCGTTAAGTTTAACAAGGATTGGCACGGCAGTATGAGAGACTACAGCAAAACAAATCCCGACTATGAGTATGTGCTTACGTTCAACGAAAAATACCATCAAGTGAACATCAACTTGTGCAAGGACGGAGAGAGGTATATACCAGAAGCGGGTGACAATGTTGTTGGTATTGACGTTAATTGCAAGCACAACTTGTTCAGTCTTTCAAACGAGACAACTTATGATTACAATCGACAACTTGTAAACGACTTCTGCAAACTCTCGTTGAAAGTGGACGAACTAAAAAAGGACAAGAACTACACCATCGGCAAGCGCAAGCAGCAGAAACTTGACACCTTGAAGATGAAGATGCTGAAATCCGAGCAACAACTCATTTCAAGTATGTGCAAGGAACTGATGATGGATGGTGTGAACCACATCGTTATGGAAGACCTTGACAACGGATTTGGAAGGTGCTACGTCAAAGACAAGGATAATGAGGATATTAACTACAACAGAAAGGTCAAGTTTCTTGGATTGTCATCCTTGAAGCAGGAGGCTGAACACATTGCAAGAAAATATGGTATTGCATTGTCAACTGTGCAGGCGAGTTACACAAGCAAAATGTGTCCGATTTGCGGTTGCATTACCGATGAGAACAGACCCAACCAAGAAACCTTTGAATGTGTTGAGTGCGGGCATAAGGACAACGCCGACTTCAACGCATCCAAGAACATAATGAACAGAGTGACCGTAACCGTGTTACGTGATTCGCTCTTAAAACGACTTGGCAACGGCGCATACGAACCGAGAAAACTGAAAAGGGAGAAGGTGAAGGATGTGCTGCTGTCATTCCGAAGAGACTTGCAGAAAGCAAGTGGTGAATATAGTGAAAATAACAACTTGAATACTTTTGACTATGTTTAGTTCTTCGGAAACCTCAACCGTTGAAGTGTTTGCCAAGGAATATCCTTTCCTTGAGAAATGTATGAAATATTTGAACTGGGGGGGGGATAAGGTAAGCGTGTTTGTCAAACACAAAGAAGGCGAAACAACATATATGCTGTTGTTGTACACCGAGAAACGCGAATACCAAATTATCGTGACCTCGACGTATATGGGCTGCCAAACGGATTGTCGATATCACCGTCCGTTGGAGGATTGGACTCGCGGTCGAGACCTGGCTGATGGCAAATGTAACGAGGAGACGTTTAGACGCATACTATGCGATATCATCAGCACGGAACTGGTTGCACTGTAACTTATTAAAAAAAAACTTACATGATATTTATAATAATATTTCGAGAAAACTCCGAAATCTTTAGTTTCGGAGATGAATTGAACTAACCTTGCAATATCAATATAATTGAAAAAAAATCGTCTTCGGAAATATAATTCTTGGGACGGTTTTCTTTTAAGGCAATATTTATATAATATAAACAAAAAACAAACAAATTAATAATAACAAAATTAATCTAGATTAAGTTATGAGTAAATTAAGAAAAGTCCAGTTTTTCCGTAACAGCAGCTTGACTGCCTATGCTAACCACGCTGCTGCTGTAAATGCTGCAGAATTGGCTTGGAAGGCTCAAGGCTTTGCCAATATGGAAGACGGTGAACTGTTATTGTATCGTTATACCATATCAGGTGAAACGGGTACACCAGCACATACCATTGTAGGTGTTGTAAGAAACGATGGTACCAATAAGTATTTCGAGGTTCTCGCCAACTACGATATGCTGACCAGCCAGTTCGATAGCTTGGATGTTCCTGGCTACGAGCAAGCCTATATAACTATTGGCAACGGCACTTCTACATTAACAGTCCAAGGTATCCAGGAAACCGACGGTTTGATTAGTGCTGCCGCCACTCAAGGTCTCACTATCAATATTGACGGTGAATACAAAGATATTGACAACAAGATTGCCACACAGAGCACTGTAACCAACGCTGTTGAAGCTCTGAATGGTTCTGCAACCATTGCAAGTGAATCTAACGGTGTTGTTACTTTGAAGGTTGGTGTTCAGGAAGTGCAAGGTATCATCAGCAATGATGCAAACACTGATATTACCCTTGCTAAGGTTGCCAAGACTGGTGCTGCCGCTGACGTAAGCATCGCTGACAGCAATAACTTGTTCACTGCAACTAACGTTGAAGATGCACTGGCTGAGGTTCAGGGTAATGTTCAGACGGTTCAAGGTAATCTTGAGACTGTTGCCGCAAGCATCAAGGATGGTGCTATTACATGGAATGACGGAACCATTGATGTTAACGTTTTCTCAGCTAACACTAACACTAACTTGACACTTCGTCAACATGACTTTGTATATGACAGCAATGAACTTGGTGTAAATGTTCAGACCGCAACTTCCGCAACCAACAAGATTGCTACGATGGCTGATATCGCCAGCTTGACAGGTGCAATGCACTATAAAGGTGGCGTAACAGAATATCCCACTCCAACTGCAGACACCAAAGCTGGTGACACTTATATTGTAACACAGCGTTTTGAACACCCTGCACAAAGCGGTAATTGGTATGAAGTTGGTGATATGCTTGTTGCCACGGCGGATGGTACTTCTGCAACCTATACCGTTGTTCAATCGAATTTAACCCTCGGTATGGGTACAGGCGAGGTTGCCGCTAACCAGACTGCATTGACGGTTAATCAAATTGTTGTTGCTGGCTCTACTGGTGTTCAGACCACTGGCTACACGTTCGACGCTGAATCTACGGCTGGTAATACCACAATCGGTTCAGATTCTACCAACGCACAAGTACCTACTTCGAAGAACGTTTACGACGCTATCCAAGATTTGGCTGTTAACAGTGTTTCGGAGACTGTTGGCGTAGGTACCGTTACCGACGGTGCGTCAATCACCGACACTCTAACCGTTGACGGAACTGCAAGCACACAGACCGTAAATATTGTTGCGACACAAGGTGTTAGTGTGACGCCTGACGCAGGTACGCAGACAATAACATTGGCAGCTAAAGTTGCTGACTATGCTCATGTGGGGAATACGACTACAGTAACCACCGAGACTGACGCATATAACCTCTTGAAGGTTGATGCTAGCGGTAACTTGTCGGTATCAGACACCTGGGACTGCGGAACTTATTGATTTTCAGCACTTTGAATAAAAGAAATGGGGCTAATTAAGTTTAGTCCCATTTTTATTTTTTGTTGATATTTATTATTATAAAAATTAATGGGAACTATGAAAAAAACTATAAAATTGACTGAAAGTGACCTCCGCAGAATGGTGATGGAGACAGTGAAAAACACGTTAAACGAAGCTGAGAACCATGGGTGGGTCGTTGAGGACGAAGATGCCCAGAAAGCGTACAACTTCGCCTGTCAACAGTTGGGCAAGGAAACTGTTGACGACGCAATCATCAGATGTCTCGGCAATGAAAGGCTGGCGGCAATCCTGGCATATGTTTTCAGAATGTACGACTTCCGCGAATGGGAAAACTTTTCTGGATATGACGATGACGATGACAGTTCTGGTGAGGACGTGGATGTGTACAACCTGTACACCCGATAGGCGTCCGACTCATAACCAATGTCAAAAAACTTAGGCGGAACCATTTAATTTGGCTCCGCTTTCTCTTTTTTTTGGTTTATCCTAATATTTATTATTATATTTATAATAATAGGTTTTTTAACCATTTTTGTAATTTGAAATAACAGTCTAAAGAGGAACATTTTTATGCCATTGAGACACCTATATCACGTGCGCAGCAATGTTGCGACAGCTCAGGGGTTGGCGAAACTCCCCGATGTTCAGGATATTGGATACGGCGAAATTGCAATAAACTACGCACAGGGACTTGAAACGATTTCATTGAAAAACTCGAACAATGCAATTGTCCCGTTCACACCGAACACCAATTCATATGTGGCGAATGTAAATGCTGCGATAACGGAAAACTCACTGGAGAGTATTGTAACTCCAGTCAATGTTTCCAGGTATCAGGATTTCAATATTTCATACTTGGTTGGCAACACTGACGTTGCTTTCGACCTGTCGGACTTTATCGAATATATTGTTACCACGTTCTATACATCGCCGAGCCTCCATGTTGTACTTCATGTTGCCAAGGACGACGATGACTACGGCAACAACACCAACTTCATTGTGAACGCGGATTCAATGGCTCTGTTGATGGGTGACGCCAACACCCCGCTGAGCACGGCGTCCAGGATTATAGGTTTCACCAACTACGGGACATACTTCGTTGCTGGCGACTCTCCCGCAATGAACGGGATTGAAATCGACTGGGATTCGGTCACCAAGGCTATAAGTGTCAGGTTCATGTACTCAACGGTTGTTTACGGGCTGGGCGGCACTCCGAACTATGTGTGCTCTGTGATATCGGTTCCGAACGTGACAGTGATGGATAGAAGTGTAAATGTGCGCCAGATAATGTGCACAGACCAGATTAGCGTTAACATTAAACTCTATTCTGGGGGTGACCCGTTTGGTCAGACAATGACCTACGAATTGCGCAACGCAAACAACCAGTCCATTGCAAACGGTACAATACAAGGTGGCAAGGGGACTATAGACATGGCTCAGTACCAGCCTGGAGAGCATACCCTATGGATTACCGACGGTAAGGGTGCTCAGAAAGTGATTCGCATAGTTAGAAAAAGTTAATTAATGAGAAAATTGGATAATAAAATAGAATAATTTTACACTATAATATGCCTTCGAACAATTATTTATACGGACACAAGCACATCCTCCTACGCAACGGCGAGGTCTTCGCGGACAGGGCTGCAGCAGTGCAGGAGATAAACAGCCTCCACAGCCAGGGGGTTTTCTCGGATGGCGAAATTGTTACCGCCAGATATTTCCACATGGACGGCAATAACACGAAAGTGATTCGTGCGTTGTTGGCTGAATGTGTAACAGTTGACTATGTGGATTCTACTACAAGCATTGCTGTACATGAGAACAGGATGGAGTTCTTCGACAACACTGATGAAATATTCGATAACATTGAGGTTATACAGGGTGTTCAGGGAACCCAAGGTAGCATAGGAGCACAGGGTGCTCAGGGTACGCAGGGTATCAAGGGTGACACTGGAGCACAGGGTGCTCAGGGTACGCAGGGTATCAAGGGCAACACTGGAGCACAGGGCGCTCAAGGTACGCAAGGTATCAAGGGCGGCACTGGAGCACAGGGTGCTCAGGGTACGCAAGGTATCAAAGGCGACACTGGAGCACAGGGTAGCGTAGGCGCGCAAGGCGCCAAGGGTACACAAGGTACTGCTGGTACCAATGGAGCCCAAGGTAGCGTAGGCGCGCAAGGCGCCAAGGGTACGCAAGGTACTGCTGGTACGAACGGTGCACAGGGTAGCGTAGGCGCGCAAGGCGCTACGGGTGCCCAAGGCGCGAAAGGAGCCCAGGGTAACGTAGGTGCTCAGGGTGCTACGGGTGCCCAAGGTACTGCTGGTACCAATGGAGCACAGGGTAGCGTAGGCGCGCAAGGCGCCAAGGGTACGCAAGGTACTGCTGGTACGAACGGTGCACAGGGTAGCGTAGGCGCGCAAGGCGCGAAAGGTGCCCAAGGTACTGCTGGTACCAATGGAGCACAGGGTAGCGTAGGCGCGCAAGGCGCGAAAGGTGCCCAAGGTACTGCTGGTACCAATGGAGCACAGGGTAGCGTAGGCGCACAAGGCGCGAAAGGTGCCCAAGGTACTGCTGGTACCAATGGCGCACAGGGTAGCGTAGGCGCACAAGGCGCGAAAGGTGCCCAAGGTACTGCTGGTACCAATGGAGCACAGGGTAGCGTAGGCGCACAAGGCGCGAAAGGTACACAAGGTACCGCTGGTACGAACGGCGCACAGGGTAGTGTAGGCGCACAAGGCGCCAAGGGTACGCAAGGTACTGCTGGTACCAATGGAGCACAGGGTAGCGTAGGCGCTCAAGGCGCCAAAGGTGACACTGGCGCACAGGGTGCTCAGGGTACACAAGGTATCAAGGGCGACACTGGAGCCCAGGGTAGCGTAGGCGCACAAGGCGCCAAAGGTACGCAAGGTACTGCTGGTACCAATGGAGCACAGGGCGCTCAAGGTACGCAGGGTATTATGGGTGCCAATAATCTTGACCTCGTGTTTCAATTGGGTGTACAAAACAATGAGGTTGTAATTACCAGCGCTAGTCAAACTGTTTCACAGGTGTTGACAGCCATTTCTAATGGGCGAAAAGTTACAACAACTATTATAGTCGAAGACAGTTATTATAGTAACTGTGATAGCGTATGGTGTACAGTCAGTGGCGATGAATATTTTGAAAGTTTTGTTCCTACTTGGGGTGAAATTTTTGAAATCTATGGTGATTTAGTTAATGACTGGGAATTTACCAACAACGAATACAAAACCAAACAAACATATATACCCAGCCCGACGGCTTCTGGAACAGCAACTCAGTTTATAACAACTATTGAGCAAAATGAAAACGGAGAAATTTATGCTACAAAAAGTAACGTTAATGTTGTAGACAGAAAAGTTGAACAAACAGGGACAAAACCTCTAGATATAGCCCTTCCAGTAATATTTCAATTTCCAGACCCTGGGACTAAGACTGATGTTGTTGCAATCGATATAGAGTATGGTTCAAGCCGATTTAGTTATAACCCGAATGCGGGTGTTTTAAGTGCACCTTATTTCAAGGGTGACGGTCGTTTTTTAGCCAATATTCCTACGGGTTCACATACGCACGGAAACATTCAAAACAGCGGAACGCTACAAACCAACGATGTGACAATAGCCACAGGTGACAAGTTGGTTATAACAGATTCCTCCGACAGCGATAAGATTGCAAGGTCATCATTATCATTTAATACAGTGCACCAGGACAAGTTTCTTAGACAAGACGGTACATGGCAAACAATAAGAATACCGCAAACAACGTTTAAGTTTGACACACTAACAAACAATCAAACGGCTGTAACTTTTGCCGACACTCCTTGTTACTATGATGTAGCAGTAACTGGAGCAACACAAACATTTAATATAAGCATTCCAGCAGCAAACGAATATACCAACTATTTATTGGTAAAAAACACAGGCAGCGCTGAATGTACAATAGCTTTGGCTAAAGCGAGTGGTATGGGGTGGACTAAATTTGTATTACCGTCAAACACAATAACTGTTGCAAGTGGGAAGGCTATTGAAATATCGTTTGTTTCAGATTCAACAGGTGCTGTTCTATATATCACAAACTCAGCAGAATTAACAATTCAAACATTATAATAATGACTTATTATGTAGTAAATAACAGAAAAATTGTAGGGTTTGCTTTGCCAATCAATTTGGCGATGAATGTTGGTTTTGTCCCTCTTACCGAGGAGCAAACTGCGTTCTATGAGGAGCACCCAACAGCAAGTGTCGGAGAGGTGTTGAAGGGTGAATTGATTCAAACGTACACACCGCCAGAAGAATCTATATTAAGCCATGCTGAAAGTGTTGTATCCGACCTAAAAGCAGCATGTTATGGGAGTGTTACTATTTCATCGCTAGAGTATTCGGTTGCTGTTGCTTGTGTAAATGGCACGTCGTTGCTTTTTACTGGTGACAGATACTATTCGGTTATTGAAGCCAAAAATATCATCAAACAGTTTATGAATGAGAGTAACAGAGCACTTACCATATACAACACATACAAAACACAGATAGAGTCGGCAAAAACAAAGGAAGAAATTAATAATTTATATTCACAAGCAATGGAGGCGTTAAATGGTGAGGACAATTCCAATCAAACGAAATAGAACAAACATATTAACAATATTATCGTTAATAATACTTCTGTATGTGAGCTTAATGACTACTTGGTATACAAGTACGGGCGAACGCGTCACAAATTATGACGATATTATTACAGACCAAGCCTTATTATGGACTACTGATACTACATGGATAGGAGGATGGAATGAGTAAAAGGCACACTGACATAAAAATATTTGATAAAAATCGCTTTACTGTTAATAGTAACGGTGGTTGTGTTGCATTTGCCCCAGGGAATTTGCAATACCGCGCCTCAGATGGCAAATGGAGGTTCGCTGAACACCAATATGATGTGTTACGTAGTGGCGGTGGCAATGCAACCACAATGCCAGCAAGACAAACACAGACAGCATGGATAGACATCTTTAATTATGGTGCTACTGGCTATAATAATGGTCAAGCAGCATACTTGCCATATACTATAGATACTACTTCAACACATTTTTATGTTGGCAATACAGCAGGAACATCGGCAGACTTTTCTTATCCTTACAATCAACAAGAAGGCACAGCATTTAGAAACCTTACTAACAACGAATACGAGTATGTCTTATTTACTAGAACAGGTGAAAGATTCGCAAAAGCTACTGTAGCAGGCGTAGAAGGTCTAATACTAATACCGAATGATACAATTAGTGGCCTAAATTCTGTAAATGTGGCGAGTGCTTCATTTGCAGCAAATATAATATCTGCTATAGATTGGTCTAACTATGAAAATGAAGGCTTCATTTTCTTGCCAGCAGGTGGCTATAGAAGAGGCACATCAGTAGACCAAATTGCAAGCGACCTATTGGCTGGATTTTATCAATGCTCAACTGATAGAGCAAGTTCAGGACAAAGCGAACGTGACTACTTTATACAGTTTAAGTGTGGGTCACAGAATATTGTTGATATGGGCTATTCAGCAAAACGCGATGGCAAATCAATACGATTAATACTAGATTTATGAGCAAACGTCATACAATATTAGGAGGCTCACAGCCAATACCACCAGTACCGTCAAGTGTATTGTGGTCAGAAGACTTAGTTTTCTATGCACCATTGAATCAGGGTGAACTGTTTGACTACATCAGCGGTGAAGTAGGCACAACATCAGAATATGCTTGGGCAACATGGGATGCCAACGAGCAAATGTACCAGCTTGGTTACGAACATCCAACACTGACATTCACAGGATGTTCAGCGTTGTTGTTCAACAGTCAAGCTTGCATGTCAAACTTAAATAGAGGTGTGCTTAGCAAAGCATTTACCATCATGATTCGCTATAAAGATGTAGCCTTTGAAGGAAATTCTTGGCGTATGGCTCGAGCTTTTACAATGAACAGGCATTCAGAAGTGTATTATAACAACACTTACAACAGTGGTCAAGGCATTAATATGTGGATTGACGGCTATCGTCAAGGCATGACACAAACAACTATGCCAAGTGCAGCTATGACATTTAGAACTGTTATTTCGACATACACAGCAACAAACTGGACAACTTATGTCAACGCGACACAGAAAGGTTCATACAGTATTGGCTCCGAACAATGGTATATGCCGACATCACTGGCTTTGTGTGATAAGAGTGGCATTCCTAACCAACAGTCATCACAGTATAATACAAAGAAGCATATCATAAACATTAAAGATGTCCGTGTGTATGCAAAGACATGCACGGCAGCTGAGGTGATGCAATTAACAAACAATGTGATATGAGCAAGAGACACGCAATAGATGGTTTGTTGAACGGACATCATTATAGATGTTTGACAAAAGACGAAATGTATTATCTTGTTTGGCAGCGTCCTACATCCACAGTAAACGGAGTACAAAATGCACGATGGTGTAATGCTTATGTCAATTCTGTTCGTGGATTTTTATTGCTGCCCGACAACTTCTCACTGCCAAACGGTATCTCGATGACAAATATCAATGTAAACAAAATGTCATCGCCCACAAACAATTATACTATATCTCAATGGGAGACTTTGCAAGATGCTGGGTGTAGATTTTTTGCAGCCGCTGGTGTTGTTTATCCCACATCAAACCATCAATATACAATGGGTAACGAAATGGTATGTGTATGGCTGTCTACAATAAGTCAATCTCCGAGTGTGGATGTATTCATGTGTCGACCTAATAGGTTTGAAATATTAGGTTATGGTGACAGAATGAATAGATTACCTGTAAGACTTTTTGACACTGACGGCTTTGGGTTCTCAATATCACCAACGCAACAAGTTGATATAACTCGCGGGCACTTACAGTATTATCCTGCTGATAATCTTTGGCGCATTGCTCCAAATGCATATGACTACATAGGGAGTACAAATAGGAATTACATAGATGCCCAGTATGCTGGGTGGTTGGATTTGTTTAGCTATGCAAGTTCAGGATGGTCTGGTGGAATTATAAATTATGCTCCTGCAGGCGTTTGGTCAAGTCAAAATTCGGACTACTATATTGGAGGAGATGCAAGTCAACCGATGCTTGACAATTATGCAAGGTGTGACTGGGGTATCTTCAATAACGAAATAATATCTCAATAGCATTATGAGTAAGAGACACTATAATATAGAACAAGGCGGTTGGAACCCACTGACAGACCCGACTTTAATATTCTATGCTCCAATGAGTAACGGAGACCTCACAGACCACATAAGCGGTAACAGTCTTAATATGGTCAATCCGAGCAGGGTAACGTGGGAGAACAGTGTCGGAATGTACAAGGTAATAAAGGAGACACAAGCCAATGAGATGTATTGGAATGTCAATCTGAGATATGACGCAATGACCAATCCCTATGGAATACAGGCAGTTAATACGCAGGACTATACTCTCTATTGCTATTGTCAGAGGTTGAGTGAGACTTATTATTCATATCCGCCATTTTTTATACTAGGCTCATACGTTAGTAGTACTTCATGGAACCCGTCATTGCAATCTAATAGATTCGACGAAACAGGTTCTCGAGAGTTCCTGCTAGGTCGATGTTGTGTAAAGCAAGGCGGCTATTACGACACCTACAGTTATTATAACAACGAGTTGTGTTTAATAGAGAATGAAGCAATAAGCAACACATCGCTACAGTATTGTAGTAATTGGGTAAATGACAACTTTGTAAGAGTTGCTGTAAATCCCAAGCGTGGCAGCCAAGACCCGAATATAAACATATACATAAGTAATTTAATGATATTTAGTCGAGCATTGACTGATGACGAGATAATATTTTTATCAAATAACTTTACAGATTGGCTATGAGTAGGAGACATGGAGACATACGTAAGCTAATACCATCAGATTATAGTGTTGTCGATTGCATTATATCTTCTGGACAGCAATGGATTGATACAGGCATAGCTTGCACAGAATCTACAGGTGGCATGGTTGACATGAATTTACTGTCGAATGCCAGCAAGCCATATATGCTAGCATGCTACAAAAATGGTGTGCGTGGCTATCTTATTGGCTGCGAAACACCGAACTATGCATATGGCTATGGCAACGTTAGATTTGTCAATACTAGTATTAACTTTCCGACTAACGAACGACATGAATTTAAGACAATGTTTGCTAATGGTCATCAATATGCAGCAATCGATGACCATGTCATTTATCAGACAGCATTATCAGGCAGTTTTACTACTGATAATATAGCATTATCTTTGTTTGCTTTGCAAAATTCTTATGCAGGCAGTATGCAACAGTATTGCAAAGCTAAACTATATGCTGCAACATTATGGCAAAATGACATTGCTGTGAGAGATTTTGTGCCAGTCATTAGACTGCAAGATAATAAGCCAGGCCTATATGATATCATAGGACAGGCTTTCTATGTCAATCAAGGAACTGACAACGACTTTAGTTATGAGTAAACGACACGCTGACATTATCAATGAGGAACCATATTAGGTCGGACACATCAAGTAATACGCAAGCAACTAATTGTTGGGTCAAAAATATCAAGATTTTTAACACCGAATTAACTGAAAGACAAGTTTTAGCTCTATGAGGCATACAACTAAGTTATTGGAATTTGTTTTTAACACACACTACTATTATATTGTATTATATTAGAACACAATAAAAAACATGTACAACAATTTTGCGAAATACTGTCTGACACACGGAGCATACATCAATTGGCTTGAAGTGTCGGGCGAGCAATGCAGTCATCTTGGACTGTGCAACCCGTCCGTGTTCATCGACGGCGACGACATTAGGGTAATCCTTAGGAATGTCAACTATATGCTGTGGTCGTCATTGAACGAATACAAATTCACAGGCCCGTATGGTCCGTTATATTATGTCACGCCAGACAACGACCAACATTTACGAACCAGAAACTTTCTTGGTGTTATAAAAGACGACAGCGCAGAGTATAAGCTCATTGACACTTCGGCGTGTGATTGGGAGGCTCAGTGGGAGTTTGTCGGGCACGAGGACATGAGGCTGGTTCGCTGGAACGGCAAGCTGTACGGCACAGGAGTTCAGCGCGACTGGAACACAACGGGCATCGGAAGAATGCATCTGTCCGAAATAGACCCTGAGACTGGCAAGGAGCTCAGCAGAGTCAGACTGGCTGCACCTGGCGCGAACGATGGGTATTGTGAGAAAAACTGGATGCCAGTCCTCGACATGCCGTACCACTATGTAAGGTGGTGCAACCCGCTGGAGCTTGTGAAAGTCGACCCCGAGACGGGTGTCGGTGAGACGGTTAAGGTTGTTGAATACCCGCAGGATACTGTTGGGTTAAGTATTGACGGTATGGCTATGCGCGGCAGCTCGCAGGTTGTAACATGGGGTGACTACAGGATTGCGATTGTACATTTCTGCCATCTGGACATGAACGAGAAGAAAGAGAAAACCAACCCCATATACACAGAGCGGTTTATTGTCTGGGACAAGGACTGGAATATTGTGAACGCCACGGCGCCGTTTAAATTCGCCAACTTCAACATAGAGTTCACGAACGGTCTTGCTTTCAAGGACGGCATATTCTATATTCCGTTCGCTCTTCAGGATAACATGGCTTTCATGCTCCGTGTGAACGAGGATGTTGTACGTAAGTTTATTTTCGACAAGGAATTGTCATATGGAAATTATAACCTGACCAACAATATTTATCTGGAATTTTTCAATAATTCAACCGACAGTGCCACGCTTGTGCGTATGGGCGACCAGTATTTCGCGAAAGGCTTGCTGGCTGCAAGCTGTGTCTGCTACGAGCGTGCGTGCGACTACAACACGTTTGCCAACAGGTATGATTTGTACAACGCCGTGTTCATGACTGGACAATGCATTGCCAAGCTTGGGCGTCGCGATGCGATGGAAAAGCACATATGGCTTCGATTGATTGATATGTGTCCCGAACGTTCTGAAGGCTACATGATGATGGCTCGCTACTATCTGTGGCGGAATTGTCGTAGCGAGGCTTATGCTTTCGCGAAAATGGCATACGAGAAAAACAACTTCAGGCAGATTGGGGCTTATTCTGGTATTGAGAATGAAAACGACGCGTTTGTTGAATATATGGTAGCCAAATACTGGACGGAACAGTATATGGAATGTGAAAAGGACATCGCTGAGTTTACCAAGACCCATAAATGCACACCTAATCAGTTTGTCAAGCTTCATAACATTCAGAACATGATTAACACCAATAAACCCAACAGAAAGAGGATTCTCTAATGGTTACCAACAATTTATTGAAATACGCTTTGGAAAACGGGGGACGGCACTATGTGATAGACATTCCCAGAAAATTGCGGCGCGGGCATATTCCAGCCAATCCAACCTGTTCGGTTTTCAACAACAAAATTGTTGTTAACACACGTATGCTGACATATGTTAAATGTATCCTGGTTCAGGATTATCTAACAACACGGTTCAACGTAAACCCAGGTTATTTCTATCACCCCAACGGATACAACAGCAGGAATGTAATCGGGGAATTGGGGGAGGAAGGTTTAACTGGCGCTAGAACATTGGGCGAACGTCAGGGCGTATTAAACACATACTTTAACGGTCTGGAAGATGTCAGACTGGTTTCCTGGAACGGAAAACTATACGCCTACGGCACCCGTCTGGATGTTGCCGAGGGCAGGGTGGCAATTTGTTTACATGAACTTGATGAAGATTATCAGGTTGTTAACGAGGTTATTTTGGACAGTCCTACAAACAGTCCCATGGAAAAGAACTGGGCAGCGGTTGAAGACCGTCCGTTTACTTTCGTTTATTATACCAATCCACAAACAGTCATCGAAGTTAATCCAACCGACGGGTCAGTCAAGATATTAAGTGAACACAAGGAGTTTTCAACAGCCCCTCACGGTTTGCGCGGTAATACCAACGTGGTGAGACTGGATGGTGAGCGTTATATTGAAATGGTGCATGAAACGAAATTCACCGACACTAGCGATGGAACGCAGGATATTTCATACAATATGGCTTTTGTTGTTTATGACAACGATTTGAACATTATACATTCGACGAAATTCTTTAGTTTCGGACAATTTCTTTCCCAGTTTGGATGCGGGCTTTGCATTCTCGGCGACGATGCATATATTGCATACAGTGAGATGGATGCACAGGCGAATATTCTCAAACTGCCGAAAGAGAAACTCATTGAATATATCTATAGTGACATTGTAGACGAACCAGAGCCTTTGGATGCAGACCGTTACAAAAATATGATTGAAACTATGCTGGAAGCGGGATATATTGACCAAGCCTATCCATTCATCAACTATTGTCTCGACAACGGTGTATATGACGGCGAAGAAAAATACGAGAAACTTATATTGACACTAGGCTTTATTTGCCAGGAAATATACAGAATACCAGACGGTAACTACAATACATTGGAACAGACTCTGGATAAGATAATGTCGGAAGGGTTTAAAGTGAAAGAATGTCTTTATTTGAAATCAATTATATACCGTGCTCGCGGTGACATTGGTCAATCTAAAATGTACCGTCAGATGGCTGACGAAACCGAGGGAGTGTGTTCGCTTGGGTTTTTAAGTTTAATTAATCCGCACTATTTGTGATTTTTTTCTAATTAGTTACTATTTATTAATATAATAATAGAACAAAAAATTTTTCTAACTATGAAACTTGATACAAGAAATCCGTTCGCTGCTTGGGGATTCGAGCAGGAGGTTTATGCTGTTAACGTTAATGAGGCGACCACCAAAGAAACTGGCATCAATAATTTTGATGAAGAAAAGGATAAAGGTTTCCAGCCAGCCGCTAATGTAGGCGTTGAGGAAAACTATGTTAACGGTGGTCAAGATTTGGCGATAGCTGATGCGGATTGGACTGAACAGAATCCAATTGACGCTTCGAATTTCGACACCAACGACGAAAAAATGAAGCCTGTGTATTACAACACCAAACGTGTTGTTCCTGGTGAGGACTTGCTGAAACGTCCTGTATCCGAGGATGGCAAAAAAGATGAGGATGACCGTGATTACAAATACAACAACGTCGAGTTGAACTATTATGGCATCCAGTCTGCAGATTTGAACATCAATCCTGAACCAGCTGAAAGCACTGAAGAGGGTGGTGAATCTGATGAGCCTACAACAGAGCCAACCGAACCTACAACAGAGCCAACCGAACCTACAACGGAGCCAACCGAACCTACAACGGAGCCAACCAACACTGAGGAGCCTGGTGACGGTGAGCCTACTGCTGAAGCTGGCGCTGGCGCTGGTGAAGTTGATGGTGGCGGTGCTGACCTTGACGGTGAATAAACCTGATTATTGGCACACACAAAATAAAAGAGAGTCTATCGAAGGCTCTCTTTTTTTTGTTATTTGAGTAGTTTGGATAACAAGTCGTTCCTGTTAGTTTTGTTATTGGGGGACGGCTGTTGAATAATTTTCACGTTATCGTTCTTGTGAAGTGAATCCAATTGCGTTGAGTTTTTCAGTCTAAATTTAGCCAACTCGACGTTATTGATAGGTTGGAATGGCTGTTTGTTGTATAATTGACAAACCTTGGACTCGATGTAATTAAACTCCACAACCTCGTCACCTTCATGTGAAATGTTTCTAGTTGGCGGAAACTCCTGTTCGGATACGTAGCAGAGTTTATGTTTTGCTCTTGTTATTGCAACATAAATCAAGTTTCGTTCCTGTTGCAATTCGGATGGTGTCTTGGCTGATTTCTGAGGCATGCTCGACCGACACAGAATATGCACATTGTCGGCTTCCAGTCCTTTGGCTTTGTGTATTGTGGAGAGGCATACACCTACTTTGTCGCTGTTATAGATGTTTTCTATTTTGTTTATAAGACATGATACCGAATCACAATCATCTGCAATGGTTAAGAGCGATGCTATTCTGTCGTATTTGGCTTGTACCGACTGTGAATTGATAGCACCTGGAATATCCAGCCCGTTTTCAACCAGACGGTTGCGTTCGTTGACCATGTCTTCATATAGGCGCGGAAATAAGCCATCCTTATCAAGTGACTTGCCTAATTCCTCACCAACACTGAAGTGACGGATGACGGATAACATTGTATTTTTATCATCGTCTTTACCTTTAATGTAACAGGGTGTGTTGTTCTTAATCAGTTTTGCGTAGATTTTAAACAACGGTGCATTGGTTCGACATAATACCATATCGTTATCCTTTATTTCGGATAGTGATGATTTGTGTTTAATCAACCCTAACCCAGCGTCGGGACGCGCAAAGATATCGGACACAAACTGGTTTGCCTCCTGAATGATTTTTACATCGCATCTATAGGAAATTGGCAAATCAAACACTTGGGTGTTGGGGTAGTTGCACATTTCCTGGAAGGCGGTTTCGGAGGCACCAGCAAATTGGTTGATTGATTGAAATTCGTCCCCGCAGGAAACAAATCTAGTTCCACGCTTGAAACATTTGATGAACAGTTTAACGTAAGCGACAGAATAATCCTGAGCTTCGTCATTGAAAATCCAGTCATATTTATTAGACTTGGGGTTCATAAACAGTTCATTGGGAAGCCATACCATATCAGTATAGTCGATTGTATCGGTATTGTTTTTACCCCAGTCCATCAGTGACATGACAACGTTTGTTTCGTCATAGTTAACTGGAATACTGTAGGTGTCGGCTATTTTGTTTATTTCCCTGGCTGACTGGGCAAGATTCAGTCGAGCAAACTCCAGCAATTGTATAACATTGTCACAATACTCCGCCAGTGCGTTGACTCTATGCGGAGGCAACTGTGCGGTACTGAGCTTGGATAGGTTTTTGTTCAAATATGCCCTGTATTTGTTGTCGTCAACCTCGGGTTGTTTACCTAGATTCTGGGAAATGATGGAAACGCCCAAGCCATGTACTGTCTTTACAGTGCAATTTTCATTGTTTGCCAGCTTTTTGCTAATCTCATCTTTAACCGATTTATTGAATGCCAGGAACAGGCAGTTTTTCCTGGTTGGAATCAATTTCATTGCGGCAATGAGTGTTGCTGTCTTGCCGCTACCAGCGCGCGCCTTGATAACAGCGTTGCCCGTCTGGTGTATGACGAAATTGAATATCTTGTTCTGGTATTCGGACGGCTGAAACCCTAAGGCTTCCTTAAAGCGTTCTATGTCTTGGGCTTTGATACTTTCCATTTTAAATTAGTTTCCCAAAAGTGTTTGCAGGAACTTGTCAACCCTCTCTTTATCGAAGGGGAAGTTGATTTTTTGTGTTTTACCGTCAGCCCAGAGACAACCGTTGACCTGACCTTCATCGTTCTCGTCTTTGGTGATGTTAAGTTTGCAGCCCCGTGACCAGTTTTCGGGATGGAATGGTGTTCCAAGCTCACCGTCGGGGTCTTCTTTAGCTTCTTTTTCAACAACTTTTTCCTTGCAATCTTTTTTGTCGTCGCCAGTTGTCATGTTGTCGATAACAATTTCATTGATAGCTTTTTCTAATGACTTAATGTCATTGTCGGAAAGTGTACGAATTACATCAAAAATACTGTTGATGGTTTTGGTGCGGTTATACAGTTCTTCAGGCTCACTGGTCTGCGTCAGATAGTCTCCGATTGCGTTGCGTATTCTAGATGTGTCGATTTCGGACAAGTCGCAGCCTGGCATCGGGAATACGCCGAAGGTTATAACAAAAAGACGGCAAAGAGTGTTGGTTGAAATAAATCCATCCCATTCATCATTAAGTATTTGATTTATTTTTTCTTCACTTATCGCTAAGAGAAATGATGCTTGTTTGATGGTGGTATTTCCTTCTTCAATTAAGGTTTTCAAACATTCGCGTACAATACTCGTTAACTGTTTGTGAGTGTACTTGGTGTAGTTTTTAAGCAGTTCTTGAATTTTGTCTAATTCCATTGTTTATTTATGTTTATAATTTTAATTATCTATTTTTTGGATAAGGGAATGTTTTGTTCAGGGTCTCGAATTGTTTGCGGAGACATTTGGTCTCGCGTTTATCTCTGCCGAGCACGAAGGCATATTTATGCTTCGACGGGAAACTGATTTTCTCGGCTTTGGCATACATTTCCTTGGAGTATGCTCGTAGTTGTTCTTCCACGTCGGTCGGTACATTCTCCCAGAGCATTTTCTGGTCGTTGTTCCAGTTGGGTTGCCATTCAATGCCAAGGTCTTTGGCGTATTTCTTGTAGAAACTCCTAGCTCTGAATGCACGGTCGCTAATGAGTTTGGTTGGGTTGTATGGGTTGATACATCTTGTGTTTGTGCCGCTACCTTGACCAAGGTAATAAAAGTTGAGACCTTGATAGATGGAGCCCAGTTCCTTAGCTTGAGGGTCGCTATAACATGTGAAAAGGCGATAATCGGTGTTGTCAACCATCCAGCGGATAGCCCACATAAGAAACTTGCTTCCGAGATTCATTGGCGTCCATGAAGCGGACGCACCACGAGCGATTAACCTCTCTTTCTTTTCCGTACCCTCGCCTAGTAGTTTGGAAAACGCGTTGGGCATACCCATTATGATAACGCCACCCAGGATGCCTCTATACCTGGCAACAAACCAATGTGTAGGAAATGAACCGACGGTACCGAGCCATTCATACCTTTTGATAAAGTCGGTGGCTTCCTTTTTATCCTCCTTGGATTCTATATAGGAAAATTCAAATTCATCGAGATTAATGTTCTTGATGAATTCATCATCCCAACCCAACGAACGCTTATCCTCAGCAAGGGTGTCGACGCGTCGCTGATATTGGTAACAATGGTCTTCGGTGTAGTTATTGATTTTGTTTAAAAGTTCCAGGCTGCTCATTAATCACAAATTTTTCTAGTTAAGAAATCCTCGGACGTTGAGTTGTGTTCGTCAGTCTCCTCCATGGTGAACTGCAGACTCATGGCTTTCATGAAGTTGATTATGGATATCTGTCCCTCAACTCCCTCAAATCTGGGTTCCCCGTTAACATATACCTTAACCTCACCAGTCTCGTTGTTGTATTTCATGTGAATGCTGTATTCGCCCTCGAACTCTTCTGATTTGGTTAATTTTTGTTTAAGAGTCTCCAATTTAGCTAAATCGGTGTCGTCAAGTTTTTCACATTCATACTTCTTGATTGTGGTGGCAAATGCCTGTCCGTTGGACTGCGCGTCGCGGAAATACACATAGTCGAGAGGCTCTACCTCTCTGTACAAATAGGTTCTGCCACCCTTGAAAACGATTTTCACAGCGCGTTTGCTATTGTCCTGCGTGTCGAAACATTCGCTGTAGATGATGTTGGTGCTGTCGTACCATGTGTGGTCGACGCTGTTTCTGTAAAAGTTTGCTGTCTTGCTCATACTATTAATATACGATTTTTTTGAATATAAGGAAAGAAAAAGTTATATTAATGTAAAGAAAAAACGACACGATACATGGCTGAGCCTATATTATCATATGAATTGAAATCACTACTTACCAAAATCAAGACTGATTTCGTACTCGAGTTTCCTATACAGACAATCTCACTAAACTATCTAGTGTTGGCTATACTGGAAAACAAATACTGCGACGGACACGATGTTTTCTCCAAGTTGATGATGGATTCCACGGTACAGGAGTTCAAGACGTATGTCACCGAGCGTATTTTAATAGATTCCGCCAACAGTGTGAAGGTTACCGAAAATTCACAGTTTTCTGATGATTATGAAAAGATTGCCCAGGAGATAGCCGACAGCGGGGCGCAGGTTGTGACCAGTTCTCTGATGCTGGCATCCATAATCATGCGAGACAAGGACATGATGCGCGTCCTTACTCGTATGGGTGTCACCAACGAACAACTGCTTGACGTTGTAACCACTCAGATGGCAGCTGTCGGGGCGGACGAGGCTACACCTAAACCACAGCGTAAAACCCACAGGCGTGGAGCCACAAAAGCCAAAACTAAAAAAGATTCGGATGTTGAAGTGAAACTTGCGGAAACCAAGAACGGAAAGGTGACCAGAGTAATCCCCGATGAGAACAATGTTGTGGAGACTAACTGCACAAACATGGTGCGAGAGGCATTCTCTGGCAAATATGACAATATCATCGGGTTTGACAAAGAAATTGAAACTATATTTAACGTTTTGGGTAAATGCGACAGAAATACTGTCGCCGTTGTTGGCGGTCGCGGGGTGGGGAAAACCAGTCTAATTAAACGGCTGGCAAAACGCCTGTACGACCAGGATTGCCCCAAAGCGTTTAAAGATAAGTACGTCATGTTGTTCGGAGACACCATTGCCTCTACGGTGATTAAGGACATGTCGCGGCAAGGAAAATATATTGCAGTCATCGATGACCTGGAAAGACTGTTCGTCAACAAGGAAACTGAAATGAACAATGTGTATGTATTAATGGAGTTGTTCAGGTCGCCGAATATATCGACTATCGTTGTGATGAACGACAGCGCGTATTCCAAATGCGTTGAATCAAAACCAGAGCTTTCGAGGTATTTGAATAAAATCATTATAAATGAGCCAACTGGCACCACACTAGTTGACATAGTTCAGCATGCTGCCAAACAATACGAAGAATATCATGGAGTTACATTCAGTCAGGAAAACATCAACGATGCCATACACTTAGCCAAGCGGTTTGTTACAATCGAACAAAATCCACAAGCGGCAGTGAACATTCTTGATTCTGCGGCTTCATACGTGAGAATTAAGGAAACTGAATCTGATGAAGTGATAAAGTTGAAGGCACAACTGGCTGAGGTGGAAGCTAAGATTGCTGCAATACCAAGCACAGCGTCGGCTAGTGAGTTTGATGTTAAGGATGAACTTACCCGAAAACAAATTGCATTAGGAAAAGAAATTGCTCAGGCGGAAAAGAAAAACGAAGATATTCATCTCACCATCACATCCAATGATATTAAGACTGTGGTGTCGGAAATGACCAATGTTCCTGTAAATGAGATGGATGAAGATGAGAAGAAGAAATTAAAAGACCTTGAAAACAACTTGAGAACGGTCGTTGTTGGGCAAAATGAAGCCATTAGCGACCTGGTTCGTGCGGTTAAACGACAGCGGGTCGGTCTGGCTAACCCTAATCGTCCAGTCGTCATGATGATGGTTGGAACCACGGGAACTGGTAAATCGTTTTTAGCTAAAAGGTTGGCTTACGAGATGTTCGGTGACGAGAAAAATATGGTGCGCTTGGATATGTCTGAATACGCCGACAAGACCAGTATCAATAAAATGTACGGCAGTTCGCCTGGATATGTTGGGTATGAAGAGGGTGGCGTACTGACTGAAGCTATAAAGAAAAACAACAGATGCGTACTTCTCCTGGATGAAATCGAAAAGGCACACGAGGATGTTTTCGATGTGCTGTTGCAGGTTTTTGATGAGGGGCGTTTGACAGATAACAAGGGTACGCTTGTGGACTTCAAGAACGTCATAATCATCATGACGTCTAATGTCGGCGCCAAGGATGTTACAGACAAGGTTGCAAAAATTGGTTTTGGGAGTCATAACGAAAACCTGGAGAATAAAGAGATTATATTGAAAGCAATCAAGAAGTCTTTCAAACCCGAGTTTATCAATCGTATAGACAATATCTGTTATTTCAACAAACTAACCGACGATAATCTCAAGACAATTATATCGAACGAAATCAAGAAAATAGCATCACAGGTTGAAACAATCGGGTATAAACTTGATGAAACAATAACCGACGGCAAATTAATTGACAGTATATTCGAAAAGGTTAAGAAAGAGGCTGAATACGGTGCCAGACCTATATTGAGGGAGGTTCAGTTCCAATTGGTTGACAAGCTGACTGATTTTATTATAGACAATCAGACTGAACCTGGCTATGTTTTCAAATATTCAGATATTTATAACTAAATATAACATTCGAATATGAAACATAAAGTTACACTTACCGAGGCTGATATACACAGGATGATTGACGAGGCGGTCGATGAGTACTGCTTCAGCATTCTTAACGAAGCCACCGAAAACCCAGAGCAACTTAATGAAATGGAACCCGCAATTGCAGCTGCGGTTCGTACATTGGCACGTCCCGCTGGCAAATGGATTGGCAAAGCTGTCGGTAAAGGATTTACCAAAGGTGTTGCAAAGGCTGGTACAACCCAACTTGGCAAAACTATTGGTAAAAATCTGACGAAAAGGGATTTGGCTAAATTGAGACGTTTGGCAATGGACGGTGCTGAAATATTTGCAACAAACAAAATTTTGGATAAAACTCTGGATAACGGAAACAATAAAAACGGAACACCTAACCCTAAAACGGGTGGACGCCGTGGAACGAGGCGTTCGGATATTCGTTTCTAGTCAATTCAAATCTGTCATCAATGCGGAAAGTGATACATATAAATGAACAAGAACTGAGGGAACTTGTCAGTGAGGCTGTTAAACAAGCTGTTGATGAAGGTATCTTTAGGAACGCCTGGTATACCGCTAGAAAAAATTTAGCCAATACAGCTTCCCATCATGGCGCGGTAACACCAGAGACGCGTCGCGCATTTGAGTTCCTTGGTTTGACTGACCATCGTAATGACGATTGGGAAGAAATCAAAAGGATATTGCGACGTAACCAGAAACCCAATTCCAATTCAAAGAACAATAAGAACAACCCAACACCATGAGCAGAACGGTATATATAACAGAAGCGCAGGAACAAGCAATTGTCGACAGATATTTGACCGAGGCTTTAGTTGTGAACTCAAGTCAGGTGACTGACATTGTTGACTACCTTAACAAATTCTACCAAGCTTCGGTGGATTACGCGGGCGATATAGGTCGCGATGGGTTGCCGTGCCAAACACTAGGCATCAAATATGTAGTAAACGGTCAGCCTTTGCAGACATTGAAACGCGAGGAACTGTTGGATGTTCTTAACGATAAGTTTAGACAGTTCATTAAGGACGACGCATCGCGATTGGCTTATTATAACCAAATTTTAACCGACTGGTTGAACAAAAAGGTTAAACTGACTGGGCAATTGAGTGTCAACACCATCAGTGATGAAGATATCGCGAAATTCAAAAACCACAAGCCAGCCAAGAAACAGGAGCCAACAGACGACAAAAGTGAAAAAGATGATAAAAAGAAAAAGGACTCGAAATAACGAGTCCTTTCTTTTTTCAGTCAAGCGCTGGGAAGACGTGAACTTCTGCCAGCTCATTCGGAATGTCATAGTCACTTACCCGCCAGTCTTTGTAGGAATCTGTTATAAACACCTTGTCATATGTCGACACCAGTCGAATGAATCCTACTTCGTTTACCGCGTGGGTACACACGAAAACAATCTGTTTGGCACCGTTCTGTCGAAGTTGTTCGGCTATACCTATTGCAGTGGCGCCGCCATCAACCAGGTCGTCAATTACAACAACGTTCCTATCCTTGACAACTTCAATGGTATCACATTTTAAGCCAATGATTTTTCCTGTCGACAGTTCTCTCACTTTGTCAAAGTGGATTGTATCAAACACGTGTGAGCTAAATTCATCCGAATATCTTTGGAGTGCCCCCTTGTCGGGATAACAAATGACTGGGTATACGGAAACCCCATCGACCGCTAAACGTACGGCTTTCCCATACCAATCACCTCTAATTGCGGTGGCACCGATTAGCTCGGTGGTAACGGCTGAGTGCGGCTCAACAATCTCAATCCGCTTGGCACCAAGTCCCTTGATAATGTCGGCTACGATTTTCAGTGAAAACGGTCTGTTGTCATCCATTACCCTGTCCATGCGCATGGTCATTAGATAACTTATCTGCAATGACCATTTGATATTGTTTCTGTTGAGGATTTCCGCCGTCTGCATGAGAATGAACAAATCATCGGCGCTGGTTATCCTAGTCTTGACAACATACTGAGTCGTCACCGATAGGGGTTCCAGAAATTCAATCTGTTTTTCCCCGTCAGGGAATGCAAAGACCTTGTATTCGGTCTCTGCACTGCTCTGACATGGAGTGTTCTGTTTTCTTAGGTCGATAATCTTAAACATATTACCTTGAAATTAAAGTGTATTGTCTACGTTAGTTCTAATTTCCTCGAGGCTAATCTCACGAACGAGTTTGCCATCCTCGAATACGGTGACGAGTTCTCCACCCTTTTCATCTTCCTCGGATACGCGGTCTGTTACATAGAACTTTCCGTTTTCGTCCTTGTCTACACGGAGAAGCCCTTTCAATGATTTCTTAATACCGCGGTCGGTCTTGGGGCTCTTGAATACCTCAATGAGCTCACCATTAATTCGGACGGCAGTGGTCTTAACCGCAAATCCAAGGGAGTCGCGGCTCTTCAGTTGGTATGAATAACTACCGACACCGAGCACGATATTGGTTGCTGCAATACCTTTGTTCTCAAGGATACGGTAGATTTCCTTCTGTTTCCAGAGTGTGATACTGTCGCCGTAGATAAGGCCCACGTGGGTGTCAAGGACTTTGTAACCTTTCTCGTTCACTGTATAGCCGAAAGTATCCAGCAACAATTCATAAGCGCCCTTAATCTCAGCGTCGCTGACCTCGTAATTGTCAATCGTACCGTCGTGGATATGGTAGTGCATGGCGCGCTCGTAGTCACTGTACAGTGATGAACTTCCACTCCATCTAGCGGCACTATCGTAGTACTTCTTGCCGTTGTAATTGTAGATGAAATCGGGTTCGATACCGCAGATGATGTCAATAGGCTCACCGCTATCGGGACGAACAACGAAACGACCGTCACGCTGCATAATAACATCTTTCAGAGATGGAATTGTCTCAGTCATGACTTTCCAGAAATCCCAGGTGTCAGAAACAATGCTTACAAAACCTTCGGGATAAACCTGGGTCAACAGACGTTTGTAAGTGTCATATTCCGTCTCTTTTCCACCAGCCTCCATCACAGAGTGTTCTGTAGCGGGAACTGTACCAGCGATAAGTTCCTTCTCGGCGTCGGCGTTGTAGTATTCCTCAACAGCTGCTATGGCAGGAAGGGTCTCACTGCCACAGAACGAAGTCATATGTCCCATGCCGCTCATGACCGCACTCTCAACACCGCCCATACCGCGCATGCTGAAATCGTGGATGTTGAAACCAGTGATAATGCCTTTGGTACCAGTTTTCTCTGCGTGGCGCATCAATTCCTTTTTGAAGAGGCGAGCGGTTGTTGCCGAGGTGCACGGGAGCCATAGTTCAGTACTGATGAGAGTCTCGAGATAGTTGGTCAACCAGAAAAAGTCTGGATGGGTGTTCTGAATGGTCAGCATCGGGACGCGCATCGGGCACAGGCTACCCTCGGGCAGAGCTTTAATTCTGATTGGGAGATAACCGAGGTCGTGGAGTTCCTCAATGTGCTTGGTACCAACACCGTTCTTGCCGAGGAATGTATTGACTCGACGGGCGAACTCATTGACAACCTCATCCTTGGGACGGTTGAAAAAGTCCTCGTTAAAACGTTTGGTGAGATACTCTTTGATGAGATACTGCAGTCCAAAGACAACAGCACCATCCTCAGCTTCAGGATACCAGTTGCACGAACGTGGAGTCATGTTTGCATAAACCATTTCTGTACCCTCGGGGTACTGGCGACGATGGTCGAGTTTATAACCATCAGTGAAAAGAATTACTTCCTTGCGGTAGCTGTGTGAATTTTTTTTCATTTTTTTTCAAATTATAATATGATATTTTTTAACTGAATTAACTATTGATAATTAAATTGATTTCAATTTCTTGACGTCGTTGTCTTGGTCTTTTATTACGCTATCTCATTTTAGCCAAAGTTTCAGATTTTCTATTATGTAGGGGTTCCAAACAGTGAACGTATGGTATCCGTTCTCAAGGGGTTGTGGATGTTTGTATAACGCCTTATTAACATCCATTGCAACCCCCATATCGGTGGTGTGGAACGTAAACGACCCGTCAGTCTGTAGGTTGGGCAAGACGAATATGCGGATGATACGTTCTTGGGCGGGCGATATTTTGCCGAACAGCCCAAAACGGGGATTCTCCTTGCCGAACTGGTAGGCACCCGACATCAATATTGGATTGGAACCACCAAACACAAACTCGCTTCGGAAATAATCATCAAAACCACATAGAAGGTGGTCTTCATCCAGATAGTTGATTAGCACTCGGTTAGGTTCAAAATCCGACCAGCCCAGACTTGTTTCACTGGAATGGTTGGAAATGTCAATCGACAGGTCGGGTCTGATAATATAGAACACTATTCCACCGAGTTTTTCAATAGCCTCCTTTTCATTTGGGAATCTTACGTCGTCAATGCAGACAATGTTGGTTTTCGCTTTGTTGACAGCCTCGACCGTTTTCTCAATGTGCCAGTTTGGGCTTATCTCCCTTATAACATCGGTTCCAATGAACTGCAACATGTCGCGCACTGTAAATGTACGCAGTTGGTCACCGAACTTAGCCACGCGTTCCTTGACAGCGGCGAACTTGCGGTTTTTCTCGTCTTCACTGTCGTCGTTCTTAATAAGGGCGTCGGCAATCAAGGTTGTCCATCTTGGTTGGTCGTTGTCGGGACTGTATTTGAAGGCGGTGTTAAAATCCTTGTGTTGGTTAAGTCCTTCAATAGAAGGAACACCCAATATCGTACAACACAAGTCTTTTAGGGCGTTGGCGATTGTTACGGTTGTTGCGCCGTACTCCTCGTTAAGAAACTGGCATAGGCACCCTTTGCCCGCTCTCTTTCTGCCAGCAAATCCAATTATTTTCTTTTCCATCAGATTTCAGGGTATTCGGGCATTACAATGTTTTCGGGGTCGTACTCGCTTTTCTTAGCGGGCTGGTCGTTGTCAAAATTGTCATTGATATCTGGGTAGCAGATTTCATCCAGGATTTCGTCCATGGATTTTTTGTCTTTCTTGTATTTCTTGTTGCTGGGTTTGACTGGGTCTTTGTCAACAATAACGTTCTCAACCCTGTGGCTATGCGCCGTGCGGGTTATATGGGCGGCAGCCAGTACTTCATCGTCAAAATTATAGTGATACTTTTTGATTAGTTCGAAAATAATTTTCGGATTACCATCGAAAGCCTCGCGAACGGTTGTGGGGTTCTGTTTGAATTTGCCTTCATCGAGGACACTGTCAAAGTTTAATTTTTCCATAGAATTTTGAAATTAAGTTTTGCATTTGATATTAATATACGAAATTTGTTTGAACTGTTGTTGATTTTTTCTGAAAATATGGTAACTTTTGATTTTTGAAATGTATTTAATAATAGGATAGCTTAATGAATTGCGTGGGAGTGTCCTGTTTTGAGACCACACCGTTCGATTAGGCTATCTTTTTGTTTGTGGACTCTTTTTTCTTAGATTTCAGTATGTTGGACAGCACTGATGCTGCAAAATCTTCATCAATAACAAGCGTTTTCTTTTTGCTATCGGCAGCTTCAAACATAAAGTCGTTCAGTATTGTCTCCATGATGCCTCTTATGCCTCGGGCGCCAGTTTCGGAGATGATGGCGGCTTCAGCTATAGTCTCAATCGCCTTGTCGGTGAAGGTCAGCGTCTTGCCATCAATGTAAGCAAGCTTCTGATACTGCTTCATGATTGCATTCTTAGGTTCCTGGATGATTCGTACCAAATCTTCCTTGGTGAGCGGGTTGGTGTGGGTAATGACAGGAAAACGCCCAATGAGCTCGGGGATGAATCCGAACTTTTTCAAGTCGGTGGGGGTTACATTGTCAAGAATATTCTCTGACGCTGCGCAGGTGTCATCCTCCTGACGGGCGAAACCTATAACGCTTTTCTGGGCGGTTCTCTGCTCGACTATTTTGTCCAGTCCACAGAATGCTCCCATTCCAATGAACAGGATGTTTGTTGTATCAACCTGAATGAGCGGCTGCTCAGGATGTTTTCTACCACCCTGCGGCATAACGCCGACAACTGAACCTTCGACGATTTTTAGAAGGCTTTGCTGTACACCCTCTCCGCTGACATCACGGGTAATTGACACGTTTTCACTTTTCTTGGCTATCTTGTCAATTTCGTCAAGGCAGACAATGCCAACCTGTGCTCTCTCCACATCATAGTCTGCAGCCTGGAGCAAACCCGTCAGAATGTTTTCAACGTCTTCGCCGACGTATCCAGATTCGGTAAGTTTGGTGCAGTCGTGTATGTGGCACGGTACACCCAACATTTTGGCAATATTCTGAATTAGAAAAGTTTTACCAGTACCAGTAGGACCAAGCATCAGAATGTTGGACTTGTCGATTGTCACATCCTTGAATACACTGTCGTCACCCAGGTCGGTGAGGTTTGATATGGTTCTCTTATAGTGGTTGTATACGGCGACAGCCAGTCTTTTCTTGGCTGATTCCTGACCGATTACACATTCGTCCAGATAAGCCATTATTTGTTTGGGTGTCGGGATTGTGCTGTTGTTCAACAGTCTAGCCAAAGTAGTTTCCGCTGAGGTTCGGGTGTTTGTTCCTTGTCTTACCATATTAACTGTTTATTTTAATTTTGTTTATTCGCTTATATAACGCAAAGAAACCCTTTTTTTGTACAGAATAGAGAAACTTTTTTTTGACAAATGACGATTTTAATCGTATATTATATTTATAATATAATGAATTGCAAATAATAATGGAACGAATAAACGAAGTTAGTGCCAACGAGATAAACCTGAAACCCTTCAAGCCGAAGCAGGAACTCCATCCCGACTTTTTCGACAAGGACGGGGGACTGGATTCTAAAATCCGAATGAAACTGCTTGACATCTCGGATGATTTCATAGATACATTAGAAGTGAAGTGGGTTAAACCGTTGGACATTGTACTTACAGGTTCACTTGCCAACTATAACTGGTCTAAATACTCTGACGTCGATATACATATCATATATAAGTTCGACGAAATTTATTCCAAGACGGATTTTGTTAAAGACTACTTTGATTCCAAGAAAGAACAATGGAACCAGACACACGACAACTTAACCATCAAGGGGTTCCCTGTTGAGTTCAGTGTTGAGGATAAGTCAAGCCCAGCCCAGGCGACGGGCGTGTATTCCCTGAACAAAAACACATGGGTTAAAGAACCTCAGAATCTCAACGACTCCAATCTCAACAAGGAGTATATCAAGGATTTCTGCGCAAAACAGATGACTAAACTTGATGATTTGTTTGACAAGATGGACAGTGAGACGGACTTAAAGAAACTGGAGACAATGTCAAATAGGATTGAGACCATATACAGGAAACTGAAAAACATGCGAAAAGAGGGTCTCGCAACCAAAGAAAAGGAGATGTCGACTGGCAACATTATATGGAAGGTCGTGAAACACGCTGGTTATATCAAAAAGATATGGGACTACATATCCAAAACGTATGACAAAAGCAACACAATCAATGAACACAAATCAGTATATCTAAGCGAGGCACAATATAAAGAAATTGAAACTATGATGAACAGACCAACAGCATACCTTATGGTTGGTATCCCAGGTTCAGGTAAATCAACATGGGTGAAACAAAATCTTCCAAGCGACGTGGAGATTATATCGAGAGACATCCTCAGAGCAAAGCTGGGATACACAAAAGACGCTGACGATAAGGCGGTTCTTGATAAAAAGGCTGAGGATACCGTAACAAAATGCCAGCAGGAGTTGATACGCAAATGCGGACTGGAGGGCCGCGATATTGTAATCGACGACATGAACACAGGCAAATATAGAAAAGGTATGATACAAACGCTTCGCGACAATGGCTTCAGAGTGGTTGGTGTGAAAATGAACACTCCGCTGGAGACTTGTATCGAAAGACGCAAGGGTCAAATCTCACCTGAAATCATGCGCAACATAAGCAAGAAAGTAATCGCCCTTTCACCTGAAGAAGTTGACATGTTGGTTGACGTTGAGGACAATACTGGCAAATAAGTTTGAGATTTTTTGAAAATCACACTATTTATATTTAAAATAACAATCCGATAATAAGTATACTTAATAATTTTTCGCAATGAGCAAAGATTTGAAAAACGAACTCAATGAAATGTATCGCCTGATAAACTATGGTATGGACGAGAACAAGAAAGCCGTTGATACCAAGGCTGTATTAGAGTACAGTCAAAAAGGCGCTGACGGAAAGACATATGGCATTTTGAAAGAGGGAACCAAATATTATGTAAAGGTTGCCCCTCAGAAAGATACCAACGTTCTGACCGAAGATTTCGACTATATCGGCGGTTTCAACAACCGTAAATCCTACGATTCCTATACCAAGGCTTCTAATGCTTTGAACATGCAGCTTATCTCTGTCAACGAGGCTTGCAATTCAAAGAAAAACGTGTCTCAGTTCAAACTTAACGAAAGTGCCGAGTGGCAGACACCTATGACCAAGGAAGCTCGCGCTGAACTCAACAGATTCTACCAGCTGTGCGAGAACGTGGACAAACTTCTTGACAAAAACATACATTATATTAAAGAAAACAAGGATAACCCTTTCACCGACAAGCCTTCCACTAAGGATGGTGGCGGTTACAACACCACTCCAGGTACGGCGGTTAACCCGAAGATTTCCAACACCGATTTCGTTGAGGGCGGTGAGAAGAACGTTGAGAAAATGCGTTCACAATATCAGGATGGTAAAGGTGAATTCAGTAACAAGAACTACGGCTTCGGTGACAGCAATGTTGACGAGGACGGTGGTGTTGCTTATCAGGAAAAACCTCACACCCCCGACATGAAGGAAGGTCGTGTTCGCCGCAGTGTTAAACTGTCAGAGGAACAAGCTAAACAGGTTTTAGCTTGGAGAAACGACCGCGCTTTTGTTCACCAATCAAGTGACTCCGAACTCGACCGCTCGCACGGTACCGAGATTGGAGATACCGCGCCTTACACGGACAATGTAAACGAGAATTTCGATACCACCGAGTGGGATGATGGTCTTCCCAACAATGCTGGCGTGGGCGATGCTAAGGATTACAAAGAGCCCTTCAAGAATCAGGAAGGTGTGCACCAGCCAATGACTGAACAGTATATCTTCGAGGTTGAAATGGATGATAACAGCCCAATGATGGACGGTGAGTTCAATAACCGCGGTCGTATGAGCGCTGAAATGTTCGGTGATGACCAGGATATAGCCGACTCAGCGAACCGTGTTATGGACGCTGGTATGAGTGGCAATGATGATGAATTCGATGACGCCATTTATAGTCATCTCGGCAAATATGGCGAGGGTTCTGACGCTCTTGGTGTTAACCTTGAAAACGACCCGACTCTGGAAGATATTCCTACTGACGAGGACGGTGCACTGAACGAAGGTACTGTGTTGAACGACTTCGGTAAACACCCCGCATACCGTAAACGCCCCATGACTCTGCCTCCTAACGCAGATGGTTCTAAATGGGGTGAGGACTGGAATGATGAGTCGGCTAAGGGTGAAGAACCTTATGGCAAGCAGATTGGACACAGCGGCGACCCTTTCACTGAAAAGGTGGATGCTATCACTAACGCTGTTGTTACCGCACTGTCTAAAAAAAAAAGACTGAATGAAAATACTTTCCTAAGTTTAGGAAATAATACTCCCGCACCACAGCCTATGGATAACATGGGCGGTGGTGCTCCTGTTATGGGTAGTGACCCTAATATGATGGGTGGCGCTCCTATGGGTAACGACCCCAATATGATGGGTGGTGACCCAAATGCCATGGGTGGGGCTCCTATGGGCGACGACCCTAACATGATGGGCGGCGACCCGATGGCTGCTGGCAACGAAGGTTTTGATATGGGAATTGGTATGACTCCCGAGGAAGACCCAAGAAAATGGATTGAGGGCGCTGCCGCTAAACTAGCAAGTGAACTTAGAAAATATCAATCTGAACAACCTGCACCAGACATGAGCCTGAATAAAACGGCTGTGAACACTGTTGCGGCGGCAACGAGAGATAATCTGCAGGGTGGTCAGCGTGATGAACTTATGAAGAGTTATGCAGACACAATGCGAAACGGCGACGAAAACGGTGAAGGCGGTGATAACGCTATGGCTGATAACGGTGGCGATGCTGGCGCTGATATGGGCGGCGACCCTAACGCCATGGGTAATGACCCGAATGCCATGGGCGGCGACCCTAACGCCATGGGTGGAGAACCTGCGTTAACCGAGGCGCGGGTAAATGCTCTGGTGAATGAGCTGGTGGGTGATTTGATTAAAACCAGAAAAAAGTCAAAACCAGCTGCAGAAGTTAAGCATCAAGATGACTCTACTTATGTTATGAAGCCTTATACTCGCAAGAACAAATAGCTGAGAGTTAACATCTAAAAATAAGCGAAGCTTAAACCAAAGGCTTCGCTTATTTGGTTTTTGAAACTTAACTAGTTAGGTTATTTTTACAATTAATTGATATTTATATAAAAATACATACAACAATGAGACGTGTTAAATTAAGTGAAAGCCAAAGGGACGAGATAGTAAAACGCATCCAGGAGATGATGAGTGAAAATCTCAACCCCAATAACAATATCACAATCAAAAAGACTGTCGAAACCGAGTCTGATAAAAACAATCCAATAAATACCCTGGCAAGCGTTGAACGCACAGCACGCGGGCTTGGTATCAACACCAACAATCCTGATATCAAGACCTCTGTGGTAGCAAAGATTGGCGGTCAGGACAAGGAGCTGACAGCATCATCGGATTCGAACAGTATCAGTGAGTCGGTTCTTATCACCAAACAGCAACTTATGGAAATGAAACTTAGAAACTTGAAAAAAGGTTCCAAAGTTATAAAAGTAAAAAACATCGTGAAATAATGCAACTTCCCGATTTCATACAAAAAGCGATAGCCAACAACACAACGTCACTTGGGAATCATCCAGCCTTCCCACCTGACGAAGAGGAATCTTTCATTTCATCTGTAATTAAACGTAGTTACTCTGAAGTGATGGAGAATCTTGGTGACTGTGCCGTTAATGAAGTCGGTGATAAGCTGTCCCAATTGGTGAAACAGTGTATGGAGATGGAGGAACCGTCCAGACAGGCTCTCGAAAAGCTTTGTATGGATGTGTGCACGGAGATTTTCGATATTCCTGACGACACTGTGTCTATCAATCTACATTTGGTGAATGCCTGTGATATGTCGGCATATCGTATGGTTCCCTCCCCAACCAAGGATTTAACTTTCGACGATATTGAAGATATGCGGAATCTTTCGGACTGTATATACCAGCGCCGTATGGTCGATGCCTTGATAAGCGGGGCGGCGTTGTCTTTTGCCACTAATCTTGAATATTACATCAAACAGGTTTATTCAATCAACCCGAAACTGATACCTTTGTATGAAGAAATCATAAAATACAACAACATTCTCCTTTTTAACCAAAGGGATAGTATCAGGGGTATGGAAAAGAACAATAGTGGCAAGGTGGATGTCAATGTACCGCCAAGCGGAAACCGTATCAGCATTAACGCTGAGGGTATCATATTCCCTGTATTGTTAGAGTACACCATTCGAGGAATCCTTGAAATGGCTAGCCTCAGAGGTCTGCCAGCTGACACCAAGCGCGCTGAATATATCATGTCAAAGGCTGATTACCGTTTAGCGGAAAACTGGGATATGCGGTTAGGATTGCCTTTGTGGAGATTGTTGGAAGAGAATTTTCAAGCGGCAGGCTACGATATACAGAATGTCGGAGTCAATTTCATCATAATGGAAATCGCTTCATTGAAGCCTGACATATTTAACGTTTATCTCCAAAACTGTTTCAAAAAAACTAAAAAAGGGGTTGAGATGTCGAATGAACTTTGCAGTGTCATCGAGTACAACAAAGAACAGGACTCGTTCGACAATTTCATCAAGACACAGAACTCCAAAGCCCCAATCAACGACAACGCGGTATATACATCCGAAGAGTTGTTGTCTGAGGTTGAATAATCCATCAATTCTATTTTATGGCAATAAATTTAGCTGAAGAATACAAGAAATGCTATCTAGACAAGACGAGAAAATACTTTATAGAAAACTACCTTTCAACATTTAACGCCGATATTGGAAGGGAGGTACCGTTTAAGGTATTCCCACGCCAATATGAATTCCTTAAGAGTTTATGTATCAACGATAACACCATTGCAATCAAACACCGTCAGGCTGGTATAACAACCATTTCGGCGGCTTGGGCAACTGGGCAGTGTGTATTCGCTAAAAAAGACGCACCCGAAACGATTCTGTGTATCGGCAACAAACTCGATATATCCGAACAGTTGCTTGAAAAGCTGGGGTATTTCATAGCCCAGGTTCCAAGATGGATGTGGGGCAGCGAGTTCTGGTCACCAGACCCGAACAGCGAGAAAAACACCAAAAGTATTTTCAAGTCACGTAACAAGGATAAAATCGAACTGTTTAACGGGTGTAAGATATATGCCCGTTCATCGGGACCGAATGCCGCTCGTGGTATCTCGGCTGTATCTATACTTATTTTCGACGAGGCTGCATTCATTGAGAACGGTCCCGCCGTTTATTCACAGGCTGTAGCTGCTACGGCATCGGTAAAGAACGCCAAAATTATAATGGTTTCAACACCGAACGGTAAAGACCAACTGTACTATACAACTTACGCCCAGGCTCTCAGCGGTGATAACAACTATCATCCAGTGGAGTTCAAATGGTTCCAGGATTTACGTTACCAACGCAACCTTAAATGGAGTAGGAAGAATGAACAGACGGGTGAGATTGAGTGGGATATTGACCCAGTTATAAACGCGGAGGGAGATATTATCTATAACGAGGAACGCTGGCGCCGTCTTGAAAGGGAAGGGTGGAAGCCTGAAAGCCCGTGGTATATCAAGATGTGCAAGTCGTTCAATAATGACGAGCAGAAAATTGCACAGGAGTTGGATGTGTCGTTTCTCGGGTCGGCGGATAACGTTATACCAGTGGATGTCATTGAGGCTCATTTGAAACAGAACGTTATAGATGTAACAGCTGACGATAAATGGGATTTGTGGGACCCGCTCGTCAAGGAGACTTGGATATGGCAAGACCCGATTCCTGGTCACAGGTATGTGTGCGCCGTGGACGCTTCATCTGGTGCCGCTGATGATAGAACTGCGATTGAAATTATCGACGTTGACGCTATTGACGAGTATGGTAAACCTTATTTCAATCAGGTTTTGGAATATTACGGCAAGCGTACTGGTGACGATATTGGCGAGATTGTTTACCACTACGCCACGGCATATAACAATGCCCTTGTGGTTGTAGAGTGTATCGGCGGCTATGGCGACGCTGTAATCCTGACGTTGATGGCTAAGAAATATAAGAATATCTACTACGACGAACCAGGTCTTAAAACTTACACTGTACAGAAAGCATATTCCAAGTTCAACCTTAAGGACGGCGACCAGCTTCCTGGTTTCAGAACCAACGCTGTTCGTGTTCAGATGATTGGTAATTTTGTAACCATGTTGAAAGAAAACGGTTTCCGTGTGAGAAGTAAACGTGTTATCAAGGAAATGGATACATGGATTTGGAAGAACGGTCGCCCAGACCATATGGACGGCTGTCACGATGACTCACTAACATGTCTGGCTATGGCGTTGTTTATTATTCAGTTCTATGTTATTAAGAATGACAAGGATAAGTCAATGGCTAAAACAATGCTTGTTTCGTTTAGGGTTAATAATATGGGCAGAAACAACACCCAACAGAACTATGAATACAACAAACCCGTATCATCTGGAAGACCAATGCCTTTCTACACTAACAACAGTCAGGAAAGACAAAGACAGAAAGAAATGAAAGCCCTTCTGATGCTGGCGGGCTTCGGAAAAAAATAGGCGACTATTTATATAAAATAACAAACAAATCCTCTTTTGAAAAATGAAGAAAACTATAAGACTCACGGAAAGTGAGCTGAAACAGTTGATTGTGAATGTTATCAACGAAACATATCAAACACCTAAAAGACGTGTCAATGAAGGTCTGACCTATCATAAACTCGGTCAACTCTTGACTACTGGCAGTGACGAACATGACCTTGATGAAGGCGTTGAGGCTGTAGCTGGAGACGTGGCTAACAAGGTGGCGAGCGACGCCACTGGAAATGCATCTGGTAATTTCCTTGGTAGTGTGAGCGGTGACGTTATGCAGGGTGTCCAGTCTGGCGACATAAACATGGAAACAGCAAAGAAATTCATGAAATATATGAAGAACTACAATTTTATGAATCCCCTCGCCAATATCAAAAACTATGTGGAGTTTTTCAAGAGCTTGAACCCAACCGAGAGAAAATGTCTTATTGAGATTGCTCTTAAGTACGGTTTGAAGCTCCCTATCAAATAGTAACGGAGTTAATTGATTATATTTGAATTGAAAGCAAAGACGTTGATTCTTTGCTTTTTTTGTTTTTTAATCCGTTGTTAATTATATTTATATTAAATATATATTGCAATACCATGCCAACAATTTTTCAAAGATTAAACAAGACTTTCAGCGGCGGTGTCAGCGGGGCTACATCGGCAAGTTACACTCGCAATGTACACAATTACGCTGGATTAGGTCCTAACGACGTTATATACACCACTAGCAGTAAGGAAGAATACGAACAGAAGCTAACACAGCTGAAGCAACAGCGCATGCTGGCTAAACAATGGAAGCGTGCGAATTACGAAGTTCAGAATAACGCTCTCGCCAACATGACCGAGGTACAGATGATGTACCGAGAGGCTGACATGATGGACTTGTTTCCCGAAATCGGCGCAGCACTAGACACCTATATGGAAGAAGCAACTTACTGTAAAACAGATAGTAAGATGATACAAGTCACTTCAAAATCAGAACGTATTAAGTCGATTTTGGAGGATTTGATTTATAACAGACTCTCGTGCAACGTAGTATTTCCTATGGTAACGAGAAGTACTGTAAAATACGGCAACACCTATATGCTCCTTAACATCACAGGTGACAACGGTATCACTGGCTGGAAACAACTGCCAGTGTATGAGATGCAGAGGTTTGAGAATGGCATGGAGAATCCTTATAGCGCTGGATTTGCCAATGTAAGCAATATCGATGTTGATAAGGAGGATTCAACTAAGTTTGTATGGGTTGGAAAGAACGAATATATCCCCTATAGAAACTGGCAGATTGCCCACTTCCGCCTGCTGTATGATTCATTATATTTGCCATATGGTGTGTCAGCCCTTAACAAAGCGCGCCGTCACTGGAGAATGCTTTCCATGATGGAAGACATGATGTTGATGTATCGACTGGAACGTTCGGTTGAGAGACGTGTATTCAAGGTTAATGTTGGTAATATCGATGAACAGGATGTACCTGCTTACATGGATGAGATAGCCAATAATTTCAAGAGAACCCCAGTGGTTGACCCGCTGACTGGTCAGTTGGATTTGAGGCGCGGCATCATGTCGCAGATGGACGATTTCTTCATCCCTGTCCGCGACCCAAGTGACCCTAACCCTATCGAGACTCTGCAGGCTGGTGACAATATCAAGGCTTTGGACGATATTAAATTTGTCCAGAATAAACTTTGCACCGCGCTTCGTGTTCCGAAGTCGTTCCTTAACTTCGAGGAAGCCGCTGGTGACGGCAAGAATCTTTCAATGCTCGATGTGCGTTTTGCTAGAACTGTGAACAGGGTTCAACAGATGATGTTGATGGAGTTGAATAAAGTGTGTATCATTCACCTTTATTTACTTGGGTTCAGCGATGAACTCACTAATTTCCAACTGTCAATGAACAATGCTTCATCCCAAGCTGAAATGCTTGAGCTTGACAACTTGTCCAAAAAGATTGAGATGGCGAAGAGTGCTGTTGCCGACCCAGGCGGCGGACTGCCAATCATGTCTGTCACTAGAGCATGTAAACAAATTCTGGGGTGGAGCAACAAGGAAATCAGCGACAATCTGGAGGAACTCAGACTTGAAAAAGCTCTGGCAACGGAACTTGAACAGACGGCTGCCATTATTAAGAAAACAGGTTTGTTTGATAAAGTAGACAACCTCTACGGCGAGCCTGGTGCTGACTACGGTAACAATGCTGGTGGGCAGGGTCAAGAGGGTGGCGATGCTGGTGGAGCACCTGGTGGTGGAGCACCTCCCATGGGTGACGATATGGAGGGCGGTGATATGAGTGGTGCCGATGGAAGCATGGATATGGGCGATGTGGCTGCTATGGAAGGCGGTGACGCTGGCGGTGACGCTGGCGGTGACGCGGCGCCTTTAGCCGAGGCTTTGTTCAGAAACCGCTTATTTAAGAAAACGTTGACTGAACAACGTAAATACGCACAGGCACTTGCTGAGCATAACAAACGTGAAACTTTGGAGACTGAACATACAGTACCTATCTATGAGAAGAATTTTCTGGTCAACGAGGAACTGAACTCCATCTCGAACCAACTCCAGAGTATTATCGACAGTGGCGCTGAGGAAATTGGAAAACCTCGGAAGATTGCCTTGACTGAAATGACCGAGCCAAAAAACGAGTAACAACTATTTATAATTAAAATACATATATGTCATGAACAATAAGATAAACCAAAACATAGACAAGGGTGTCGAGCTGCTGAACGAAGCTCTGAACCAATACGAGGCAGGAAATAACACCACAGCGTACAAAATATACCAAGAAGCTGGCAAATACCTGACAGAAGCCGACACAAAACTCAACAGCGAGGATGGTAAAGTTTCCATGCTCTACGGGGATAACCGTAACTTCGGTGTTGCTTATAAAGTTTTCGAGTCAAACACCAAGAGCCTGTTGAAAAACAAGGAAGGTCAGGCGAGGTTAAAGACAATCATGAAACTCATTAAAGAGAATGCTGTTTTGAAAAGTGAGTTCGATATTTACAACGTCTTCACCAACCCAGTGAACGTGGCAAACGTCCAGGAATATGTAAACGAAGCCGTGGCTCTCATCAAGCAAATTCCCGCTAAGGAACTGCGCGAAAATAATGAAAAACTGGTAAATCTTTTCAAAGAGTGCGAACTTAATGAGAATATTACCATGACCGAGGATGAGACCGTACTCTATGAGGCGATTGAGTATATGATTCTTAATAAAAAGAATTTTCAGAACATTAACAAATACAACAAGATACAAAAACAACTTTGTGAATATGTATCTGAAAACAATAGTCTTGTCACAGAAGGGGTTAACCTTGACACCATATACAAGGAAAAGGTCGATGAGATGGTTGATAAACATAGCAAGGAACTGAACGAAGATGAAGTGAAACTCATACGCGATATGAGCGACCCCCAGAAAGCTAAGAAACTTTTCCACGAATATAAAACCAGTGTCACAGCTCTAGTGAAGGAACAAATTGAAAAGGGTGCCGACACCGAGGCTTGGAACTCCATACTGGAAAAAATAAACAACAAAGTGTACGAGGAAAAGACAGCCCTTACCGATATAGCCGAACTTATCGAGATTAAAAACGAGATAGAAGATTAATGCTATTAGAATTCCAAGCGGAAAACATTGGAAACTAGTCAGGTTTCCAGTGTTTTTCTTTTTTCAATATATTTATTATTGTAAAAACATTTTTTGGTGTATGAAAAAACAAGTAACATTAACTGAATCGGAATTACAATCGATTATATTGGAGGCTATACAGGAGAACTGGTGGCAGCGTAATATGCGTGGCACGGTGGGTAGAACCAACGCACAAATACAGGATGCTTTGAAACGTCTGCAGCAATCTGACCAACTCATCATGCAGTTCAGACAGGAAATGCAGCAAGCCCAGTCTCAGCCAAACGCAATAGAACAACATAACCAAGGTGTCGCTCAGAGACAACAGCAGATGTTCGGACAGCAACAGGGGCAACAGCAAGGTCAACAGGGACAACCTCAGACTCAACAGCCACAGCAGATATACCAGCAACCTCAACCACAACAGCAAACTTACAAACAGGGTATGAATGAGGATGCTAACACCACTGCCAGGACATTGGGCGGCGCAGCGATTGGCACCGCGATATTACCTGGCGTGGGTACGGCTATTGGTGCTGGCATTGGCGCTGGTAGCGCTCTAATAAAGAATTGTCTTATGATGAAGGGTCCTTTTGCTACCTTGTCGAAAGCTTTTCAATTAAGAGCCCAGGCTTATAATTTCTTGGCACGCGCGGCTTCCAACGGTCAGGATGTTTCAGCTGTCAAAGATACGCTTCTAAACTTTGATGCACAGAAAGCTGTGGGACAGCGGCAAAACCAAAATGGGCAGCAGCAAGGACAACAACAGGGTCAACAGCAAGGTCAGCAAGGGAACAACAGTCAAGCGACGGCAACCAACTGGAAGCAGGCTGAGGCTGAGATAAACCAGGTTGTTAAGGGCAACTTTGCCAACTGGCCTCAGAAATGTAAACAGGCTGGCTGGTCAGACCAAAAAATAGCAGCTTACAGACAAATGGCAAATAACCCCCAGCAAAATGCCGCTGGCGTGAACTCGATGAAAAACTATCGTCAACAGCAGGGTCAAAAACAACAAACCCAAGCTCAGCCGCAGCAGGGACAGCCACAACAGCAACAGGTACAGGAATCCTTCAGTCGCATCCTTAAGAAGCTGACAAACTAAATAAACTGACTTTACGCAATCCAAGCGAATCTGAAAAAATTTTTTCAGGTTCGCTTATTTTTTGAATATAACATAACAAAATTTTCGTATATTAATAGTGTGCGCGTGCACGTGAATAATATATTATACACCATGATTTGTGAACAGCAAGGTATTAACCAACGAATACAGTACCACTTTGGGTGACGGTACTGTAATGTACTACGGCACCCCCAATGAGACAAAGAGCGATGTAATAACCATCACAGTTAAAGGTAAATTCCAACCAACACAGGAAAAGACGGATTATCAAAAGGATATAGGCGGAGTGAAGTCTGCATTTATGAAATATGGGACGGATGTGCTCGACAAGGTCGACTGGGTGAGCGACTATTATATATTGACCAGTGATTTTACCGAACGTGGAATATCTTCCACCAAGGCATGTAAGATGAAATACCAGATGTATATTTCACCTAAACAGACTGGACGTTTCAGTGGCTTTAAGAGTAAGGTTATCCGTCTCGGCAAGGCTATGAACCATTTACTGAAAAGATGTCTGTCCGATAAAGGATTCAAAATGGTGAACAAAGCTTAAACCGTAAAACTCGAGTAACAATTCACGCGAACTTTCTAAGGAATGTTCGCTTTTTCGCTGTTGCTACTATTTATATATAAATTATATAGATAGAAATTTGAATACCATGTATATTGGACAAGATTTACTGAAACATAACATACACACTGGTTCCCAGCTGACAGAAGTCAAGAAAGGTGAAACTGGTACTGGTCTACTTATCGAACGCGACGGTCACATTGCTGGCAACCGCGACATGGTGCAGCAGATTAAAGAGGATATCGCCCATCACGACCAGTTTGTCATCCCCGACAAGTTTATTGTCAACGCCGTCTTCCAGAAGTTCGGTATCAAAAACGCGAACGGGAGAATCTATCCAGAGAAAGTATTGAAACGCGAGGTTGAAAAATATATCAACGAACGTGTTAATACACGCAGTGCTGTCGGAGCTTTGGACCATCCTGAGTCTAGCACTCTGTCTGGTCACGATGTCAGCCACATCATCACAAACCTCCAGTGGCAGGGTCGCACACTTATCGGTGAGATGGAATTGCAACTCACACCTGGTTATAGACGCTACGGCATCCCAGGGACAAGCGGTGACTTGGTGGCAAACCTGATTCTAAATGATATTCTTGTCGGAGTTTCTTCCAGAGCGGTCGGTTCTGTTGAGGAAGGACTTGGTGGAATTCTGATGGTAGGTGATGATTTAGATTTAATTGGTTGGGACGTGGTCCTCGAAAATTCTACCCCAGGTGCTAAAATTGCTAGAAATATGGCTGAACTACAACAATATATCGAATCCGATGAACGACGTAAAAATGAAGACTTGGTTAATGAAAAAATTCAGCGTATAAACAGTATTTTAATTTAAAAGAAATAATTTTGGATGTATCTTTTAAATATCCCGACTATTTAATAATAGGTTGGGATATTTTTTATTTGTGCTTGTGATGGAAAAACGTTATATTATTATAAAGTGTTAATTTATGACAAAAGAAGAATTTATTGAAAAAGCTAATGCTGTTCACGGAGACACCTATGACTATTCATTAGTTGAATACAAAAACAACAAAACTAAGGTGGCGATTAAATGCAAGGAATGTGGAACCATATTCTATCAGAAGCCTAACAATCATTTGCAAGGTTCTGGGTGTCCAAATTGTGCAAGAAAAAAAAGGTCGGAACGTTTGAGTGACACCAGGGAAGATTTTATAAGGAAAGCCATAGAAAAACACGGTGACAAATATGACTACTCGTTGGTTGAGTATGTTAGCAGTCGAGAAAAAGTGAAAATCAGATGCAAAAAATGCGGCAGTATTTTCGAACAGGCGCCAGCCATGCACTTGACAGGCAACGGTTGTTCAGTATGTAATCCCCCACATCAAAAGCTTACCCATGAAGAGTTTGTTGAACGACTAGCTCAAACTCACCCAAATCTGGAGGTTCTCAGTGAATATCAGGGAAAAGACCGCAAAATAACTGTTAGATGCAAAATACATGATTATACTTATCAAACGACGCCACACCGTCTAGTGCAAGGGGCAAATTGTAAATATTGCTATTATGAAAGAGAAAAGAAAAACAAAACTAATAAATTGGATAAGGTTTTATCTGAAATTAAACGGATACACGGTGATAAATACGAATACCCTAATATTGAGTCTGAATATGTGACATCTAAGTCCAAACTCACAATCATTTGTCCGATACACGGTGAGTTTCACCAATCCTACAATAAACACGTTAGTCATCACCACGGTTGTCCTCTTTGCGATGAAAGTTATTATGAAAAGCAAACAGCTCAAACATTAGATGACTTGAATATTAAATATGAACGCGAGAAACAGTTTAACTGGCTTGGTTTGCAGACACTGGATTTTTATTTACCTGAACACAAAATGGCTCTCGAAATCCAAGGAGAATTTCATTTCCAAAGTTTTACTATCAAAAACACAGTGGTCAACCATATGAACCAAGTAAGGCGTGACGAAAGAAAACACAAGCTGTGTGAGGAAAATGGTGTTAAACTAATATACATAATACCACACAAACTGATGAAAATGTCCAAAGTAAGTGATATTTATTCCAAAAGCAGTGTGGTTGAGATTGATAAAAACGGTGAATTGGTCGGCACTGCTATCAAGGAGTTAATCGAGAATTGCTAAATATCTAACAAAAACCCGATAATTTAAGATTATCGAGTTTTTTCTTTTTGGTTCCGATTGTTAGAAATGTTATATTTATAATATATTAAACAATTGGTAAATGTCAACTTCAATACAACTACAATTACGAAAAAAAGATTATAATTCAAATACGGATACTGGAAACGGTGTTGTTGTTTTCGACAACATAACCAATGAGATTTACGTCGGAGGGCAGAGTTTTAGTTCCAAAGTCAAAAACGGTGTCTGGGATGCAACAAATAAAGTGCTGACATTAACAAAAACTGACGGCACTATTATCACAATTAACTTGAAAGATGCAACATCTTCACAGCAGCCCACCAGTTTGCTTGGCAGCTTGCGTGATGATGTTGAGGCTAACAAGACGGCTTTGTCTACTTTGAACGGAAGCGGTAGCGGGTCTGTAAACCAGAAAATAAGTACAGCGGTTTCCAATCTCAGTGGTGGTATTTCCATTGCTGATAAAACCAATGACATTGTCACCATATATACAGACGTTGATGAAACTGACGGCGTTATTGATAACACTGGCAGCGCAACGATTGTTTTAGCTAAAGTTGCTTCGACTGGTAGTTCGTCTGATGTAAGCGTTACATATAACAGTTCGACCAGTGACATGCAGACCGCCATCAACGATATAGATTCCCGTATAGTCTCTTTGTCGTCGAATCAACTGCAGTATATAATCCCCTCAAGCAATGCGACAACACCAAATGGATACTATCACTATTATAACGGAAACAACCGTTATACTGGTACTTTGACAGCATCTGCCTCGACAATGAACCAGATATATGTATGCCGTACAACCAGAGACGGGGATTATCACCAGATTATGACTGTTAAGAGCGCGACTGGAAGTACATATTCCTGGATTGACCTCAGTACACAATCCATTGACTTGAGCGGATATATCAAAAGTGTAACGGTAAACGGTCAAACATATACAACCACTTCTTCAGGCACTGACGTCACTTTGGGTGATGTTATCACAGCAATAAACGGCGAGACCAACATCGCCAGCGGTAATTCGGACTATGTCAGTGTCGTTGCCACAACTGACACGGCTTCTAGTGGCAGTAAAACGACCACATTGTCTTCTAAATTGAAAACGCAAGCGGTTTCCACGGCAACCGCATCAGCGGATGGTGTGGCATTGGCTAAGGATGTAAAAGATTATGTCAACGACAATTTAACCACAATCAGAACGTGGACTGATAGTGATATTCCTAACAGTTAAAATTTTGAGTTATGAGTTTATATTTGGGAAATACAAAAATCAAACAGGTAAACGTTGTCTTCAATGACGGTGTTGATACCAATGTTACGGAACAGAATATCAAAACTGGCATCCGAATTCTCGGTGTTGACGGTACGTTTACTGAGGACGGTACCCAGACTACTGGATATAGTTTGGCTGGGGCTGGCGATATTGTAGATGGGAAGTCTGCTTGGGCTGACGGCGTTGAGGTTTTAGGTACGCTGGTTGTTAACCACTACTACACAGGCACGACAGCACCAGCCAGTTCACTTGGAATAAACGGAGATATTTACTTACAGCGATAAGTTATGGAAAAGAATATTGAATTAGCAATACAGAAAGAGGAGGAATATATACAGCATAAAGTGATTGAGGGGGACAATAGTAAAACCCTGCTTGACTATCTAGCCGAGGCGGGTTATTTTGATTTGGAGGATTTTAAACAAGATAGGTTTTTTTATGTAATGAAAACCGCTGGCATTATTCCTGTTTCGGATTCGGCGACCGTTCTACAACCTCTTGCTTACGAACATTATCAACAGGGTGCTCCCTTTTGTTATTTTGTGGAGTATAATAAATATTTTGCTTTGGTTCCGCTATCCTTTTCTCCTGAAGATGAACAACGGTTTAATGAATATGGTTTCGATTGTTTTAAGTGTGGATATAACAATGGTGGTATAATTTTAACCGACCCGTTGGATTTCAGGATGTGTATTGCAATTCCAAATGAAAGCTTTAATCGCATTAAACCTTACATACTTAATAAATTACATAATTTCTTGTTAAGGTATTATCCAGATATTATAATTGATAACAACGATTTTATGTATAACGGTAAAAAGGTGGCTGGTAGTGTTGATTTCGGTACTTCCCAACTATATATTTTTGCCATAAGTGTATCGTTTGTTGATATGTATGAGTATGCGGAAGAATTAGGCATTATCAAGGATAAAATTCCTGGCTGTTTACCTGATTCTGGAAATCTAAAAGATTTATTAAAAACTGAGGTTACACAATGGCTAAGACAGTAATATTATATCCATCGGCGGATGTCAGTCTGCAGCACTCCTTATACCCAACCAGCGCAAGTGTCGGGTATTCGCTTATTAATGATGTATCGCCTGACGATGATACCAGTTATATTTCCCAAGAAGTTACCAATACGGGTAGTCAGAGTGTAACATCCACATTTCGATGTGATACTGAAACACAAGGTAAAATCTATATCACTGGTGTTGCAACTACACTGCGGAGCGGTGTTTCTAGCGGTCGTCATTCTAGTGGTGTAACTAAAACAACCATCCCAATCACATCGTCTTTCAGGTTGGGTGTTGCTATTCATGCAGGCGGCACAACATATGGAACCGCCCATTCCATGACAAGTTCTAGTTCTAGCTATAACTCTTTTACTTGGGATAATTTTAATGATACTATAACAGGTGTAGCTGGATTAAATACTATATACCAATCTTTTACTGACGCAGATATCATATTATCAGTTAATCAAACTTCCCAAATCCAAGATACCGCTAATAATGAGACTGCAATAGCAGCCGTTACACAAGCCAATGTTACAATTACATACCTGGACGTCTTTGATTGTGCGGCAGCATACGTCCCTGGCTCAGGTATCGCTAGTGTCACTTGTTCGGATGCCGAGGTGGTTGATGGTAATACCTGTACTTTTACAGCAAACTTGGAAAGTGGAGCTGGGTTCCAGGGGTGGTATAGTGATGCCGCTTGCACCAACAGGGTGTCGACAAGTCGTGTCTATACAGCAACCATAACCGACAATACAACCTTGTATGCTAAGGGCGATATTCTATATAATATTAACGTCTACGCCGACAGCAACTGTACGGTTGCAACGTCTAAACAGCAGGCAACGGCTGGTGAGAGTGTGACTGTGACAGCAACCCCGTCCAGCGCCCGTTATTCGATTGTTGGTTGGTATTCGAATCCAGAACGCACAACATTGGTTACAACGGACAATCCATATACGTTTACAGTTTCAGGCAACACGAACTTGTACGCGAAGTCGAAACTGAATGAAGTTATGTATGTCAAAATCAACGGTAGCTGGGTGACGTGCTCACACATCTATAAAAAGATTGACGGTGCATGGGTTGAACAGGATGTGTTGGATGGATTGTTCGATACGACAAAAAATTATAAAATAAATGAAATATAAAGATAATATATAATGGATGAAGTTAAAGTACCTTTGGTTATAAACAAACTGCAAAGCAAGGATATATACGACTATCTCGCTTCGCAAGGTCGAATTGGTTTAAATGAATTGTATGTAATTCAAAACGATAACGACACCACTGTCAGCTCTATTACTTATGATGATAGTGTGAAGAAGTTCTACTACACAGACTCGGATGGCAATAACCATGACATCGTCACATTAGCTGTGTTGAAAACCAATATGAATTTAAGCGCTGTTGCCACGAATGGCTCTTATAACTCGTTGGATAACCAGCCTAAGATAAACAATGTCACCCTGACAGGTAACAAAACTACCAGCGAATTGAACATTAGTTATAACGACTTGACCAATCAACCGTCAATACCGCAGCTGACACAACAATACAACGCTACCGATACTTCAATGGCGATGACAGGTAAGGCTACGGCGACAGCATTGACCAGTTATACTCTAAATACCAGAAGTATTACAGGAACAGGTGCACTGAGCGGGGGCGGTAACCTTACCCAGGATAGAACTATCACCCATAATTCCGCACCGACAGGCTTAACCACGGCTGCGGTGAAGGTTGGCGTCGATTCTTATGGACATACCCAGGTTGGCGCGCCAATTACGGCGGTTGATGTCGATGCGGTGCCTATTACATATAACGTTATAACTTCATGCCAAAACATCAACGCAGCCGACTACGGTACGATTATGATTTTGGGCACCCAAAACGAAACGGTATCCTTTACAACGGTACCGCCTTTTGGCAGACGTCTGCGTCTATATTATGTGAACGTTACCAGCAATAACATAACAATAACAATAGACCCAGCGAATTTCAGCCACATGGACTATTTCTTTTTCAACGGGTCGGTATTGACCAGCGCCACTACGTACACAGTGCCAGCAAACAGTAATTTAACAATGATTATCACGCTGATGCAAGGAACTGTTGAGGGTCAGACTAGGGTATTCTGTTTCGCGGATGTGCAGCAGACCCCTTAATTTTCTGCATATACTTTAATAAAAATCACGTTTTTTTTGGAATAATTTCAAAATATCAAGTATTTATAATTAAATAATGATTTTATAGTTTAATCAAAATGGCTAAAAAACAGATTAGAACTAAGTATATTAAATCTTTGATGGAAGACAAAGCCAATTTAGCAAACACTTTGGAGGAATCTACCAAGGAGACTTTGAGCGCTATGCTTGACGAATCCGTCAACAAGAGCCTCAGACAGATGCTTGCTGAATCTGACGACGATTCTTACGAAGAAGAGGTTGACCCAACCGAGACTCAGTTCAACAACGAACCAGAAGACGACAATACGGAAGACACCGTAGATGTCGACCTTGAAAGCGGTGACGCCAATGTCTGCAAGGACGGTGAATGCAGCACCGAGGGTGACGATGTCTGGACGGGACTTGAAGACTGCAGGGACGAGGATGGTGAATACGACCTGAGAGGAAAAGATATCGACACAGTTCTCGAAATCCTCAACACAATGGAACCCGACGAGGATATCCGCATTATCAAGAATGACGATGATACCGCAACGGTTGTGCCAAGTGGCGACGAAAACGAGTTTGTTATCGATATAAACGACGGCGACGAGACTGAACCCAACAAGTTTGAAGCCGACGGTTTCGAGGGAGCTAAGGGTGACCTTGGAAACGGAGACGACAACGAAGGGGGTGACGACCTGGGCGACGCCGAGAACAACGGCACCGACGATGAAGATGAGACTGAGTTCGAGTTGACAATCGACGATGACGACAATGATGAAGAAAACAACGACACAGACATGTTAAGCGAAGGTAACGTGAACTTAGGTTACACGGACAACTACCAGAACAAGACAGCCATGACCATGCCTAGTGACAAGGGCGAGGGTGAGGGCGACAGCAGATTCGACGGCGGCGCACCTAAGGGTGGCAAGAACAACGTTAAACGTTGGGTCGGCACTGACGGAGCTAACGGCGGCAACCCATACAGCCAAAAAACTAAACAACCAATGACCGAGGAATTCGAGGACGGTGGCGACGGTCAACAGGCTATCTTCGAGGTTGAGCTTGACGGCGAGGCTGGTGCTGACATGGACAACATGCCAGTCGACGAGACTCACACCAGAGGTATGGCTCGCAAACACAACAGCGTCGGCAGAACTGAGGTTCCCGACACCAATGTGCAGGCTGATGAGGAAGACACAAGAAACGTCTACGTCAACGCTGACCAGCGCAGAAACTGCTCGCGTGCAACCAATGAGAGTATCGAGGCTAAACTCAACGCTATCATGAACGAAAATGCACAGCTCCGCAGTATCATGGCTCAGTTCAAGGAAAAACTTGACGAAGCGGTCGTTATCAACAGCTGTCTTGCAAAGGCAACGAAACTCTTCACCGAAAATTCCACTACCAGGGAGGAAAAAATCAACATCCTGAACCGCTTCAACAAGGTTCACACAATCAACGAGAGCAAGGCTCTCTACAACCAGATTTCTGGTGAACTCAAAAACGCTCACAGCGTAAATAACAACTTGCTTAACAATCAGTTGACTGAGGCTAAAGGTAGTAACAAGAATATGATTGTCGAGACTAACATGCTCGGTGCTTCCGAGGAGTTGAGACGCATTCTTGACCTCCAAGACCGTATGGCAAATAAATAAGTTTTCGGTAACTTTTTGATTTAGCGAGATATTTATAATTAATAACAAAAATTAAAACAAAAATAAAATGGCAGCTATAAGAGAATTACTCACAAGCGGTGCGGTAGGTAATGTTGAACTTAACGCACAGAAGAAAATCCGCCAGGATATTCAAGAACGTTGGGAACGCCTCGGTCTCGTTAAGGGTCTTGAGGGTAACGTTAAGGATACCGTAGCCACTCTTTATGAGAACCAGGCTAAACACCTTCTGAAAGAAGCTACGGCAGCCGACAACAGCGGTGCTTTTGAAACCGTTGTGTTCCCGCTCATCCGTCGTGTATTCAGCAAGCTCCTTGCTAACGACATCGTTTCGGTTCAAGCTATGAACCTCCCTATCGGAAAACTGTTCTTCATCAAGCCCGTCACCAGCGAGCGCGAATGGACTCTTGATGCAAACGTTTACGATGCACAGGGTAACCAAGTTAACCTTGGTGGTGTGAACACTGGTCGTCACCGTGGTCTCATGGGCTATCAGCGCACTGATATGCACAACAACGGTTATGAAGGCGGTGCTCAGAACAACCGTTACTACCTCCCCGATGAGAGCGTAACCGTTCAGGGTGCTCCTATCACCAAAGTTGAGCAGTTTGTTGACGAAGCTGGTGTTAAGTACTACAATGACGGTACTAACAACGTTAAGGTTAATGACGCAAGTCATACTGCTTATACCCCTGTTGGAACCTCAACTTCCATTGGTTATGGCGTTGTTGAACCTATCGTTACCCAATACATGAAGAAAACTTTGTACGACCTGTTCTACAATGACTTCCTGTATGACAACTCGAAGGGTAAAATCACCATCAACACTGGTAGTGCCACTCCTGTTCAGATTGCAGCTGACGGTTCTTATGTGCCTCTGACAGTTCTTCCTGTTAACGCTCAGGATGGTTCTGTACGTAGCGTACTTATCGAGCTCACTGGTTTCCACAGCTACAACGCTGGTCACCTGACTGGTCCTGACGGTAACGAGATGGACACTGAGACCTTCCTGGCTTCATTGAAGGTTATTGCTAAGCAAGCTATTGCTGGTACCAACACTTTCACTGGTTTTGCAACTAACGAAAATATCCAATTCCGCGTTGTGACTCAGAAATACGGTGACCAGATGGTTAACTACAAGAATGACGTCGCTGACGGTCAGGGTCGTATGTATATCGAACTCGACCTTACCAAACCTTGCAAGATGCAGGGCTTGACCACTGATGGTTATATTGGTGTTGACCCAAATGCTATTAACCCAGCTCAAATTAACAACTACTTCCAGATTGCTTGGTGTTCTTATGACAGCCTCGAACTGGAGACTGAGATGGGTGAGGTTAGCTTCCAGCTTACTGCTGTTGACGTTGCAGTTACCGAGCGTAAACTTCGTGCTACCTGGTCTCCAGAGCTTGCACAGGACGTCAGCGCTTTCCACAACATCGACGCTGAGGCAGAATTGACTGCAATCCTCGCTGAGCAGATTGCCGCTGAAATCGACCGCGAAATCCTCCGTGACATCCGTAAGGCTGCTCCTTGGACTGAGCGTTGGGACTACAACGGCTGGCAGAGACTTGGTACCACTTCAACTGTGTACACACAGAAAGACTGGAACCAGACTCTTATGACCAAAATCAACCAAATCAGCGCACAGATTCAGAAGGCTACCCTCCGTGGCGGTGCTAACTGGATTATCGTGTCGGCTGAAATCAGCGCTGTGCTGAACGACCTCGAATACTTCCACGTAACTGACGCTTCTGCAGAAAGCGACACTTACAACATGGGTATCGAGAAGGTTGGTGCTCTCCAAGGACGTTACAACGTCACCGTTGACCCATACGCACCTCACTGGTCGCTCATTATGGGACACCACGGTACGAGCTTGCTCGACACTGGTTACATCTACGCACCTTATGTGCCGATGGCATTAACCCCAACAATGTACAACCCATTCAACTTCGCACCTATCAAGGGTATCTGCACCAGGTACGCTAAGAAACTGGTTAACAACCGTTACTTCGGTTCAATCAAGTGTGATGGTCTGATGCACTGGGATATCAACGAGATGAGATAGTTCAAGCTCAATCGTTTGAGAAGAAAAGCGTGGCTTCGGTCACGCTTTTTTTTGTTATTTACACAATCCATTCAATTTTGTTCTTTGTAAAGGTTTTTTTTGAAACTATAATAGAATTTTTGTATATTAGTAATATGGAAGTGAACTACACCGAAACTAAAGATTTCGGTGCTTCTGACTTCACTGACAACCGCATTCCGAAAAATGTCTTACGTCGTCTCCATCAGTGTAATCGACAGTCCCTGCCGATATGTTTCCCAATCCTTCCTTGAGGATGTTCTTCGCGGCGTTGATGTCCCTGTCGTGGTCTGCGCCGCAATTCGGGCATCGCCACTCCCTCACGGACAAATCCTTGACACCGCTATATACGTAACCGCATTCGCTACACGTCTGACTTGAGGGATAGAATCTCCCTATCCTTACGACCCGCTTGTCGTTCATGTCCGCCTTGTATTGGAGATACGAAACGAACGTCCCCCACGCGCGCAGTCCTGTATATGCTTGGCGAGAGTATGGTTGCGTATCATCCCCTTGACGTTCAAGTCCTCCAAGCATATTATGTCATACTTTCGGATTAAGTCGAGCGATACTTTATGTAAATTATCATTACGGCTGTTCGCAATCTTTTCTTGAATCTTGGCAACCTTGAGTCTTTGTCTTTCGTACCCGTTGCTGCCATGTTGTTTCCTTGAAAGATGCCTTTGCGCAATCGCCAACTTCCGTTGGTATTTCCTTGTGTATCTGTTGTTTTTGTATAGTTTACCATCTGATGTAATGACAAAATCCTTGATACCCAAGTCAATGCCTGCATTCTTGCCGCTCTTCGCCATTGGCTCGTACATTTGTTCGGTCAGCAGACTGACATAATACTTGCCTGTGGTCGTCAGCGATATTGTCGCCGAATTGATTTTGCCGAGCAATTCCCTGTGCTGCCTCACCTTGATGCCTTCCTTGAATTTCGGGAAGTACACTTTTCCGTCTTTCAGTTCCACGAACTGCGGAACGCTGAAACTGTTCCTCGCTTTCTTTGACTTGAAATTCGGGAACTTCGCGTTGCCCCTGAAAAAGTTCACATAAGCGGTTTCCAAATGACGCAAGGCGTGCTGGAGCGTCTGACTGTTTATTTCCTTCAGCCAAAGATGCTCGCCGTCCTTTTTGAGTTCGGTCAGTTTCCTTGCCTGTTCGTAATAATTTTCCGACTTGCGGGTTTCGTCATATTGGCGCTTGCGCTCGGAGAGGAAATGGTTGTACACAAAACGCACCGAGCCGAAATGCTTGGCAAGTAAAACTCTCTGCTCGGTGTTCGGTTCAAGTCTGAATTTGTATGTTTTGTATATGACCTTCATATATGATAAGTATCACTAATTTACAAAAAATTGCAAGTTTTTGTAAATATTTTTTACTAACTATTGCAAATATACAAATTTGCTTGTTCTATTGGGGAAGCATCGCCAGAAACAATCAGAAACTACATCGAAAACCAAGGTTAGTTTCAATTCATCCCCGAAACTGAAGATTTCGGGGTTTTCTTGAAACCTTTTATAAAATCGAACCACCCGACTACCGTTACTACAACAGTAAGGTTGACCGTTACAAGAGGTTCCATAAATTCAACTTTCGCAAACAGCTCTTACATAAAAGATACGGTCTGCCGCTATCTATGACGGAACTTGAGATGGCAAGAGAACTTGGTTATGACAGGATATGGGATTGCGGGCTTGTAAAATATGTATACAAAAATCCGAATAATTGTTGATTGGCAACTATTTATTGTATATTAAATATTGATGTTTATGGATAAAAAGAAAATAGCTGACGTGGTAATGAAACTGTTCCTTTATGGAGATGTGTGCAAGATGATACATTATTCCACTCCGAAGATGCACTGCCACAAGCTGTGCGACGAAGTGAGGGATAGTATCACGACATTTGCTGACGATTTGGCTGAAAAGGGGTTTGGTATCACTGGCAAACCTGAGTTCGGCGATTTCTCGCTGAAACTTAACATCACAGTTTCCAATGATATTGCAGTGGTTTGTCAGAATGTTGTTCATCTTGTCGATGAGTTGAGAAAGGACATTGCGGATGATGATAACTGGAGCGGTATTGTTTCAATTATAGACGATTTCAAGGCGGAAATGTCCCAGAAGATTTATCTGGCAAACTTTGACGACGTGTCAACCAAAAGACTGGAGGAGGTTATAAGACGTGTAATAAAGAAGGTTTTAAAATAAGCTAATATTATGAAAAGAGTTCTAAAACTCACTGAGAGTGATGTCAGAACCCGCTGGCGAATAATATCTGAAATAGAACGTTATTATGGACAAGAAAAAGAAACATTTTGACTATACACCATATCTCAAAAGTCTGGCTGAATATTTCAACAAGGAATACAAAGTCAAACCGTTCCCAAAGGTGAAACTGTCCAACCGCAACCAAGGGGATGACAAGGTTCTTATACGTACTGGCTACTATGACCCCAGCCAGAAGCTCATTATGTTGTTTATTAGAAATAGGGCAGTCAAAGATGTGTTACGCAGTTTTGCTCACGAGCTTGTGCACCATTATCAAAACCTGGAAGGACGTCTGAGTCCTGGTATGTATTCTGGTGAAAAAATCATCGAGGATGACCGACTCATGAAACTAGAGGAAGAAGCTTATTTGAAAGGCAATATCATATTCAGGAGCTGGACTGAGAAGATTGAGAAAGAACTTGAAAGTGAGCCTACCGAACACATGCACAAATTGATAAAACTGAACGAAGAACAGGTTGCTCAGATAATTAAATTGAAATAGAAAAGTGATTATGAACGGAAATTAAAAAAAGCGAACAATCAACGGTTCGCTTTTTTTGCGATATCCTATTAAACTTCCAAGTTTTTTGGTTTGTCTAATATATTGAAATCGCACAGTTCCTTGTGCACTGTCTGTTCCATATTACGGGTGAGACGGATGTCAATGTAATACCTGCCTGGCACTAGTTCGCTTGTATTCAAAAGGAAGTAATTTTCGTTATATCCGCGTTCGACTGGTTGCCACTTGATGATGTCAATCTCAGTGTTGCCCGCTTTTGTATACAGTCTGTATTCAAGACCGTCAACATGCACTTCCTGGCGTGATGTGTAAGCAACCTTACAGCTAACGTTGACTTTGCGAATGTCACCCTGTTCTAGCTGTTGTTTATTGTTGATGCCGAAAATAGCTGGTATAAACTGTTCCTGTTTTTGTGTTTCATACGGTAATCCAAATACAAAATAACCATCAGGGTCTTTCGTTGTGAAATAAAGTTCCTGTTTAGGTAAGCGGCGCCCGCGATATACCAGGTTATCCCAAACATCATAGAACATCGTCTCAGGCTTAGTGTTTTCACTTGACATCATAATGTCGATATAATACACACCCTTGGTAGCTTGTTTTACCTCCTTTTCCTGCCCGTTTATACTACATGTGGGTATTCTGTCCAGGTTTACCATTTGACCACCCACAGAGGCATAAAAATACAGTTTATTCTCTTTGTCTAGGAAGAAATTCGTCCTATCGTCCTGTATGGTATCGTTGTAGGTTGTTTCAAGATATGGGTGGAAGAATGTATGTGTGTGGTCAGTGAAAAAGCCGACATATCTCAAATTCTCGAGCGATGTAGCTTCCAGCTCTGGCGCAAATGCTATGCCTATACCGTAATTTTCGAGTCTTCCCATTATCATGTCGTTGACTACATCGGTTAAATCAACTTCAATAGATTCGTTTCCAACGTCGAAATGCTGGGTTGCAATCACGTGTGGTAATATGTCATCCGCCGAATACACACCATTGTTATCCCAAGCTTCAGTGTTGGTTGCCATATACCAGTTGGAGCCTTGTGTTGAATAAATCCTGTTGATGATGTCATACCCATCCATAAGATAGTCAAAACCGCGACCCATATCCCAGTCTTTGTTGATGAGGAAGAATATCAAATCAAAAGACGATGCGCGCTCGGCGTTGTTGTAGCGGTTGTATATCGTTTGGTAGTTAGTTCTTAATCCAGCAACGTTCTGCATTTTCAATACGTGGTGCATTTTCTTAATGTCAGGGTATGTACGGTCGGTCAAGAGATTTCTAAGTTTAGTGACATCAAAATGTATCAAACCTCTCGTGACGGGCATGCCGTAATAGAGTTCCAGTATTGGATTAAGTCCGATGTTGACACTGTCACCTTCAATGATAGTGTTTGATTTATCGAGAAAGGTATGGGTTACAATAGCCATAATTAAATAACATTAGATATATAATAAATATCTTAATGTTAATTAATTGACATGAATAGCTTTCGACAACATTTCATCCAGGTTTGTATCCAGGAGATTGTTGTCCTGTTCGCTTAAATCGGGCGGCTCGTAAGCAAATGCGTGGTCATGTGTCCTGAACAGTTCGATGAACTTTTTCAAGAAGTTAACCAATTCATCACCATAGATAACTGGGTGGGCGCTGGACAAGATTTTTATCAGTTCTTGTTCAGCTCCGCTATTATCACCGTCTTTCTTGTCAGCCAGGAGTTTATCATAAAGATTGTAAACCTCTTTAGAATCACGGGACAGGAGGTTTATTCTGTCCGCAACAATATTGATGACGGAGTTTAATTCCTTACCGTCATTATCCTTCATCTTCTGGTATTTCAACTGTATGTAAGCTGGGTCAACGCTGTTAAAATGGAGACATTGGCTTTTGGCACCGTCAGGGTTTTGTTTTATACCACATCTAATATCTAACTCATGGTCTTTCAGAATTATATCCGAGTTGCTACGTCCTAATATAGCAATATCTTTTTGTTCAGGTAGCGTCCCTTCGTTCTCGGGGTCGGTGTCTGGTTTTGGAAAAGGTTTAGACAAGCGGTCTTTGAACATGTTTGACGCACTGATGTCCATTGAGTCTTTGCTGAGTAAATTGAACTGGGATATAATAGGACCGATATAGAAGCGGTTGGACTTGGCAGCTCCTTTTTGTTGGAGTACAATCAGAACCATTTCTCCAACTTGTGGATAAACATGCACCAGTTTGGGAAGTAATGGAAAACAGTACGGCAGCTCTTCGTCTGGTATATTACCGTCCAGTCCGTTGAGACGTACCTTTATCCTACGTCCTTCGTTTTCGTCAATTGTGCTTATAACTCTCCCCTCTTTGAGTGTAAATTCATCCATTGTTGCGTTTGTCCAGTATTTTCTTTATTTTGTCATATTCTTCCCCGAGAGATATCATATTCGTAAGAGCCTCGTTGTAAATTTTCTGATATTCCAGAAATTGAATGTTCAGTGCATTCATTTTCTGTTCAAGTTGTTCGTTTGTCAAATTCTCATAATTTTCCATATACCACTATCGTATAAGTCCATTTATTTCTGGCATGTTAATATTCTGTCCTGTAATTACAACAGGACCACCCGCATTGCCGCCCTGACCTGTTATGGTTATCTGCCCTATGTCAATAGAACCTTGGACGACCGCGTTGTCGTGGATTTCCTTAATCAATTCCTCGCTTACAATCTTAACAAACTGGTTTACCATGTTTTCTTTACCGTCCTTACCAGTGCCTGTATAAATGCCAGCTTCAGGCAATCGGGCTATAATAGCAGAAGTTAACGAGATTGCTGATAAGCCTGGGCGGTTCATGATTTCACAAAGAAGCAGGATTGACGGTATCTTGTTAAGTTTTGACAGAGGTTGACGAACCTTTTCCATGACACCGTTTATTGTGTCGGCGATTTTACTTATCCAAGTACTTGAACCACCTTGCATGTTATTTTCTATTTCACTGAAATCCATATTCGTTTAACATTCTTGGTTTATTGCTTCGCTAGCTTCCGTTATATCAGCATAAGTAACGTCATCCTGTTTCCAGTCACGCTCGTTGCGGCGTAGTTTGATACACTGAACGCATTTCAAGAGTAAACTGATGTAATACTGATATTGTTCAATTGTCATCTTGATAGCCAGCTGTGATGCCAGTTCCTTAATTATTGTCAGAACTTCGTTTCTAAAGAACTCCATGATTTCATCCCTTACACCCCTGATGAGTGAATTGATTAGGTCACGGAACTGTTGCATGAATTTGTTCATGTCGAAACTGGGACTTTGTCCGACAACCTTAAGGTTCATCATGAGTAGTATGTACACTTTCGGTGACATAATCACCATTACGATGATATAAACCAACTTGGACAACAATTGGTCTACAATGCTAAGATTGGCGTTAGCTGTAACGTCAAATCCCAAGGCTGTGTTAAGGTTGAGGGAATAGTTAACTGTTCCTGGGTCATGTGGGTTCATCGACGACATAGCCTGAAATACCGACCCTTTAATTACAGACTGTAGTTCTTCCTTGGATGCATTGCTGCTGAGTTCGTTCAGTGAAGACATGATGCTTGCAGGAGAGGGTATTTCACTTGCGTTAATACCATCAAATGTCTGCAATCCCGCACGGTTCATGTCAACTTCCTGTAGTAGGGCGTTGTATGTATCGTTGGTAAAAGAGAAGAAACAGTCGCTAATGACAGATTCATCGGTCTCTATTATCTTGGTTACCAATTCTCTCAGTTGAGCTTGAACAAACTGTTGTTGGATGGATATGTTTATATTGCCATTTAAACTAGCACCAACATTACCAGTTGCATCTATACCACTTCCATCGGTCGGACTGAACTTTAAACAGTTGGTAATAGCATCTAAAAGTTGTGCTGTTACAACCTTTTCGTCAAATAATTTCATCGACATCACAAAATCTGTGTTGAATTCAACCATCGGATGTAGATAATAATAGTTTGACTCTGGTGAAGGCCATCCACTTTCAGAAAACTCATCTATTGCCTGGATTGCTCTTATTTTTTTGTTCTCTTCAATTGGTAAACTTGTTTCGAACAGTTGCGGTGGTATGACAATATCGCGGTCAATGTTTGCAAAATGGTGGACGGCTACGTTATTCAACGCATGGGATATATCTTGACCGTCAGCGCCGTATATAGCATCCTTGATTTGGTTGAGACGTCCTTTGTCAGCTTCAGCATCGGCAATGAAAGAATTTAACAGTTCTGGATTGGAAATACCATTTTCAATAGCCTCCGTCTGTGACACTTTCAGCCAGTTATCAGTTTCGTTGTAATACTGGTCAACGGTCTTTAATAGATTGTTTAATGACTTAATATTTGCTGTAGCTTGAGCGACGTCTTGCATTAATAAATCTTTGTTATTGATGGGCGCGGTGCTGCCAAAGAAAACATGAATGCAATTTTCCATGGGTTCCTGCACATAATACGGCAAATGTTCACAGTCCCATAAACTAGACGAACGGTTACTGTACTCCAATGTTACAATACCGTTACTCTTTGCCTGTTTCGTCCATTTAATATGTTCACCGATATGCCGTTCCTGTACATTGTATGGCGGGTCGCTTTCACGGTCTTTTTTGCGGCGCCACACAACTCGTTCCGCGGGAGAGTTTTTACAATACCACAAAACAGCATTGAAGTCCTCAGAATATTTGACGTCATCTAGAATTTCAAAATCTGGTGCATCACACCCAAAATAATAGTATCGTCCTGGGTTGTTTTGGTTTCTGTCTAACGGCGAATATGCGAATATGTTGAACAAATCAATTCTGTTCATATCAAACACCACACCTTCGCGAATCATCTCTTTGGATATGATGGGTTTGATGGAACACGAAAGCATTGCCTGTATGTTTGACAACAATATTCCCTTGACCGCCACTTCCAGTACAGGCAATTGTGTTGCAATGAATTTCGACAAAATGTCCACTAAAGTATCATACCCCTTGGTGGACTTGAAAAAATCAACAAGCAAGTCAATGGGATTTGCCGCAATGTTAGCCGACAATAAAGTATTAGTCTCAGAGGTTTCAGGATACATGTCCAATGCAGTCATGAGTCCTGTTACCTTCGACATTGCTTCCTCTTTGATTTGCTTCGATGATGCCATTATTTAAGTGTGTATTCAAGTGGTTTATTTTCTTCGATGGAGGTAGGGATGTCAGCCACCACGTCCTCCCAGTTGTCTGGAACAGCGCCTTCAGTGAAACCTTGCTGTCCGTTACCGCTGCGCTTCAATACTTCAGCCATAGCTTTAGCAACCTCGAGTTTGCGACCGATAGCTTTGTCTTTTGTTGAGATAAAGTCGTTGATTGCTTTGGCGTATTTGCTTTTGCCGTCAATAACTTCCTCGTTCAGGTTGGTTGACATTTCGATTTTGTTAATGAGACGCTGGGCTTCCTCAACGTTTTTACACGCCTCGTTGTAGATTTCCTGGAGCAGTTCCTGTAAGTTATCTTGATTGTCTAGCTTTATTTTAAATTGTTTCGGAGCTTTCATGTTCTAATTTTTTTAGTTAACTATTTGTACTATAATAATTAGTCCTGATTTAATATTTGGTCTTTCATTTTGAAGTATGCTATTGCAAACTTTTTCTTTGCATCGCGTATTTGTTTAGTTGACAGGAAGGTTGTCTCCTTGATATATGCATCAATACTGCTCTTGGCATATTTTTTGGTATTCAGTTCACTGAAAATGTCATCCCAATTAGTAAGAACATTATACAATGCTTGACCGACTTTAACATCAGATTCGTTGAGTTTGTATTTGTTCGGCTCATCCAACATTTTCACAATTTCTTCAGCCGCGTTGCTGACCATGATTTGCGGAAAAGTCGGTTCCAATAGTTTTTCGTTAGCAATACGCATGTCTGGATGGATTTCATTATACATGGTATCATATGAAATGTTCTTCTGGAGACTTTCCTGGGCTTTCTGTCTTTTGTGAAGCACATAGTTCTTACAGATGGTGCCACAGTATGAGTAAGCCTTTTTGTTTTTAGTTGGGTCGAATCTGTTGACTTTGGATATAAGATGTGACATCGCATCATTGAACGTATCATCAAATTCCTCACCAGGTGTAAAAAGTGTGTATCGCCTGATAATGGATTCTACCATTTTAGTGAAAGCAGGATACAGCGTCTCGTTAAAGACACGGTTCCTGAACACCTCGTCATCACTCTGGCAGTATTGTTTGAATAACTCCTCTTCGGTTTCTGAGAAGTACATCTTCTTTTTGTTGGGATTGGGTTTCCGTCCCCTTTTTTTAGGCGTTTGACCCTCGGGAACAGGTGACGGCTGAACCGCCACCTCTGGTTCCTGGGTTGTTTTTTTCTTTGCCATTACTTTAATTCGTCATCCTTTACATTTATTATGTCTTTGTGGCGGTCTTCGTCAAACATACATTCACGCTTTGCTAACTCAAACCACTTCTGACTATCGTCTGCAGTAATTTCCTCTGCATAGTGTGCTATCAAACTACCGTCACGGAAAATGGTGTGGTAGTAGCCTTCCTTGGGTACCACATAGATGATTTGCTTTTTGCTACGAGTTGCTCTGAGCAAATATTCGTAGTTAAATGCCACCTTAATCGACGGTTTGTATCCAAGCCAGTCGCTGGTCTTGAATATACCGCCCGTCAAGTTGAATGCAGCGGTGTTTTCAAGACAGTCGCCGTCAACAATCCCAACTTCATTGGAGAACGACGACGCCCAGATGATATCGTTCATGAACTCGCGTTCATTAGTCTTGGGGTTGTGAACAACATTGATTGGAAGGAAAACACTGACATCCTCATGAGTATTGTAGTATTCATCAAACATCTTAAACCATTTCAAACTGTAGTGGTCGTCAACCTCGAATATTGAGAAAAATTCAGTTTGAACCTGCTTGGCTCCGAAATTTACCTGCGAACAATAATCCGTCTCACCTGGGTTGCGGACAATACAGTCTGTGTCGGGATTTAACCAACATGATATATCATCACTGTTGGTGTAGAGGCTGTTTGGTATAACAACCATAATCCTGATACTGACATCTTCGGGTTTTTCCATTGAATTGATGTTTGATATCGCTTTCTGCAACATCTCTTTCATTTCCACGGTTTCCTCGTGGACTGGTATCATAACTGTAATGTCTTTCATTATTTTTCTTCAGTGTTATCTTCTTTATTGTTTATGTTTTGCTGAGTCAGGTGGTATATCTCGTCAAATTCACGGATTCTTGTCAGAACCAAATTGTCAGCCAGTTTTTCCACGTTTTTATTCCACTCTTCCTGAGTGTATTTAAGGTTAGTTTTTGCCATGTTGTCGTACAATACCTGTGGAACCTCATCCTGCATCCATGATGCTATTACATCTGCGAGAATATCGGGAAGTTGGTCGAAACTGTCAAACCAGATTGCGTTGTCGATGATTTCACCTTCATCGTTGAGCATCCATTCCTGAATATGCTCTGGCAGTTTGCCGATGACTATGTTGTTACAACGCATAGCTTCCAGCGCACCGTAGCCAAACGGCGTGTCAGTGTCAACCCAAACGGTGATAGCACCCTCTTTCAATGTCTCGGCATAGTGCTCACGATTCATACCGCGCAGGTCTTTGAATGAGATGAATTTGTAAATCGGATATTTCCAATAAAAAGTTTTCATCAACTTGTTAACATCGCTCTGTTTCTTTGAAATAACATTGACCACGAGTTTTTTCGGTGCGACGGGCTTACGGAAATATTCGGGGATGTGCGGGTTGAGTACCTTGGTACGAACATACGGCATCACATCCTTAATCAGGTTGGCTTGCAGTTCGGTTGTGGCAATACAGTCACGAATACCGAAGTTAAGCCACTGGCTTCCGATTGGAATGAAGTCGGTTACATAGTCGAAGTTTTGCAACAAAACATATCTCTGGCAAGGTATCTTGTGAAGATATGTCTGAACCATAAGGCTGGAGAAAGCTTCGGGGATGAACAGGAAATCAGACGGCGATACCTGCCAGCTTCCCTGGTGACTGATGTTAATGTGGGGGAGATTGGCATATTCTTCACCCATCCAGTCTTTAACCCCGCAGAATATTTGTTCACCCATCGGGTCGTAAGTACCCTTGGCTTGGCGTTTCTTTATTTCACGAGGGCTGAGTTCGTTGTCAAGCTGATATAACATGGTTACCTTGTAGCCCAATTTGTGCATCGACAGTGCCAGGTCGTAGGTGTATACCAAGCTACCGTTAGGGACATTCTTACTGTCGATTGTGAAGAAAAACATAGTAAAATCTTTGTTTTTCAGTTTGTTTATTTCATTTTCAATTCTTTCTAATGGTGTTGTTGTGTTTCCCATATTAGTCTTCCTGTTCTATTTCATATATTATTCCCATCTCATACAGCGTGTTAAATGACAGGCGCTGTCCGAGATGCATTGATGAGGAGTCGTTAATCATAATGACACCCTCTCCGTCCGAAATTGGCATGAGTACAAGGTTGAGTATATTGGAGATGATGTTATACCTCAAGGTTGACTGAACTTCACTGCTATTGTTCTTGGTTTCTGAAACTTCCTTGCTTAACAACTGAATGTCACCGAGAGTTGTTATGTTTTCCTCGTCTTGTGTCATCGGCACCCCATATGACTGGTTGATTGTCTGTATCACATCCTGGGGTTTAGTGATGAACTCCATAACTTTTTCCAAGTCGATTGCATACAACTTATTGTTGATGCTTAGGTAATTGTTATCCATTAATGCGGTTTTCTAAGATTTTTATTACAGTTTCATTTTCATCATTGATTAAATCCATTAACGAGTTGAATGAATATTTTGTTTCAATGTCTTTATTGAAAGGCTTGTTAATCTTGATAACATATTTTCCTTCTGGGCAGTTCTCAATCAAACTAGGCTGTGCTGTTATCACAATGTCGGCACGGTCGAAGATTGTCATTGAATCTTTCGGAAAATATACTTCGCGCGGTCTTAGGGTTTTACCTGAAAGAAATGCGAACGTCGCCTGAATGGACAACCCCATCTCAAACGGGGAGAAGAACATAACCTCGGGCACGTTTTCCTCATCAAGGTCGCGCAGGGTTTTTTCGAGATAGTCATTCAATGCGTAAGGAAGCATTTTGTCAGTGGCTTCAGCACGGGCAAATAGTTCGAACGGATAGTCAACGTATTTAAACTGGAACAGTTCTTGCTTGCTGGCAAACGGATAAACCTCTTCTTCATTGAACGAAGTTATTTCATCGAGTTCAATCTCAAACGACGGGTCAATATGTCGCTGAAACATTTCCCTAAACTGGTACATGTTGTCACGGATAACGTTGTTAATGTCAATTGCAATTCTCATCTTATTTTGCGTAAGCTTCAATTTCATTATTATCCTCAGTTAGAAACACAACTCTCGGGTATGCGTATTCCAGGTTGGCTGTCCAACCACATTCGCAGTCGTAACGGTTGATTTTGTCCATTGTGAAGGGGTTGAACATGGTTGGTGTTTTGTTAATAATCTCTCTGTGACAATTGGGACAGAAAGCATGCTTAATCATCGGTGTCACTTTCTGAGTGGCAATTGTAAGGTCGTTTTCACTCACTCTAGGGTATTTTTCTTCAAATCGTTCCATCATCTGTTGCTGCTGGTTGGAATGGTCGATTTCAACTGGGATTTCCGTCGGATTGGCATCCTCTTTGGCGATATCCTCACGCATTTTTTTTAATGCGGTTCTGTATGCTTCAGTGTCCTCAACACTCATAGGGGTACCATCGGTAGGAAGGTCGTCGTTCAGTCTAGCCTGGTCTTCGGCATAAGCTTTTTTGAAATCTTCTAAAATACTGTTCATGTTTCTGGATTTTTATCGTTTATTTATTGATAATATATCAACAATGTATTAAAAAACCAAAAACTTTGAATATTTAGTAGAAAAAAAAGAGAGCCTCTAAAAGGCTCTCCTTTTGTTGCAGATATGTTTAAAAATGTAGCTAGTTATTCTTGTCAACCCACTCATTATACAGTTTCTGCATTGCTTTTGTAACACAGTCCTTGCATAACATCCTGCCAAATTCATGTTCCGACATTTCGTAGTCGAGATATTCCGTTGTTACACCGTCGCTAGCTTCATCACTAGCTTCCATTGCATCCAATGCCCTGGCGTCATAAGTAACCTCTTTTCCACAGTCAGCACATTTATATGTACGTATGATAGCCTCGGGGTCGAAATTAATTGTCATCTCCTTTGGCGTATGATTTTCATATTTCTTTGCCATTTGTTCACTATAGAATTCCTTGGTAAGGTCGGTGCCGCCATCAATGATGTTGGTGATGTAACGAATAACATAATCGCCATCGAACTCGAATATACGTTCCAGTTGCAAGTTTCCGAACTCAAAACGCAGCATATCATCGAGTTTATATGCGTGGAATGTTTCGAAACTGATGGTATCCAGTTCCAGAATATCTGAACGCACACCAGAGTCGATTATACGTTCAAGTTCACGGATGAATGGTTTGGATATTATAATCTTGTCATCTGGGTATTTTGAGACGTAGATGTCAAGGATAGCACTCCACTCATCATCCCCGCGTTTCACCACAACTTTCTTGGTAAAATCCTCAAGTCTGAATCTCGGAAAGTTATGACGCGTCATTGTAATGTTATATTCGCGTTCGCGGTCAACGTACTTGCCATCCTCACCGATACGGCTCAACGCTTCGGTTACATTCTCCACCGCCAGTTTGTTCTCCTGTATAGTTACTATGTCTCGGTTATCCTCGTTTTCAACATAAACAAACTTACTGTCACTGGGCTTTTTCTTGGTAGCCAGTGTTGGCGAAAAGTAATTGTAATGTTCAGATTCCCTGGCAACAGCATAAGTTCTATACCTCAAGTCTATAACCTCCTGAGTCAGTTCCCCGCGTAATAATGCCTTGGCGACGCTGTGGTCTGACACCTGCTGGTTGATAGTTGAACCTTCATCCAATGAACCGCTGTTTTGGTGAAAGTTTTCATCCTCAGTCTTTTTCATACCGAGGATTAAGCCAATCCATAGGTCACGAAATATCTGTTTGATTTTTTTAAACATAATCAATTAACTGGTAAACTGAGTCATCAAGTCTTCTTGGAGTTCGATATAATGGGCGATAACTTTATCTCTTTTTGTTTTGATTTCCTCGATAGCAGCATCGATTGCTGCACGTTCTTCATCTGTTTTAGCCTGTCCTTTGAGTTCCAGATTGTCGTGAACTTCAGCGTCCAGTGTATGGAGTACGGTTCTCGCAAGTTGGTCGGCTGCAGCGTAGTCGCTAGCTGTGGTTACTGTAATGCTACCAATGTTCATGTTGTAATGATGTTTAATATATTATTATTGAAACCAATATATATCCTAGATTAAGAAAAAACAAAATTATTTTTCCTCGGTTTCAGTTTTAAGCGAAGCTAAGTATTTCTGTCTCAATTCAACCAGGGTAAACATCTTGGCTGCTTTAACTACCGTGTACAATGGGGATTGAAACCGTTCACCGCTGTCATCCTCTTTGTCTATGGTGAGGAATGCCTCGAATTCTTCCTCCTCTAGTTTGATGCCATATTTCTGACACAGGTAAAGGCTTCGTTCGCCGAGTTTCAGTTTTGTCTTTGTGTCAACAAAAGTGTACGGCATTCCATGGTTGACATGCCAGGCATCGGCATTCTCGTACATTTCCGCCTTTGCTATGTTGAGTAATAGCAGGACGCGCATAAGCATGTCGTTATTAACCCATAGGTTAGGGTGGAGAACTTTTTCCCCACCATTGGTGCCGAGGGTGTTGTTATTTATCTGGGCACCAATGCGACAGAGGGTGTTAAGTGTAACATCGATTAACGTACCCGCCTCGGCAGCGCCGTGATTGGTGTTCATTGAATACGGGGCGATTTTAATTTTATCACCAATTTCGTTCATCATCTCCTCTGAATAACAGTGATACTTCTCGAGGTATTTGATGAAATTAAGATAATTTGAATTAATTTTAGTTTCAGACAACATAATGTATACTATTATATAATATTAATATACGAAAATTTTCGCAAACAAAAATAGGTACGTTGAAAAAACGCACCTATATTTTCAGACTATGGCGTTTGGAAACTATTTCTTTTTCATTTTGCCTTGACCAACGTATTTCATTTGGCATTCGTATATTGCACCGTTCTTATCCATTAGTCTGAACTTGTCACCAATAGTCATCAGACCTAACGCGGGTGTTGCAGATTTTTTAGACTCGGTGAGAAGTGCGGATGAATACTGTCTGAGTTTCTTGTCAACAATCGACTCGATAAGCTGCGCCAGCTGTTGCATGTCCACGTTAGTACCAGCTCCGCTAGCTTCATAGACGGGTTGCTGACGTTTACTGTTGTCGCGTTCCTCTAATTTTCCTATGATATCGAGACTGCGAGCCTGTATGTCCTCAGTCATTAGTTCGCCTGTTGCATCCTCTGTTGGTTGAATGATTAAGGGGTTTCGCATCATTTCCTCCAAGATGGCGTTGGGGAGATGGACGTTAGGGTTGTTGAAACTCATCTGTCCGTTTTTGATTTCTTCCAACTCCCTGTTGGGGTCGTATATTTCACGTTTCTGCCCATTCGGATAATATTCGTATTGTATACCGTTGTCGTTGGGGTCTGGTGCTCCAAAGACCATATCGTCAAGCGATGCGAGGTCAGCCTCCCTGAATGTGGGTGCCTGTGGCTCGCGACGCGGCATTTGCTGTTGTTGTGGGGCGGGGCTGTTACCTGTTGCTTTTGCTTTCTGTGCCGCCGCCAGTTTGTCTTGTAAACTTCCCATTGTCAATGAATTTTTACATATAATCTAATTTATATGGAATAAAAAAACAAATTAAATTTCATCGTCTTCGTGTTCCATGTTGTAGAGGATTCTGTTTCCCGAGTCTTTTCTGTTCAGGAAACTGTTATCAGCCCTACCTTGCCAAGCGTTCTGACGTTCGAACTTGCGTCGGCTGGTTGACAGGTTTTTGTTCTGCCAATTCTCTCGGTTCATTACCGCTCGGTCGAAATCAGCCTGTGAAATCTCCTTGTCGGTATAATCGTGGCTGTAGTTTGTCCACAGGTCATCGTTGTTGAGTATGTCGGAACGGTCTGAATTGTTGCCGTAAACCTGTTCTCTTGCGCGCTCCAATTCCTGCGGGTCAATATCACCGTCCTTAGCGGAGCCTGAAACATTGTTTGGTTTGTAACTCTGGTCGGGCTGTCTTGGGCCTTCTGCAGTTTGAGAGTCTTTAGTGTACATATTGAACCCGTTGTTGACCTTTTTGTTATTGTCAAGGTCAATGTAAATTGGAGATTCTTGGTTCTTAATATTCCTGGCACCAAGCTGCACCTGTTTATCACCACTTGTCTGGGCGTATATTTTCTGTTTGGTTTTCGGACCGTTGTTAACCACACTCGGAGCTGGGGTGTCTTTTGTCGAATTGAATGTCTTTATTACAACAGACATGCTGTCGTCACCGTCGAGATTTGCTTCGCCATAACTAGCGTCGGGTAGTTCGTTGAAATGGCGGTTTGTTTCTTCCCAATAAGAAATTCTATCCAATCTGAAAAACTTCCAACCAGGGGTGACTGTTGTTGTATCCCCGAATGGCTGGAAAGCTCTTATTACAGGATTGCCAGCTTTTGTCAATCCGTAAGCTATCGGTTCGATTACACGGCTTCCAGTGTTGTTGTCCTTTCCATCCGAATGGTAGTTGATTATTACCATGGCGTGATTATCCATAGCCTTGGTTACATTTTCAACCGAGGCTGACTCCTGTAAAAGTATTTTTTCCAATAATCCGCCGAACATAATAATCAAAGAGTTAACTCATTAACTTACCACATATTGACCCTCAGCGACATTCATGCTGGTATCCACGTATTCTGGACCGTAGGGGTTTTCAGGACCGTACATACTGCGGACGATTGACTCGTTACGCATTTCGTTATCGGCTTTGTTACCAGCGCCGCTACTCAACGCGGTATCGAAGTTTGAATAATTGAACACATTTATCTGTGAGTTGCAGTCTGGGAGCCAGTGACTGTGACCGCCGTGACCCGTACCTTTACCCTGGGCGTCGCCAGTTGCAAGTGCATCGGGGTGCGTGCCTGAATATTGATTAGTTCTCTGATAATCACTGCGAACCTCTTGTTCGTGGCGAGCGTCCATAGAACGTTTTTCTAGACAAGTTCTCATAATTGAAACTATATTATTTTTAATTATTTCTTTAATAAATACTCCTGAATTTCTTTTATTTGCCCCTCACTCAATATCACCACCTTTGTTTCATGCAAAGCTGACAATTCTTTAAGCCGCTTTTGTTTATTACCCGTCATTGGATTATATGTCGGTGTCTTGGTGTCAACTTTTGTTACAGTCGTACCATTTTCAACAGTATGCTCTTTTTTGAAAGCGTTGGTTTTTCCAGCTGCACGCTCAGCTTCCTTTCTCTGTCGTTCTGTCCGTCTTGCGCTGGCTAGCTGATTGTTCACCCAGGTTGCCATGGCTTCGCCACCATACAATTCGTACTGCTTTGTTTCAGTTGCATTGGTATGTTTGTCGAACCAATGTTTTATTCTTTTCATTTCTTTCACGTCAATACCTTTTTCAGCGTCCATTTTCAGGATGTCGTTCAAGTGGTCCCAAGCTTCCTTTGTGTCATGGTTGGAGCCTAGGTCTTCATCTTTATTGTTCTCCTTGGTTTGGAGGAGAATTTTCTTAATCCCGTCTGGAAGTCTCCAGGGGATATGTTTTGTGATGTTGGTGTTGGTATCTTCGTTGATGAAATGTATCATTAGACACAGTATCCGTTAAATCCATAATGCCTGTTCCACCAGGAGTTGTTCGACAGGGTGTGGCTCACATCGTCGCCCGTGGTATTCTCTGGGTCTACGTTGGGTGAATCAAACGGTGCGTTGACAAAAACTTGGCTGTTGTGGTTGTGGGGAGCATTGGAATCGTCAGGAAAATTGAAGGGGAAATCCTCGGCAATTATCTGACGAACCTGTTCTTCACTTAATTTTATAGTTCTCTTTTTCATTACAAAAATGGTTTCATTATATATTTATAAATATATTAGAAACAAGAATAATGAGTAATATTTTAAACCATAACAGACCAGTCTTCGAATTGAACGTAACAAACAGTGATTATTGGGACACCCATTTGTACCCTTCACAGTGCGGCGGAATCAAACAGGGACTTCAGGAAGACTGTCTGGCGGCATATATAGACACAACGGAGCCTGAGTGTATTTTGAATAACGATGAAATGGCTTCGATGGAGAAATATGTCTGGGATAGGGCTGTCAATAAAGGTGTTACACTGAATAATATCGGGTTGACTGGCGTTGACTGTGGTTTAATAAAATATATCAAGGGCAGTATCACTGTTGAGGAATTCATGGAATTGTTCACCAACTCGACAATGGAAATTGATGCTGACGACTTAAGATTGCATGTTAATAAGGTTGACGGCAATAACCAGATTTATTCATACCCGAACACTTTTGTCACAGAGGATAACATGAACGTGGCAAAGCTTAACGGTGGCTTCTTCCAGGGTTTTTTCAAAACAGACAATGACTGTCAATATCAAGTACTTCCTACTGAGCTTGACAGTGGGTGGATGGTTGAATTTACGCTTAAACCTGAGAATTTCAAATCAAACTATTATATCACGAAAGAAAAATATTCGGTTATTGACTATAACGCCGACGGCTGGGACGGAAACACTGACAAACATAAGGATGAATATTCAAGCGCTTATGTGAATGATGACTACACGGAAGATAATCCACTGCCGACATTGAATGACGTCTATCCAGAAAACAGCGGAATATTTTTCTACATGGGTACTAGGGCTGAAAACAAGTGGTGGAGATATTATACAGACCCAGAGGATAATACGGAATTGACAACCGAGGACGATATATCACTTAACGAGCAGATTGAAACCATTGAGACTGACAATAAGTTTATTACATACAACAGAACTCCAGACGGTCTGAAAGCTTACATGAAAGACCGACGCGATGAAAGCAAAATCTTACAAATGTACAAGAATCTTGTCACTGACAACTATTTCATTATTATGCACCGAGGAAAGGGCGGGTATACTGCCAGAACGATTAAAGAACTTCAACAGGAATCGGGCGCTGATTATGATATTCTGGCAGACCTTTATCGTAACGCACTGGCTTTCCAGATAAGAGAGGATGGTTCGGTTGGTTATAAATATATGGTAAAGGACTGTGAAGCTGAAAGGGGTTATAAGATTGAACAGGAATGGAGTTATCCAGGGATGGTTAAAACAGATGAATGGAATACGATAAGCGTCAGGTTTATGCCTGTTGTCAAGTTCGGTACTTACGCTTATGGATACGACCGACGTCTTGACTATATGAGGCTTATGTTCTATGTTAACGGTAAGTTGGTTTTGATGAGTAGGGAGATGCCGATGCTGGATTTGAGATTGCTGAATGATGTTTATTCTAAACAGGAGGGTGTTCCGTATAACATTTCACTCGGAGGTGGTACGCAGGGTTTGTGTGATGTAATATATGAGGATTTTGACAATATTCCTGAGTATGTCCTGTTTTTGGAAAGGGAGTTTGGTGGCAGTTTCAAAGGCTATTTCAAGTCGTTCAAGTTCTATGCCTGTAGTCAGCATTTCGGAAACATTCAAGCGAATTTTAATTATGAACAATCGGTAATTTCGGACTATTTATATAATAAAATAAGAATAAAACATTAATACATTTGTTGTACAATGAATGAGAGAATAACATATTACAGCAACCCCGATGTCATCTACGACGAAGAAGTGGATGTGGTTAAAGGGGCAAGCCTGTTGGGTACTGAGGTTGACAAGAATTTCAATACCTTGGAAGGACGCGGTATTAAGAACGTGGAAATCAACAAGGATGAGAAATCGCTTATTATAACCCTTTTGAACGGGAAGAAATATACTTGCGAAACTCCCTACGAGGAAGGTATAACTTCAATTGACTTTGACTATGACAAGGATTTCGGCGTACTGAGCGTTTATATCAACAAATCGGAAAAGCCTATCGAGATTGACGGTTTTATCACCAAGGGTGACGTTGAGGAAATCGCTAGCGAAAACACGGTGTTCAGTGACACCACCCTCTCGGGCGACGGTACAGCCACTTCTCCGTTGTCACTGTCCAGAACCCAGCGTACTGGCATGTTCAAGCCAGTTATTGACGCTGTTGAGGAACTTCCTACGGAGGGAATGATTGTGGGCGACCGTTATGTTACCATAGAACCAGTTGACGTTTACGGTGCCCTCTACACCTACAGAGGTGTCAAGAACATAATGAGGAATATCCGTTGCGGAAAATGGCGTGTTGCCAGAAAATGGGACTGGGACGACATGTTGAACGCCCTCGAGCCGAACAGGATTAACAAGAGCCACCACAGAAAGGACTGCAATGTATATCTCGGTCACGACGCTAACACATACCTGGCACAAGAGGTTTACAACTTTAATCCAGTTTTGTGCGGCTATGCTTACGAAGAAGAAAATCCGCACGTCGTTTACAACGGCATGAGGACTGCTTGGTGGACTGGTTCTAACGAAGATGGCAGAAACGCTTACTACAAGAGAATTGACGATGGTGTAAACGGTGTATACCAGGATATTGTGGACGGAAAGAATTATTATTCGGTTCGTCTGGTTCGCGACTATGAGGATAACGAGGTTTTGAGTGCCGAGGAAATCATGGGCACCACATACCCCGTGACCCTTATGCCATCGGAAACCAAGGGTCTCCGTGTTTGGCTGGCTGTTAACTTCAGTTCCGAACTTGTTCCTGTAACCGACGATTTCAGCCATACTAATTGTTACATTAACTGCGACGAGGTACCCCCACAGACTGAAACTGAAACTATCACCGATACTATAATAGTTGACGATATGCAGGGTGCTAGGTTCCGTCCAGGTCCCGAGGAATGGCCCAATGCCGTTGCTATGGCTTACATTAACGAGTGGGACGGTGAGAAGTGGCTGAAAATGGCTCTCGGTGAATACGATACTTTCTACATGATTGAAAAGGGCGACTATTACCGTCTCGAGAACGGCGAGGTTGTTCCAGTGCATGGTGCCGATGAAAAGACGCTTGCCGACAACACCAACATGATTAAGGCTCTTATGACACTCCACAGTACCGATGAGGTAACCCAGGGTATGCTGACGGTCGCTTATGAAAATCAGGGTGATTACACACCTCGTTATACACCGACAATCAACGGTAATCAGATTACTTATGACAACATTCCCGCGAGCGAGATACCGCAAGGCTACCTGATGAACGACCTAGCTCGTTTCGTGGGTGCAATCTACGGAACCTACGGTCTTGACCCAGCTGTATACCCGAGCAACACCGACGGTCGTGAATATGCTTGGGATGAGAGACTTGGTTTGAAGGGTAGCAACTATGTCCGCCACACTGCCGACGGTGAAATTGAGTGGATTAACGAGGAAGAACATCTCGCCTACACCCTGGTTCACGACATAGTTGAAGATTTCACCGCTGCAATGCCAGCCTCAAGTTTTTCGTTCAGTGTTAATCTCGGCGGCAGGGAAATTAATGTTCAAATAACAGTTGATTTACAACACTAATCATATAAAATGAAGAAGACTGATTATAGGATTATCAAAAGACCAGTAAAAAAGGAAGACCCAGCTCCAATTGTCTACAATCTGGACGACGTCACTATTCCACCTGATTATCCTCAGCCTCCTAAACCACACCCAGGTCCAAAACCTCCCGTGCCACCTGTGCCACCACACCCAGGTCCAAAACCGCCAGTGCCTCCGCTGCCGCCTGTTCCGCCACCACAACCCGTACCCGTGGGCGAGGTTGTGTTTGCAAACGGTCTCGAGGAACATCACAGAATAGTTAATGTACGAGTGAGTCCTGATTCGATGCAGTACATGGCGGCAACTCCAAACGGGGTAACTATTAGGAAACTTCTGGATAGGGTTGAACGTCAAAACAGGGAAATCGCTGAGATGGCTTCCATTATAGTAGACATGAAAAGCCAAATTAACCAGCTTACAGGCAGTGTTAAACCGAGCGCGATTATGAAGAATATCGCCGATAACTCCGAACTCTTCGGTCTCGACGAGAACGGGGAACTGATTGTCAATCTGGGCGGCGGTCTGGTTGCCGACGACGGAAAGGTTGTGGTCGACTTCGATGAAAGCCTGGCTCTCGACGATGACGGGAAAATCGGTCTCGATTTCGACGATACAATGTCAGTCAACGACGGAAAGGTCGGTGTTACTGGCGTGTGGGGGGAATTTAACAGTGATAGAAACGATTAAAATAAGATTAATAAATAAGTAAAATAAACTAAAATAAAATGGCAAGTAATACGTCACTAAAATTTTACAAATTTAATACTAGCACTGGAGACTACGCTTCGAGAGTTAGTAATGCAAAAGCTGTAGAAGGTGCTATTATCTACCTTGTTGATGTACACGAATTGTGGGTCGGTGGTTCAACACCTCAGTTGGCTTTGAAAGGTGCTAACAATGTCAGTTTTGAGAATAATATGTTGACAGTTACAACATATAATCAAACTGGTACACCAACTACCCAAACACTTGACTTCTCGGATACAGCATCCGCCAGCGCCACACTGAATGTGTTTAAACACATCACCTATGATTTAATTGGCGCAGTACAAACAGGTAATCCAGCAACCACCACACTTGACTATGGAACAACCACCTATCTTCAGGGTGTTCAAACTTTGGTTGCTGCTGATAAGGCTCTTGATACTGAAATTAAAACCGTTTGGGATGCTGTACAGACAGCAGGCAAGGTTGATGACGTGAAAATCGGCAATCAGAGTATTGTAACTAATAAAGTTGCTGTGTTTGAGACTGATGAGCTCTATGATGCGTCCACTAATAAGATTGCCACCGTTCAGACGGTTACCGATGCAATAAATGCTTTGGATGTAACCGACAGTATGGGTGATGCAAGCATTAGCGGTTCGACTATTACCATTCAAGGTGTCAAGCAAACTGACGGTAAAATTATAGATGGTGATGTGACCACTATTAACCTTGAGGGTACATATAATGAATCAGCCAACAAGATTGCAACCCAAAGTACAGTTACCAATGCTATTAATGATTTAGATGTCAGCGGTTTTGCTATGGCTGCCGTTGATGGTAATAAAATCCAGATTAAAGGTTTGAAGGAAGAAGATGGTAAAGTTGAATCAATAAGTACAACTGGAAATAACGGTGCTGTTGAAATCTTGCTTGATGGTAACTATAATGCAACTTCTGGTTCCCAGAACCTTATTGCTACACAGAGCACTGTAAGTACTGCTGTTGCTAACGCTGTTGAAGCTCTGGATACTCAGAATGATGTTCACGATGTTGTTTATACAGCAGCTAGTGGTAATAACGGTGCAAAACTGACGTTTAAAGGCGTTAGTGAAACTGATGGTATAATTGCTCAAGGTGGTGGTACAACTGAGCTGCAGTTTGCTAAAGTTGCTACAACTGGTTCAGCTGACGATGTGAACGTAACTTATCAATCCGCAACGCAAACGGTTTCACAAGCAGTTACTGGAATTGATAATCGTATTACAGCTTTAGAACAACTACCAAAGTATGATGTTGTTGTGCTTGGTGTAAGTGAAAACTTACCAACAGCGGACGCTACCACGATGCATAAGATTTACCTGAAGCCTTTAAGTGGTTCTCAACCAACTGATGATATCTACGAAGAATGGATTACGGTTAAAACTGGTAGTTCTGAGCCTTATTCATATTCTTGGGAAAAACTCGGAACCACAGCAGCTTCTCTTGAAGGTTATGCAAAATCAGTAACCGTTAACGGTCGAACCTATACCGTGCCTAGTAACAGTACCGATATTAATATCGGCAACGCTATAACTGGAGTGTCGGGCGAGACTGTTATTAGTGGTGGTAATAGTGACTTTGTTGCCGTTACAGCAACTACTTCTGCTGCAGAAAGTGGCGCTCAAGGAGTAACTCTTGCTTCGAGTGTTAAAATACAAGCTGTTACTACTGCCAGCTCCAACGCTCAGGGTCTTGCTGAGGCTAGCGACGTTAAAAACTATGTTGATAGTCAGATTGGCAATTTGAATAAAACTTCCACAACGAAAGATGGTACCAATGTACATGTTACATATTCTGAAACCGACGGTATTGTAAGTCTCGATACTATCACTGAAGATTATGCCACAATCACAAGAACGGCTAAAGCAAGTGGTGTTACACCAAACTTGGTTGTTACTAGTGGTGATGAAAACAAACTTGTAAAAGCTTCCAATATCGCTGATGTCAAAGCTTATGCTGACGACAAGGTAGCTGATGAAATTGAAAAGCTTGATGCTGACATAACATCTGACGATGCTGCTGTTGCAAACGTCAAGGTTGTTGAAACGGATGGTAAAATCACCGATGTTGTTGTAACTAACATATCTGCTGGTGTACAATATACCGCAGCTGGTAGTGGTACACCCGCTAACCTTGCCGCTTCAACTAGCACAGGTGCTGTTACTGGTGCTGATATTGCTGCAATTAAAAATTATGTTGACGCACAAAATTCAAGTGTTAGTGACGGTGCTCAGACCCTTACAGTCAATGATGCAAACATGTCAACCCTTGCAACCGTCGACGGTACTCCAATCACAGCAAAAGTCGCCCTGGTTTGGGAGGAATATGTATAAAAACCAACACGAGATATGGGTGGGTAACCAATCCCACCCATGTTTTAAGAATAAAATATAAAACACAAGACAAATAACATGGCTACAAAAATTCAATTTAAGTACGGTCAATGGTCACACGAAGCTGGTTGTCAAATGTCTATCGATAATCCAGGTCTAGTGGTATTCAACGGTGCGTTGCAGGAAATCTATGTTGACGGTAAAACTTTCGGTTTCTCCGAAGCTGGTCTTGAGGAACTTCTTGAAAGGGTTGAAACTCTTGAAGAGTTCCGCGAGGCGATGCGTGTCGAAGAATATGCGCAGGCTACCGTAACCACGGATAGTGAGGCTGGTACATCAGACCTTTTGATTGCGAAGATTGGACAAGGTACTGGTGCCGAGGGTGAAAACGACGGCAAGATTTATACCAGTGGTAACAGTCTCGCTATCAAACTCGACGGTTTGTATAACGACAACGAGGAAGCTGGTGACATCAATCTTGTTGCAACACAGTCGACGGTTAAGACCGCTTGCGACAACCTGAGAGCTGAGATTCTCGGAACAATCGACCCTGAGGAACTGGAGAAAACTCTTGACACAATCAAGGAAATCCAGGACGTTCTCTTGAACGGTTCGTACACAATCGACCATCAGACTGGTGTCGACCCTGAGACTGGCGAACCAATCTATTCCACAATTCACACCGAAAAGGTTGAGGTTATAGACCCTGAAACACAACAGGTCACTGGTTATGAATACACCAACGGCGCTGACGGTGAGGACAAGCAAGTCTATGCTACCGAGGATTTGAACGGTAACATCACCTATGAAGAAGGTTACGCCAATATTAAGGCTGTTGCTTCCATCGACAGTCTGGTTGCTAGTGTCGAAGTAACTGAAAATATCAACAAGGGACATGTCACGGCAACCCGTGAGGATGCTAATGTTCTTATCGGTGTCAACTACGGTACGTTCAAGACTGGTCACGGTAACGTGATGGACGAGACCTCGACGGCTTTTGTCGACGGTATCGCAACGGTTGCTGATGTACAGAGGTATATCGAGGAAAGACTGACCTGGGTGTCTTACGAAACCGACGCCAGCGCACTGGCAACAGACTTGACACAGCAGGCTCAGAGTGGCGACCCTGTCAACATCTCGAACAATGCTGACATCAACCAGTCAATGATTATCGGTCAATAAAGGATAAAATAGGAGAAATATAATTATGGCAAGAATATTAACAAACAATATTGAAATCAACTTCGGTGACAAAGTCTGGTCGACAGATGAAATCATCAACGCATATCCTTGGGCTCTGGTCGGTGTTGAAACCGAGGCTACCTTCAACGGTACCACTGGCGGTGTCGACACTTACACCAACCTTAACAAAGACCAGTTCTATTCACCTACCGATTACTCACAGGCTATAACCGTCGGCAGAATGGGTGACGCTAACCCAGCTGGTAAACTGACCATCAACGGTGGTTTTTATGCTTCCCCCGCATCTGCAGTCTATGTAGCCAAGGGTGTTTGCATCATCAACGGCGGTACTTTCATGGGTCAGCCTGACCACTCGACAACCCCGCAGCCTGGTCACGAGGCTGAAAAATACCCCTACGGAAGAAGCTTCCTCCTGAACCTTTTCGACGCTGAGCGTACCAAAGGCAGGGCTGCTCTGTATGTGACTGGCGGTTCCTTTATTGGATTCGACCCAGCCGACAACTTTGCCGAAGGCAACAACACCAACTTTGTTTGTGTTGGATATAAATCAGTCGAGGATGGTGAGTACACCTATACCGTTAAAGATAGATTCAGCGGCGAGAACGGTACACTGAGAACCGTTAAGGTTTATACAGTTGTTCCTGAGAGCGACCAGCGTGAAGGCATCAGCGGTACACAGACTCTTCCTAACGAATAATCGAACTTCGATTTATCCGAACATACGAAAAGCCCTCTCGAAACAAGAGGGCTTTTTTTTGTTGCCGTTTACTTTTGGAAAAAGTGGTCTTTTTTAGCCTGTATTTATTGGAAAAAGTGGCAAAAAATGGTCAAAACTCCCTGGAAAAAGTGGCAAAAAATGGTCAAAACTCCCTGGAAAAAGTGTAGGGCATGACCGATAACTTATTGTAAAACACTTACATCCTGAGGTTGTGTTTTAAAGAGGGAAGTTACATCATTTTCCTCACTGTCATCAACCTCATTTTCCTCACCATAGTCACGGTCAATGATGTCGTAGATGTCACCCAATTTAACGCCCCATTTGGTTGAAATAAGAGCACCAGTGTTCGGGTCAAACTCACACAGACCGAGAATCTTGTCAGGAATTTCACCGTCGGTCAGCAGGGCGTCGACCTCCGAGTCGGTGAGCTTGGATATATAGGACTTGTAAAGCTCATGTTCCTGTTTGATGCCGTCCCGCTCAAGAATAGCCATGCGTTCAAAGTAGTCTTTCTTGATAGCTTCCCAGTCCATTCCACATTCCTTAATGTAGACAGGGGTTTTGTCGACCGAAATCCAGAACCTGATTTCCTTGTCCTCCATAGTCATAAGCTGCTCGTAGGTGTCTTGGTCTGACGGTCTGTATGGTTGTCCCGATACAAGCTTGGTTTCCTCCCTTGTGAACTGTTTTCTGTCCTTGGGGTTGGTGATGAGGATGTTGTTTTCCTCTACCAGTTCGCCTTTCTTATTGAGTACTTGTTTCATCCTTATTTTTTTATCAAAACATACCAGCTGAGGTTTGATTCGGTTATTGAACATCTCAATGTACTTGGCGACATTGTACTCAAAATCGTCGTTGCAAAAATGGTCTTCTTCATCCTCGATAATGTTAGTCGGCACCATGACACAGTTGAATATGATTTCATCCTCGTCCCAGACGTTCGGATAGTTCTCCTTGATGAATTTCTCGAGATTCAAGGTGACTGTACCCTGGTTGCGGCACACTTTGTTTCGAGCCTCCTGGTCGCCCAGTTTCGCCGCTTTCTTTAAGGCGTTCCACTCTTTCTCATATTTCTTAGTCACATCGGTCTTGACACCGTCAATGTGTTCGTAGTAGTGGGTAATGCGCTTTACGTCCGAGTCGCCTTTCTTAGTACCTGTGTTAATGTAGTATATTGAATCACCCATGTGGACGTCGAGATTATTCTTGATTGCCAGTTCATACCACGCCTGCCGAGCTTTCTTGCTACCCGACTTGGTTCTCTGTTCGCACGCTTTTTTATACTCGTCAAGACTCATTTTGATTTTGCCGACGCTGGCGATATCCTTCAAAGGTATCTGGAGATTGTAGATTTCCTCAATTTTGTCATAGTATTTTTCCAGAAATTCATATCCCCTGTCGTTGAGAAGGTCGCGGACGGTGTTGTCGATGAATTTTTCAATATAAGTTGAGAGTTTTTTTGACTTAATTGTATTGCCAACAAGTTTGACTTCCTGTTTTTCAACGTCCAATAAGTCCATATAATTCTTACGGGCAATGTAACAGGAGCTTGGCACAAACTCGTCAATGTCCAGACCGTTCTTACCTCTCATGAACAAGTCATTGAATTCCGCCAGGTCACCGTAAGGACCAATATAAGCCTTTCCTTTTTCAGTGTTTCGGTTCATACCCGTCGAAATGTATGGGTTTTCCTCTGTATAGCGGAATGACGGGGGTTGTTTGAAATTCATACCATTTAACCGTCCGTATTGTGCAGGATGTTCATACCCAAAGCGTTTACAAACGTTGAGTCTAACGAAACATCGTACACAACACGGACCTTTTTGTCAAGTTTTTGTGTTTTCATGTTAATTTAATTTTGTTAATTATTTCTGTTAGTTAAGTTAGGATGAGACCTAGCATCATAACAGTGTTTCTAGTTACTAATATACAAAAAATATTAAAATCGTTTTACAGATTTTTTTTACCCAGGAAAATCTCGTTTATAACAAAGGCAGCCACAATCGTAAATCCTATACCATTCTTTTGAGAGACAGAATTCATGTTCAGACATTTCATTAGGGCACCCGTATTTTGAAACAAGTACATCCTTGCGAAGATTGTATCGGTTTACGCGTTTCTTGTTGATAACATACCAATAGCTTGGCTTGGATATGTTATACTGTGTGAACCCTAGTATATTGTATAGGTTTCCATCACTCCAACAGCGGTCGGCATATGAAATAATGGTTTTAGGATTGTGCTTCTGTATAAAGGCGTTGAAAAGTTTACTAGCCCCGCCTATAACATTATAATTAACTTTATTACAAAACCTTGTTAGTTCGAAAACATCCACCCCTGATTGTCCACGGACGTTTTTACGCGGTTTACTAAAAGTCATTAATGAAACTAATTCACCATTATAGTACAAACCGTACCTATATTTTGAAATACAGTTTCCTTGCAGGTGGTTGAGATTTAGAAACATTTCACTATCATAATAAGGAACCTCTTTAATCTCACAGTTTCGGGCATAAATTTTTTCTGTGAGTAAACCTAGTAGATTTCTGATACGACTTTTCACTATATGTTGTTTACCATACCAATCGTCTTCAAAAATATTAATAAGGCGGATTGATTTTTCTTCAGCCATATTAAGTTTGGTTACCATATCCTTCGGATTAGTCCCAAATTTTTCACTGTGCCATATCAACCCATTTACTTCAAATCCAATATTATGATTAGGTAGAAAAATATCAATTTCCTTACCATTAAGGGTTTTTCTATCATTTGGAATAATATTTGTTTTACCTACGAGTTCGGTTATAAATTCCAAAACCTCTCTTTCAACATTAGATTTTTCCCTAAAACACAATGGACAACCAGCACCCATTAAATGATTCCTGGCTATTTGTGAGAATTTTCCGTGTTTCGGGCAGATTATATCAACTTCATTTTTTCCAATTGTATAATTAACTAATGAATAATCATATTTGCCTTCATGAACCATTGTAGCTTTTTCAATGAACTCATCGTTTGTTAAACGACTATGTTCAGTACATTTTTGACGTCCACATATAGGACAACCTTGTTTACCGTTATAATGGTTATTATAACTTTGATAAAAAACTCCGTGTTTTCTACATATTATTGGTAGATTTTCATTAGTATTTTTATATTCAGTTATCAATGAATAATCATATTCATCTCCATGAACCTCTTTAAATTTACTGATAATTGTTTCAATTGGTCTGCGAAGAGCGGCACTAGATTTGACATAACGGCACTTCGGACAGCCTTGTCCCATTAAGTGTTTTGATATTCCTATTTGAAAATCCCCATGTTCTGGACAAGTGACTGTTATTTTATTCTTATAACCAGTATAAACGGTTTTGTCATAACAGTATTTTCCGTGGTGTATTTTCAGGAATTTTTCCTTTAAGTTTTCAGTTGTGTATTTTTGATTCATATGCTTTGTATTTTTATCTATTATAATATAAATATACAAAAATTCCAAAACATACGTTATAGTAATACACAATTTTTCAAAAATTGTATTCCAGCGACCAAAGTTTTAGAACAATCGTTAAGATTGAAATCAACGTCGGATACTAAATTCAGAAACGTTTTTTTACATTCCAAAGTGGCATTCAATAACTCAACAGGCAGACGATTAGGCTTGCGCTTTTTAAGCATTGTAGCCCATGCTTGTAAACCTTTATCTGAAATATCAACTGTATTGAATTTATCAAAAATTGATTCTCCGTTGTAATATTCCAGTTTAGTGTCTTGTGTAATCTGTTCGGGTTTAATTTCCTCACGCTTGTCGTTGAACAGACTATGGTCTTTGGTTACATCTACACACGATTTATTGTCATCAACCCGATAAACATCCTTGTCACTTTCGTGACGGTAGAAATATGATGGAGACATCCAACCGCTTCTACAGAGTACCTGGTAGTCCTTTGTAAGTAAATCGTATTGTCTGTTGTCGTTTCTTGTTATACTATGTGTAGTGTCAAACAGTTCCTCTATCGGCTTAATGTCAATTAAACCCGAGTTTCCGTTATATCTAATAAACAACGGTGTGTCACCAGTAACACTGTCACACACAATGCCTTCATAGCCTAAATCCTGGAACCACTTTAACATCAGGCGTAGCATCTGACGGCCACAGCAAGTGGTTTCTTCGGCACAGTCGATATCCGACCAAGGAAAGACACCGCCACCAGAACCAAATGACCCAAAATACGCATTTCCTGTAATTTTCAGGGGTAACTGCATTTTATCGTTCCTTGTTGACAATGCGGATGCCTCGTCCTGTTTCACCTTTAATGATTCTATCATAAGGTGGTCGGCGCCCTGGTTTAACAGTTCAGCAATCTGTTTTCCGTAACCCTTTGCTTCCTTGCCGTACTTTCCTTTGAGCCCCTTGAAATATTCTCGCTGGGTTAGGATGTATTCCAACATGGCAGGCATTGCGTCGGAAATGTCGATAGGCGACTTAATTCCGAACGAAAGTATAATCGACGGATAAAGTGAATTATAGTCAAGTTTCTGTACATTGGGAATATAACCTACCGTTAACAAACGCGACAGACCGCCAGTGAATGAACGGGAACTTGTTTCCAGTGGGATTGCCAGGTCGTGTTCATATGACCATGCCATCATAATGTATTTCCATATGGTTGCGGTTCCCATCGTGCACATGCGTTCGAAGTTCACGGGGAGCATTTTTCCCACGAGGAAATTCGACTCGTTGTAACGGAGCTCGACCTTGTCGGTTTCCCAGAGGTCGTCCAGGAGGTATCTTTCTACAATGTATTGACCCGTTACAATCTCGTATCCCTCTTTCAGGGGTTTCGAGTCAGTTATCATGTACCAGTCGCCGTTGGCATCGTTGAAGGCATATTCGTTGTCCTTGTCAGCCCATGTGGTGTTGATAATCTTACCAGGGACATAGACACGGTTTTTCTTGTTGATTTTGGAATATTTGGTCACATATTTCAGGGTGGCTTTCTTCATGTTGCTGTCGAGAGCCTGGGCACGGCGTACCGAAAATAGACAGTCTGTGACATGTTTACCCCAAATGACAGTCGGGTAATAGTATTCCATCTCACCACCAAGCTTGAGCACGGCCTGCTGTTTCTTTTTGTAAATACCCCTCTCAAGACCTTCAACCTTAGACATTTCAGCCATTGGTGTGTTGAACAGGGTGGCACCTCTCTTGTCATAGAAATTCCAGTCGAAGTTCTCACTATTGTAACCAGCTACAACATCTGGGTCTATTTCGGCAAGATAGCTGTAGAACTCCAACATCGCCTTGTGTTCGTTCTCATGTTTTTCCTCACCTTCTCCAGTTACCGTGATGATTTTCTCGAATCCCTTGTTGGTTCTGATACCAATCTGGTCGATGGTGTCGGTCAACGGATTGAGTCCGCTGGTCTCGATATCGAACTGGAACCTGAGAATATCGTCGTATGATTCGTAGCCCTTGAAAAGGCGTTTGCCTGTCGCAATCATGAACTGCTCGTTGGGAGCGACCGTCTTGTAGAGGTTCTTTCCATAGGTTTTGTCACGCTCCTTGGGGCGGAGTGGTACTTTTGCATCGTCGAAGAACTTTGAGAACTCCTGGTTGGACATTGGTTTCGTAGCATACCACAGGTTGCGGTATCCGTTCTCCATGCGTTCGGGAATGTTTCCGTCGGCGTTAGCCACTATTAAGTTCTTTACGCCGATACCGAACTCCTGCATTTTGAATTTCAATAGAGTCCTGTCTCCCCCGAACATAAGCCGACCAGCCTCCTGTTTAGCCCAACAGAAGGGGTAGAATGGTTCTCTGTCGTAATGTTTGATGAAATTGTCGTCGCGCCAGATTACGGTTGCATATCTATCGTCGTATCCGCATTCGACCTTGATGATGTGTTCTTGTGGGTTTGACCCTTTCAGGAAGGCATCAACTTCCTCATGTGTGGCTTTTTGAGCCCGTCTGATTTCTTGCATGTTGTATGTTTTTAATTTATTATTAACAGGCAGTTAAGACAAACGGATTGCCATCATGCCTGATATGTTCCAATTATAAATATACGAAATTTTAGGCAATAAAAAGGGGATTTGGAAAAATATTTTCTCAAATCCCCCTGATTACAGTGCGTAAAAATTCTTTTAGATAAGTTGGTTTGCTTTAAGAATTTTTGCAATAGTTTCGTTAATAATCTGTGCAAGTCTGCGCTGTCTGCGGCGTTTAGCCTCGTTCATCTCGTCGTACATTTTTGCCCTGTATTCAGGAAGAATGTAGTTTTTAATGGTTTGGATTGTACGGCGATAGCTATCGTAGTAAGACTGTTCATTGACTGGTTCCGTAACCGAACTAGCGTAAATCTTGTAAGCTATCTGCATCATAACCATCTGGAGTTGTTTGTCTGTAATGTTAGCGGGAATGTTAAGTTTATCCCTGTTGTTTTCCAGACGTTTGTAGGCTTGCATCATGCTGTACAGAACTTTACCGTTGAATCTAACACCCTGCGGAAGTTTCAATGTATGGTTCTTATAGTCGTTCATGATGCGTTCAAGTATACCGCCTATTGTAGGTTCGTTTATTTTTTCATCTGGACGGTCGACGTCAATTCTCGGGTTACCATTGATTGCTGTGTTAAGGGCTCCGTTGGTAGCGGAAGCACCACCCTGAATCTGAGCGGCGTAGTCATAATGACAATATGTTGTGAAACGTCTGTTGATTTCAGACCAGAACCCTGTCATTCCGCCGTTGTGATATGCGGAAGCGAGCTCGAGTTTGAGGTCGTCCTGTGCTATGCTGATTTGCGGGGCACCACCGTCGTTACCGCCACGGCCAGATTTTGACATAACTTCCGTGTGGTCGGTAAGCATGAACATATTGAACATGCTTTGAGCGTCGCCGTCTTCAATCTGACGGAGTTTTCTGTCTTTATTGCGTTTGGCGTCAACTGCGTTGGAACGTTTGGCTATAAAGTTAATGCGTTTATCCTCGCCAACCTTAACAACCATATTAGCGAAAGCCTGCTTTTCCTGTGCCTCAGCCTTTTTGTCTTCTGGGTGTTCCTGCAGGTGCATGTAAGCCTGATACCAATCGGATACAAATTTCTCAACCGACACGGGATTTCTTGGAGATTTTTTCTTAGGCAGGGGTTTGGTGATATCATCATCAAACTCAAAATTATCCTCATCGGTAGGTTCGAATGAACTTTCATCGTAATTCGTGTCGTCATCATCGTCGTAGTCGGTGTATTGAGTATGAAACTCATCGTCATCGTTTTCGCGAAGATTCATGATAGCTTCGGAAATCAGTCTGCGGATGTCGCTTTCAGTTAATGTTATAATTTTCTTCATGATATATATGTCTTATTTTTATATAAATATCAGTATTTTGATTAATTATCTCGTTTTTTTAATGCAGCTGTCGTTAACTGTAATTATTAAATCTTCCTGTATAGGGGTGATTAATTCACCCGACGGAAACGATAGACCGTCAACGACAATTTTGTCATTGAAGTCAATATGAAAGTGTCCTACAAAAACACCTGGTTCGTTAGTGTCGCGTTTCTTCCATGAATATTGGAGGAAGTAACGTTCCTCACACCCGCTTTCCTCGTCATATACAACCTCGGCGGGGGCGTTAGCTATCTTCTTGATTCCAGTCTCCAGGTTTTCCATTGAAAAAGTGAGCGCGTTTGTATTCTGTATCGCCAGATAGAACTTACGAAAGTCGCGCTTGCCGTCGTTGATGAGCTCGCAGCGTAGTTTCGGCAGTTCTGAATTTTTATTGATGGTAAAATATTGGCTCATAATGTTGTCAATTTATTATATGAATAAATATTTATAATAAGTAAAAATAGACTTGTTTTATGACAATAGATAACGAAAAAAACCAATTGTTTAAACTGGTGCGAAGCAAACTAGGGGCTCCTGTTAGAAAGGTTGAACTTACCGACGACCAGCTTTGTGACTTGTTGAGTATTGCAGTGAGCGACTACGGAGAGAAAATACAGAATTTCATCATTGAAAGCAACTGGGCGGCGTTTTACGGCAAGACTGGTTTACGTTCCATGACCAATCAGGACTGGGCGTGGGCTTTAGCAGTCAGAAGTCTTGATATGTCAAAGGAATATTCATATTATTTTTCCAAAGAGGTAGGCTTACAACAGAGAGGACCGTGGGAGTTAAAGAAAGACTTTTTCGAGATTGAGCCTGGAAAACAGGTATATGTGATACCAGCTGGGCGTGAGATAAACAAGGTATTGTACATAACCAACCCGACAACCGACCCAGCTTTGTTCGCAAACTACGGTGGTATTACCGCGGGTTTCGGCGGCGGTGTCGTGGGTCAGTTAGGTCTGGGCGGCGGCGCTGCGTTCGCTGGAATGGCTGGCGCTGGTTTCGGTGGGTTGTATGCAATGCCTCTGTACGACGTGGCGTTGGTTGCTGCTGATATGAAGGAAAAAAATAAATTCCTCGGTTGTGATTTAGTATATAAGGTGACTGCTGGACCTGATGGCACACATTTAATTCACCTTGAATCTGTACCAGGTGGCAGGTTTGAGAAAATGGGTGGTTTTGGCAGACGACATCCTCTGTTTGTGTGGTATACTTATTATGATACCAGTAAGGCTAGTGCCGATGAGTGTGACGAACTCTTGAAAAATAACGGTGACACATTGCTTTCTCCAGACCAGGTTCCTTTAGCTGAAATGGATTATGCTTATCTGAATGCCCCGTCTAAAACTATCGTTCGTCAACTCCTTGTCGGCGAGGCGGCAGAGACATTAGGTCTTATCAGGGGTAAGTTTTCTGGTAATATCAATATGATTAATTCACCATTGACTATGGATTACAATATGTTGATAACCATGGGTCAAAACGAGAAGAAAAACGCTATGGAGGCTTTGGTTGAGAGATTGAAGAGAATGTGCCCGTGGGAGATGATGAAATACCAAGCTGATTTAGTTGAAAGTCTATTGAAGATAAAAAAGGCGGTTCCGCTTGGAATATACTTGAAGTAAATTGAAAAAGGAGGATTTTAGTCCTCCTTTTTTGTTAGCATTATGATTTATAGAGCTTCCTCCACACGGTCTTGTTAAGTTAGTTTGTCTTTCAACAGAGTCATCATATCACTCATCTCTTTTTTTAAATCCGAAATCTCATCCTTAAGTTGTGAAATTTCCTCGCTGGACTGATTATTGGAAGTTTCTTTGGGTAGACCTGGATAAAATCCCTTTTTCATTCTATCTTCAAGTAAAGTAAGGCGTAGCGCGTTCTGGTCAGCGTTTCTTGACTGTTCAATATTAATCATAGCCTCGTTAACTTTTGACATTCTACCCGTATCAAGACGGGACATGTATCCCATTATAGCGGAAACATCAGTATCCTCGTAATATTCACTTATTTTTCTATCAACTTGTGCGCGTTCCACTGGACTCATTTGTTCGTATGGAACATACCCACTGACATTGTTAAGTCCTTCGGTTATACTGTTATTGACTGTTTGTTGAGCCTTACTTTGTTCAACATCGTTTTTATAATCGTCTAATATACCCATAATTAAAAATTGTATTTAATATAATAATTATGCCTTACCAACAAAATCTTCCACGAAAATCTTATTTTTGTTTAAAATAAATTTCAACCTATTATTATCCATGTTTTCATACACTTTAGTTGTATTGAAATCTATTTCATTTTCAATGTCATCAAATTGAACTGCGTTTAAATTATCCTCGTCATTCTCATTATCGTAAAACTTACACATTAACGGCAAAGTTTTGTTAAGCTGCGGCATGCACTTGTACATGTCATCTAAATCCGTAAAAACAGCAATCTGATGGCTGTCATCGCACAGTGTTATGGTATAATCATCAAAATTTACCATAGCTATATATTGTATAACACTTCCGTCTTGTTCGTACCATAACATAAATTGGTTATATATAGCTTTAACCTCGCCGTCATTTATCTGAAACTGCGGTAAAATATCCCAACCACGATTTAGCATGGCTGCTATCATTAACAACTCTTTATATGTTAAGTCTTTAATAGTTGTGCCAAATAATCTGGGTAATATGTTCATACCCACAATTGCTAATGGGTAATACAACTGATGATATAGTGTGTTATTAAGAATAAAACTATTGTTCATAATACTAATATACAAAATTTTAGTTAAACGTATCTGAGTTTTAAATCTCTTTTTGCAAACATCTTTTCAATTTTTTCAACCTCATCGCCAAACTGGATGATGATTCTTGGCTCGGGGTATTCCTCGACACCGTCAAGGTTTTCATATGCCAGGGCAATGATATGGTCGCGGGCGTCCTGCATGGAAAAACAACAGCAGTCCTGGGCAAGGTCGAGAGTTATGTTTGTTTTCAGCTCCAGGATATATTCATACATATCCTCGTCGAGGTCTATAAGGTTTCTGGGAACATTGCATGCTGGCACCTCACCCCAACCCTCAGCAAACACTTCCTCTGGTTTTGATGAAAGATAGAAACGGTAAATCTTTGTACCGTCCATGTCGGTTCCGAGATATTTTACAAACACAACCGAAAGCTGCGGGTCTAGATTTTCCCCAGTTTCATCTATATAGTCGTAATCATCGATAGCCATTATTTTAAAATTTCAAAGTGTTTTATTTTTTTTAAATCCTCTATAGGGACTAAGACTATTATATCTTGTCTGTTCTGTCGTTGATACGGGATGTATGTTTTTTTAGGGTTTTTGTGAACGGGTTTTGCTATATCACAATTGTTTTTAATCAGTTCAAGTAGTTTACAGCGCTGGAGGAATAAATACCTATCATCCGTCTCCTGCATGATATAGTCATGAGTTTCTGTTATATTGAATCCAAACTTTTTTAATTCGTTTACCATCGGCACCGCACTGCCGTTGCCGCCGTTCACGTTCTGTATTTCAAACCATTCACTGTTTTTACTTAACACACTGTCACCGCGTGAGATTTTCTTCTGAGCCTTTTTATCGATTGAACATGTATAACCTTTCGGCGACTCCCATATAATGTCTGTGTGACATTTAATGTTAACCTCGGGCGTGGTATTGTAACACTTTCCGCCAAGTGTGGACTCTATAAGTCGGGCTGCGTTGTTTTCATCAATTTCTCCCTCAATAAGATATTTTTCATATTTTTCTCTAAATTCGTTAATTTGCATTAAAATTTCTTACCATATACTCTTTATTTTATTTCAGATTTTTGTTTTTCGGATTTAACTAAAGTATCCATTATATACCCTTTATATAAAACCTTATCAAACATATCCTGTGAAATACTATCATTAAACAGCATATAAATACATTCAACATCCTGTGTTTGTGTGAGACGATATATCCTATCTTCAGCCTGTCTATTTGATGCTTCACTCCAACTATATGAATTAAAAATCATAGTTTTTGAAACTGGAAGGCTAAGTCCCACACCACATGCTTCAATTTGACCTACAAACACTTTCACTTTCGGATTATTCATAAATTCATCCTGAGCCTTGTCTTTCTGTTTCGGGAGCATCTTGCCGTTGTATACGACACATGATTTTCCAAAATGCTGGCTGAGAATATCCATTTCATCCTGGAAACATGTAATAATAACAACTTTTTCACCATCCTCAATATAATCTTCAGCCAGTTTAATTGTATGCTTTGTCATCTCCTTTGCAAGATACTGTCTTACAAGCATACCCTCAACCAACTGGCGGTATTGTTCACTGTCATAGTTGCCGATATTTTCCTGAACCTCCTGGTATTCATTCCATAGTCTATCGTATTCAACCTTTTCCTTATCGGTAAGGTCGTAATATCTTCTGATAACGTTTTTCTGCACCATTTCGCCAGTCTCGGACGCAAGTCGACGGATATACACATCCTTGATACGTTCACGCAGTTCATCCAGATTGGTACCTTTTCCCATTTTCAAGATAGTGCGTCCGTCTTTTAAGTGCATTTCCTGACCGTCGCAGTAGCGTTTGACATAATACTGATAGTCTCTCGTCACGTCGGCGTCAATAAGCCTCAGAATATGGTAGAGGTTTATCGGACGGTTAGTCAACGGGGTGCCAGTCAATAGAAAAATAGCTTTTGGGTTGGCTTTTTTCAGAAAATCATAGATTGTTTTGTACCTTATCGAAGTGTTGTTGGAAAGTTTCTGTGCCTCGTCAATGATTACACAGTCATATTCCTGTAGAAACAGTGGTGATTCAGCTAAACTTTTCTGAATATCAGCTTTTTTTCGCGATTTCTGCATCTTCTGAACCATCTGACCTGTCTTTTTATCTTTTACCATGACAGGTACACGCAGGGTATCCACAACATTACCGTCTTTATCGGTAATTTCTTCAATCTCATAGACGGGTTCCTCGGCAATTTTGTAAAAATTGTCGACTATATCGTAGTTTATTACCGTGAACTTACTGCCAGGTTGCCAGGTTGAACCGCTGACTATGTTTATGTCCTCTTTCGGAACATAGTATATCAAGTCCTTGTACCAAGTGGTCTTTAGGGAAGCTGTTGTTATAACCAGAATGTTTTTGTATCCACCCGCTAATGAAGAAACTATAGCGGTAGTGGTTTTTCCTAAACCCATGGAATCTGCCAAGATGCACTTCTTGTTTGCAACCAGAAATTTTACACCCAGTTTTTGGTGTTCTTTCAGTTTTCTACCCTGAGCCGACGGCATATTATCATAGGCATCAAAGTCAATATCAAGCGATTTATAGTCAATGTTAACCAGTTTGTCAAGTATATATTTCTTTTTAAGATAAAGTAGTTGTGAACCGTTCTTTGATTTAACATAACCGTGGTAACTGCCACCCATTTCACCGATTATCTTGGTGATATGAATTTTTTCAGGTGTAAAATTCAGATTAAACTTTTCTTTTATAGTCTTACCAAGTTCGGGTGCGATTTTAACATTCTTATTCACTTCAATGGGTTCGTAATCATAGTTACGCAGAATATAGTCACGCCCGAAATCCTCTAACACAAGCCTGCCATTTTTATATAACGACTTGAAATAGAGAATTTGATTATTTTTTCCCTGATAGTTCTTTAAAATCTCGTATGCTTTTGCTATATTACTGTTTGCCATCTAAAATAATATATGCCTTCATATAGTAATATACAACTTTTTTGATATTTATATAAAAATAATTCATTATATGGCGAATAATACAACCACACCAATATCGCGCAACAATATGTTCTATTCCAAAGAGGATTTTGATTTGGAAATGGATATTGCATTGGGCTATATGGAAGAGGATACTAACCAGACTATTGTTGTGTATCAGGTTGACCGCATATCGACGCAAACTAACGACATATACAAAGAATCCAATACGACAGTTCATTTCAAGACCCCTGTGGAGGTTCCGTGTCTGTATGAAATTGATGAAACTCAGTTGAAAGCGTATGATAACAAAACACAGAATGGTGCATATGCGCTTCATGGCGGTTTGAAAGCTTATATTTCACTATATGCCTTTGATAAATATGAATTTGATATCAAGAGGGGTGATTATATCGGCGTTATGATTGAGGAGGGACGTATGTATTACTGGGTTGTTACCAACGACGGAAAGGTGAATACAGCTAACCGTATGGTTGTGGGTGCATATAAAACTGGATTCCGTGTTATAGAGGCTGCACCTGTTGCTGACGACGAATTTAAAGCTATTTAACCATGAGAAACTTGAAGATGGATAATAAAAAGGAGTTCGGCTTCGGTCGGAGACTATCGTTTCAAGAACATGTTCTGAACAATACCCCTATTGTACCTCAACCTGTCGAATATGAAGATATTGACCGTGAGATTATAGACTTCTTTGATAAAAATTTGGAGATGACCGACATTGAGGGGAATAAAATCCCAATGTTTACTTTATTCAGCAACCAGCGTTTCTCTGAATATTCACAAACTTGGGAACATACTGACAAAGACGGAAACCTCTTAATGAATTTTAAGACATTAAACAGGGAAAATGCTCCGCAGTGGGGTAAGTTGTACAGTGGTGGTTATAGTATTCCTGGCGATAATAGATTTACATTATGCATGAGGGAAATTATCGATGATACTGGTATTGAGTGCTACGAGGTAACTTCAATGAGCCAGCCGTTACAGATTGACTTGAAATACACTCTCAGTATAATCACGTCTAGATACGAGGCTTTGAACGAGTTCAATACAAGGGTTAACAAGCTGTTCTCATCAAGACAATGTTATGTTAGACCGAATGGACATTATATGCCTATGTTGTTGGATAGCATATCGGATAATAGCGACTATACGATTAATGAACGTAAATTCTTTATCCAGTCGGCGGTAATAACTCTCATGGCATATGTTATTCCGAAAGACGATATTAAAATCCAAATCGTTCCAAAAAGGAAATATGCAACACTTCATTTGGATAAAACGAACAAGACATACGTTTCCATGGATTACGATGATGATAATAATGACATTGAACTTAAAATTGATTTTGACCTAGGGGTTAGAAAGGTTAACTTTGGTATCGAGGACAATATGATAATTCGCTTGGATAAAAAAACTAACGCCAATAGAATTATAATGAAAATCAATGATGATGAAGTTGATATTAGCGGAAAAATTAGGGTACATGAAGGTGATGATGTGAAAATTTCAATAGTGCAACCGAAAGCTACTAGAAAATCTCAATTGATTTTTTCTGGTATGCTAGTTTAGTGTGTATTTTTTTTGGTATAGTTCACAAAAAATTTTACGTCCGACACTTATAGCTATAAGTGACTTATAATATAAGTGTGAAAAGTAAATTTATAGATATAAATTTCTTTTCACCCATTAGCTATAGGTCCTTTATATTATAAGTGTTGATATATTCATATATAAAAAAGTCATTTTTTTTGTTTTTGAGCTGAAATTAATCCTATATTATTTTCACTATGGTAAACTACCGCTGAACTGAAGATTCAGCGGCTTTTGAAAGGCGAGAGCCTTAGGCACGGCACGTTTACAAGTGCTCTTACACTCTCCTGGAAAGCCCAGTCAAGCTTGCGTTCTTTGAAATATTTCCTTAAGATGTTCACGCTTCCGTTCACATCCGCGTTGAGTAACAAGCCCTCTGACGACTTGTACAGCCCTCTATGCACCCGCTTGCCACTGAAGACATGTTCGGTGTCATCGCCGTACACGGGAATGTCGTCCAAGTCAAGGCAACTCGCCTTGCTTGTGTAACTCTCCTCCTGACTGATGTACTCTATGCCGTGCATCGCGCATTTGCCCATTAGTTTCTGTCGGAACTTGTAGTGCGGGATGTAGCACAGGTTTTGATTATTGCCCTTCCCTATGTTCACCTCTTGCTTCTGCTCCTTGTTGTAACCGATGACAAGGTGTGTCACACCTCTCTCAACGCATTCGTCCACAAGCATCTTCGCCACCTTGTTGAAATAGTCGTTGATACGGTTCTCACGACCGTTCATCAGATGCAGCATACGTTTTGTGTTAGGTGACTTGATGCTGGCGTTCTTACTGTATTCAGACTTCAACTTCCCGACGGTCTTGTTGTAATAGTGGTTTATGTTCTTTAGCCGTCTCCCGTCGATGATAAACTGACAGGAGCCACCGTTAGAAAAGACCGTGCAGGTTGCCAAGTTCTCAACACCAAGGTCAACTGACATGTAGCCGTCACCCTGAGCCTGTTTCGGCAACTGTTTCTGCTCGTAGATGTATTCTATCTTGAACTGTTTTCCGCCATATTGCGGGATAATCCTTATCTCCTTGAATTCCTCCACCCCGAGCAGGTTTTTGGGAATTGTGAACTTGATGTACCGTTTGTCAACATTGTATTTTTCGCGGAACTCGGTTGTGAGACCGATGTTGACCGTGCCGTCCTTCTGAATCCTGCAGCTGCGGCCGAGAACGGGGCAGACCATCAGACCCTCCTTATCCTTGTATCGGGGCAATCTGACCTGAGCGGAGTATTTGTTGCTTTTTTTGAGGACAAGGAGTTTGAAGAACGACTGCATGTCGCGGTCGACAAGGCGCATGATTTGCTGGGAGATGTCCGACATGAGGAGTTGGTAGTCTTCCGAGTCCTT